CGCCACCACGGTCCCCGGCAACCTGGCCCCGTACAGCGTGTACTGGGGCACCAACACCGGCATGTACCCGCTGTCCGCGGGGCTGGAGAACATCTACCTCATCAACAGGGACCGGAACTACGTGATTCGACCCTATGTTCGAGAGTGCCTGCCTGTCGATGTGTATCCGACCACCAGCTCTCCGGATACGCTGCCGTTCGCATTGGTCGACGACACCACGTTCGCGGTGAGAGGCCCCAAGTACCTCGGCCGTTTGGCGCGAGTCGCGACCAGCGTTTGAGCTGGGCTTCTAGCCTTCCGGTCTAGACCTGCCGGGAGACTAGAACTCCGGAGTACTGACCGGGCCAGGACCGTGCCGATTCCCGCTGCCGGCGCTGTCCTGGCCCGGCGTTCCGAGGAGGAACCTTCATGCACATCAAGAAGAACCGCGGCGGCTCGGCCATCCGCTGGCGCGACGGCCGCGAGTACTCCTGGCCGGAGGACGGGTCGGTGTGCGAGGTGCCGGACGAGCTCGGCCGGGACCTGCTCAGGCTCGACCCCGGCGAGCATACGCGGGTCGAACCGCCCAGGCCCGCGCCGAAAGCAGCAGCGACAAAGGCGGCAGCCCCGGAGGCGGCGAAGCCCGCGGCGCCAGCCTCGGCGGGCAAGTAAGCCGCTCACGTCGCCCGCGGCTGGCCCATGACCTCGGCGATCAGGCCCTGCGTCAGCGGCTGGTGGGCGATCAGGAACTCCTTACGGCCCGGCTGCGTCGTGACGCCCGGGATGTGGTCCGGGCAGAGCACCTGGCCGCCGGTCATGACGATGCCGGCCTGGACGTTCGGGCAGGCCTGCGGGTTCGGGGCGGCCGGGTCGGCGGATGGCTGCAGGTGCTGGGGCAGGAACATGAGCACGTTCACCTGCTGGCGGCGCGGGTCGTCCGGCGGCCAGTGATACGTCGCGGCGATCATCTCAGCTTCGGCGGCTTTCAGGTCGTCGCCGTGCTGGCCGACCCAGCTGATCCGGGCGATGACGCAGGTCGCGCACTGGAACGGGCTGCCGATGGTGCGGACCGGGACCTGGGACAAGGCCTGCGTCATCGCCTGGAACAGCATTCCGGGCAGCGTCTCCTTCAGGGCGCCGGCGACTGCCTCGCCGATGAGCTTAGAGGCGTTCGGCTGCAGGCCTGGCGGGACGCGGTGCCCGTTGGGCGTGTGACCGGGCGGGGCAGCCTCGTCCGTCTCGGAGGCGGCATCGGCAGCGGGGATCTCGGCGGCCTGCTCGTCGTCGGCGCGGCGCGGGTGGTTTGTCATGCACCGCATTATGGCAGCGAGTGGAGCAAGGCGGTGTCATGCCCGACGCAGACAGCCCTGTTCCCTTGTGCTCGGTCAGCCAGTTCACGTCTGGGCCATACACCGATCTAGTTTCCGGCTACTCCTCGACGGCCTTGTCGGACCTGATGATCGAGGCGACGCGGGCGTGCGAGTCGGAGGTCGGCCACCGGCTGGCCCCGTTCACGGGCATCACCGAAAGCCACCGGCTCGAGGGGATGGACCCGGACGAGTACACCGACTCCGCCAACCTCCCGATGGACCTCCAGGGCACACTGGGCAGGTCATACGCGTACGCGCTGGGCGCGAGCACCCTGGTCCGGCACTGCTGGCTGAATGAGAAGCCGGTCCGCTACCAGGAACTGTGGTCATACTCGGTTTCCCAGCTCAAGCTGGTCCGCTCCTACGGCGGCAGCGAGCTGCTGACCCCGAGCCAGTACACCGGGCCGGACATCGACACCGGGCACATCTGGCTGAACCTGGGCATCTTCGCGCCGATCGGATCGTACGCCTACCCGGTGTACTCGGGCGGGTACACGGCGGCGATCCCCGGTGACCTGGTGCGGGCCTGCCGGTACATGGCGGCGTGGATGGCGATCCGGGACCTGAACCCGAACACCACCGACCATGACCCGGAAGCGCTGCACACCGACGCGCTGATGCTGCTGTCGAACTATATGCCGACCTGACCGTGGCCGCCCGCAAGGTGGTTCACGAGAAGCCGCGGAAGCAGGACGGGCGGGGCGCCCGGCATCCGTGCACGGTCGGCAAAGCCAAGGCGAAGGCCGCGCCGAAGCCGAAGGTCAACGCCGCCGCGACCAAGAAGGCCACCGTCAAGGCCGCCAGGCGCGCGGCCGGGAGCCGCAAGGCCAAGGTCGGGGCGGCTAAGAGCGCGGCCAGGACGGTCAAGGCCCGCGTGGCAGCGGCGAAGACGGCAGCGCGGGCGTCGGGGAAGACCGCGGCAGCTAAGAAGCCGTGCTAGCGAGGCGGTGACCGATGTCGACCGCTGACGTAGTGGCCAGGGAGACCGCCTGGCTCCAGGCCGCAGGCGATAGCCTGCCCGCGCTCCTGACGGCTAACAGCGGCCCGTGGCAGGTCGTCCAGGCGTACTGGCCCCGCACCCCGCACGCCAACCAGCGCGGCATCTACGTCGTCCGGGCGAGGCTGCTGGACCCGCGCGTGTCGTCCCAGCGGATCCGGCCCCGCTACCAGCTCACCCTCAAATGCGTGTGGCCGGTCGTGGCCACGTCCGCAGGGCTGCTGGAATCCGAGCAGCAGAACCTGGACAGCGCCCTGGACCCTTTGATGCAGCGGATCCGCGGCCCCGTCGGTGATAAGTCCCACGGCGGCCGGTTCCTGAGCGCGGGGGAGAACCCGCGCACGGTCGACGTGCCGTTCGAGGACCCGGAACGGACCATGGCCGCCGCGAAACGGCTCCTGGCGACGGTCGTTTACTTCATCGACGATTTCGAGATCAGCGGCTGAGCGGCGGTCACGACGCCAGCCCCGCTCAGTCCCTTCGGCAGTCCGCGTCCCGGCAGCCCGGCCCCGCGCTGCATGGCTCGTACGAGCCGCCGCCGTCCAGCCGCCGGACCTCGCCCAGCGCACATTCCAGTGCGCTCACGGTGTCCGGGTGGTCGTGGTGGCAGCGCCAGGAGTCGCGCCGGGCTGGGCGGCTTCCTTCCGGATAGGTGGCCCTCACCGCGCCGTAACGGCTCCCGCGCCAGCCGCTGCCGCCCGTCATGATGTCCCGGCCGCGGTCCCGCGCCAGCTGCTGAAGGCTGAACTGGCGCCTGTAGTCCGTGGCCGTCATCACGCCACTGCGGTTCCTGGCCTTGCCTAGCTCGTCGCGCAACCGGGTGACCTCGCGGGCCCACTCTGCCAGCGGATGGGTACTCAGGTGCGAGGCTACTTGCACCTCGACGGCCATAGCCCGGCGCCGGGCTACGTCAAGGACCGGATCGCCGAGGGACGTGATCAGCTCCGTCTCGCTCATCGGCAGCTCGGCATGCGTCCATTCGCACAGCGGGCAGTGGTAGAGAGTCGTCCCGGCCGGAAGCTGCTCAGTGTCGCTCATGCGGACACGCGCTCCAGTTTCCAGCCGGCGCCGAGGATGGCGCGAGCCACGGCGCGCGGAGCGTGGCTGCTGACCATTGCGGCGGCGGTCTCCAGAACGTCCGTCAGCTCATCCATCTCGGCTGACGGTTCGCTCTCGTCCGCCAGCGTGACCAGGTAGGCAACCCACTGCCGGAGCTGGGCCAGCGTGAGCCAGTCGTGCGGTGGCACCACGTGCACCAGTACCTGAAGGCCCGAGTCATCGATCTGGACGGTGCCGGGGACGTCGTTGATCGGCAAGTCGCTCATGGCCATCACGGTAGCGGCTAGGCGGGTGGATGACCTACCTCAGCAGGACCGCCAAGCTCGGGATCGCCGCCGAGGCGACCGCCAGCCAGTACACCGCGCCTGTCTTCACCGTCCCGTTCCTGCCCGGCGCGACCCGGTACTCCGATCACATCACCCAGCTGTACGACCGGACCGCCCGCGCCACCGACACCGATACCCAGGACATCCAGCAGGGGCCCTGGTGGTCGGCGTGGCAGGTCACGTCCGACTGTTACGCGGACTGGGCCGGGTTCCTGTACCGGGCCCTGGTCGGCCCGGACACGTTCACTCCGGGCACCTCGACAACGTTCGCCCAGCCGTCAGCGGCCGGGGCGGCGTCGGTGTACCTCGCCGCCCCGCCGCCGGCGGGCGCGGTCATGCAGCTCGGCTCGGGCACCGCCCTTGAGTGGGCGCAGACCGGCACGCCCTCCGGATCCGGCCCGTACCTCGTGCCTGTCACCAGCCCGGTCACGGGCCTCCGGTTCGGCCACGGCGCGGGCGATCCGGCCCTGTCCCGCGCCACCCACGTGTTCACCCAGCACCGGGTCATCGGCCAGGCGTGGCCGTCGTACAGCTTCACCAGCGACGACGGGACAGAATCGCTCGGCTGGCCGGGCTGCTTCCTCGGCGAGGCGCGGCTGCAGGTCCGGCACGACGCCTGGGCGAAGCTGGTCTCCAAGTGGAACGGGTGGCCGCCCGCCGCCGCGGCAACCTTCACCGAAGCCGAGACGGGCGCGCAGCCGTTCGCCGGATGGTCCTGGCAGGTCACCACCGCCGGCGGCACCTCGACCCGCGGCGTCGACCTGGACCTGGCGCTGGCCCGGAAACTCCAGGTCACCCCCGCCTGCAACGGCTACCAGGGGCCGTACTTCATCGGTGCCGGGCCGCTGAACGCATCGGGGTCATACTCGGCGATCTTCGGCACGACCGCCGACCTGAACCTGTACCGGCAGGCCATCCAGGAGCCGGCGGTCATGACGCTGGCCCAGCCGGTGCTGCAGGGCGGGTCGTCGATCGCGGTCACCGCGTCGCTTACCGGGTGGACGCAAGGCGAGGTCTCGCTGGCCGGCGACTACGTGACGGCCAAGTTCAGGTACAGCGGGATCGCGAACACGACGGATTCGCCATTCGCCGGGGTCGGCAGCGTAGTCGTCCAGAACTACTATCAGGCCGCATATGGCCCCTGAGCCGGTCGTTTTAGCGAACGATTCCAGTTACCGGGACAGGCGCCGGAAAGTGATCTGGAAACGCCAGCAGAGCCGCCCCGGCTGCTCGGCCGTCATGATCCGGGCGGTCTGCCAGTCCGGCCGGCAGAGGGTCGTGTGACGCAGGGCGTACATCGCGAGGCGCGCAGCCAGCCAGCGCGGGCCGCAAGCCTGGATGTAGGCGCTTCCCCGGTCGTCCCAACTGCGCGTGCCGATGTTGAGTGTCCGCGCGATGCCCTTGCGGTGCAGCCAACCATAAGCGCTCATGCCCGCCATGGTCCCACGCCTGAACTGTCACGCGAGCCGGGGGCCGGGGCTGGTGGAGGTGCCGGAAGCGGGCCGGTGCCTCCTCCTGTCCCGGTCACCCGCTACCGGTCATCACCCGCGCCCGTCGCCCCTTCTCGCCGCCTGGAGGCCGCCGCATGCCCGAGTACCGCTTCGCCGGCCCGGTCCCCTACGACTACCCGGCCTCCAGGGACGCTAAGGGCGCACCCCTCGGAACCGTGGAGCCCGGCGCTACCCAGGATCTGGACGAGGCCCCCGACTGGTGGTGGGTGCCCGCCGGCGACGGCGGCGGCGGCGGGAGCACGGAACCCGCCGGCCCGCAGCCGGCCCCGCCCGCAGCCATCCCGCAGCCCACCGACGAGGCCGGCGTGACCGGCAGCGAGGAGAACTGAGATGCCTGCGCCTGCGCCTCCGACCACCGTCTACCCGGTATGCGAACAGCTCCTCCAGGCCGCCAAGGAGATCGGCGGCTTCGCCGTCTCCCCGGCCACCCAGGCGTCGTACTCCAGCATCCCGGTCGCCGGGTTCACCCCGTCGCCCAAGGTGACCTGGATCGAGGACAGCTCGATGTGGGGCGACTTCGTGAAGACCCACGACGTCCAGCAGGGCCCGATCTGGGCGGAAAGCGAGATCAAGGAATCGCCCCTGTACGGCGACACGTTCCCCCTGTTCGCGTACAACCTGATGGGCGACCTGGTGTCCACGGGCACCACCGCGTCGCCGACGTGGACGACCTCCGGCGCCCTGGCAGCGGGCGCGACGAGCATCCCGGTCACCTCCGGGTCGGTCGCCGTCTCGGGGACCTTCATCCAGGTCGACACCCTCGCCGGCGACACCGAGTGCGTGATCGTCGGCTCCGGCTCGACGTCCACCAACATCGTGCTGAACGCGACGACGCCGCTGCGGTTCAGTCACCTGACCGGGATCACGATCACGACCGTCGTGGCACCGTTCACGCACACGATCAGCCTGCTGAACCCGTACGGCAACACGGGCGTCACCACAGGGCAGGGGCCGACCCACACGTTCGTCCACCGGACCAACATCCCCGGCGTCGGCAACAACTACGCCTGGTCGTTCGCCTACGGCGTGATGAGCGAGATCTCGATCATGGGCAAGGCATCGGGGGCGCTGACCTGGGCCGGGAAGGTGACGCACTACTCCCGCGCCTACCCGGCGTTCGTCCCGCTGCCCGGCTTCTCGACAGTGCGGATGATCCCCGCGTGGAAGGGCCAGACCACCGTCGCGTCCTCGGTGCTGAACGACGTCACCCAGTGGACGGTCAAGCTGGCCCGGCAGGTCGAGACCACGCCCACCGCCGACGGCTACCAGAACCCCTACCTGATCGGCCGCGGCAACGTCGACGCCACGTGGAACCTGACCTACGACCCGGCCCTGGACGAGTCGCCGCTGTCCCACGTCCTGACCAACGACCAGCCCACCTTCGCGTACTCGATCAGCAACGGCGGCTCCGGCGCCGGGCTCGTGGCGTTCAACATGGCCGCACAGCTGGCCGCGTACAAAGATTCCCCACTCAAAATGGATAAAACATTTTTTGGTTGGGAAGCGACAGGAGATTTTATTGGTAACACAACTAATGCCGGAAATAGTCTAGGCCGGAGCCCCATCAGCCTCGTCTTCCAGAACGCCACCCCTACTTACTAGATGTAACTAGGCTGCTTCTTCCTGTGACATCTTCCCCTTCCCGCAAAGCGAGGCTGAATGAAGCGTCACCTGGTCCCCGGGACCGAGCACTGGTTCGACCTGAGGGACCTGTCCGAGCTCAACAGCGACCACCAGGACGAGTACAACGCCGCCGCGATCGACATCAGGCTGGCGAAGCAGAAGGCCGCCGCCGAGGCGATCGCCGCCGCGAACCCGGCCGTGATCCCGGACCCGGACCAGGACATCCCGGTGCGCCTGACCGCGGTCGACACCCGGCCGGTGCGGGACCTGCTGCTGTCGTGGATCCTGGCCGGTTCCTCGTTCGGCGTGCCGCTGCCGTGGCCGCTGCCGCTCGTCCCGTGGAACGTGCTCCGCAAGGCGCTCGAACCGTACTACGACGCGCTCAACGGCGAGATCCCCGAGGTCCCAAAAGAGGCGCCGACCGGTTCGGATGGCAGTACCACCTCGGCGAGTACCTCCGGGGAAACTGTCCCTGCCCCCCCGGCGGAGCAACCCCCGGCGTGATCCGGCACGCCCGGTGGATCGCGGAGGGCCGCGTCCACCCGAGAGGCCCCAAGGACATCCCGCTGGCGGTCGGCAACTGGGTGGACCCGGTGGCGCAGGCGCTCCACGCGATACGGAACGGGCGGCAATGACGTGAACCTCGCCGAGTTCGCCGCCGCTGCGCGGGACCTGGCGGAGCGAGCCAAGGCTGAGCTCGCGATCGAGGTCGCCCGCGCCGGGGCGAAGGAGCTGCTCGCCGCGCTGGAGGTGACGACCCCGGTGCGTACCGGGGCGCTGCGGGCCAGCGAGGAGATCCGCGAGGTGAGCGGCTCCGGGGCGTTCGCCACGGCACTGGTCGGGCCGGACATCGTGTATGACCGGATCCAGAACGACGGCGGCACCATCCACGTCAAGCGGGCCAAGGTGCTGGGAACGCCCGAGGCCGGGTTCTTCGGCAAGCAGGTCACGATCAAGGGCCAGCACTACATGGAGCGGGCTGAGGAAGAGGCCGCGCCGATGGTGGAGGCGGCCGGCCGGGCCGTGCTCGACGAGATCCTGCACCTGTGACCTGCCCGATCCGCTGATGGCCTCGCCGGGTGGTGATGACGGGCCGTGATCAACGACACCATCGTCATCAACGCCGAGGAGGCGATCGGCCAGCTCGACGCCTTCGCAGCGGCGGCGGACAAGGCCGAGGCGTCGCTGGCCAAGCTGAACAGCGGCGGGGCGGGCGGGGCCGGGGCGGACAAGCTCGCGGCGTCCATGGACAAGGCCGCGGCGTCCATGTCCGCGGCTGCCGACCGTATCGAGGCGGCATCGACCCGGGCCGCCGCGTCGATGGGCCGGCTGTCAACGTCGGCGCGGGAGGCCACCGGGGGCCTGGACACGATCGCCGGGAGCGCCGACAAGGCTGCGGCAGCCGAGGACAAGGTAGCCGGGTCCGCTGACGCTGCCGCGGCAGCGCTGGACAAGCAGGCTGTCGCCGGCGAACGGGCCGGGGGATCCAGCGAGGCGGCGGCTGCCGGCGCGACGAAGTTCTGGGACGGGCTGAAGACCGTCCTGCTCGGCGTCGGCGTGGCCGCAGGTTACGGCATCGATCGCGCCATGAAGTTCCAGAGCCAGATGCTGCTGCTGCACACCCAGGCGGGCGTGTCGGTGGCCGACACCCAGAAAATGTCCCAGGGCGTGCTGCTGATCAGCACCCAGACCGGGCAGTCCCTGACCGACGTCGCCGCGTCGGCGTACCACGTCGCATCGAACATGGAATCGGTCGGCGGCACCGTCCCGCAGATGCTCAACGCGGTGAAGATCGCCGCCCAGGGCGCGGCGGTCGGGCACTCCAACCTCGTGGACACCACCAACGCGCTGACCAGCGTCATCGCCTCCGGTATTCCCGGCGCGAAGAACTACCAGCAGGCGATGGGCGCCATCAACGCCACCGTCGGCGCCGGCGACATGACGATGCAGGACCTGTCCGAGGCAATGTCCACCGGCGTGGTCCCCGTCGTCAAGGGCTACGGGCTGACGCTGAAGGACACCGGGGCGGCGCTGGCCACCTACGGCGACCTGAACATCCGCGGGGCAAAGGCCGGCACCGAGCTGCGGATGGCGGTGCAGGCCCTGGCGGTCCCCGCAGCGACGGGGAAGGCGGAGCTCGCGTCGCTCGGGCTGACGACGAAATCCCTGTCGAACGACATGGAGTCCGGCGGGCTGCTGAAGGCCCTGGACGACCTGAGCGCCCGGTTCAAGGCGAACGGGATCGACGCTCACAACATGGGCGGCGTCATCACCGACATCTTCGGCAAGAAGGCCGGGGCGGGCTTGTCCCTGCTGATGGAGAACCTGGACCGGTTCCAGTCCAAGTACCCGGCGCTGACGAAGGGCGCGAACGACTTCAATGCCGCGTGGGCCGCGACCCAGGCGACCCCGGCGCAGAAGTGGAAGGAACTGACCGCCGGGCTGCAGGCCGGCGCGGTCGGGTTCGGGACGGCGCTGCTGCCCGCGTTCTCTACGGCAGTCGGGTGGGCTGACAAGCTGCTGGCCGATATCAACGGGTCCAAGTCCGGGGCCAGGGACATGGCCCTGGCGTTCGGCGGCCTCGCTGCCCTGTTCACCGCGAAGAAGCTGACCTCCGGGATCGAGAGCGCGTTCACGACCGGCGAGAAGGTTCTGGCCGGGGCCGGGAAGCTCCTCGGCATCGACAAGCTGGCGAACCTCGGGTCGGGCGGCGCGGCGGCCGGGATGCAGCGGGCCGGGGACACCATGGCCGGGGCGGCCGGGGCCATGCAGCGGGCCGCGGACACCATGGCGGGGGCGGCTGCGGGGAACAAGGAAGGCTCAGCGGCCGGGGGTCTCGGCGCGCTCGCCGGGGCCAAGGGCGCTGGTGCCGCCGCGGCGGAGGGAGAGGCGGCCCTCGGCGGTCTCGGCGCGGCGGGCATGGCCAGGGTGATCGGCGGCACCGCCATCTTCGGCACCCTGCGCGCCGGGCTGGCCCTGGCGATCGAGGACGCCATCGCCCGCGCCATCACGTCGGTGATGCCGAAGCCCACGACGGCGCAGCAGAAGGCGATCAGCGCCGCGCCGTCCGGCGTGGAGTCCGTCCTGAACACGGTCCTGGGCAAGTCCGGCGCGGGCAACCTCCAGGCCGGGATCATGGACTACCAGCACTTCATGCGGTCCCAGGCCGCTGACATCGGCAACTACATCAAGACCGGCGCCGAGTCCGACTTCCATGCCGCCGCGAGCTTCTTCGGGTTCGGCGGCGGGTCGCGGCCCCAGCCCGCCGCCCCGCCTGCCGCGCCGACCGCCGGCCTGGCCATGCTCGGCGCCGGCGGGCACCCCGGGACGGCGCTGAAGATCACCGCCGACACGACCGGGCTGGACGCGGCTAAGGCGAAGGTCGCGCAGCTTGAGGACCTGATGCGGTCCGGCGCCGGCGCGAAACTGAAGCTTCCCCCGCCGGACTTGTCGGCGCTGGACTCGGCGAAGGGGCAGGCGCAGGCCAGGGCGACGGCGATTGAGCAGGCCGCTGACGCTGCGCTGAAGAAGCCGGTCAAGCCCGCGCCCCCGGACCTGTCGCCGTACGCGGCGGCGGCCGGGCCTGCCCGTGCTGACGGCAACGCGATCAGCGAGGGCCTGGCGCAGGGCATCCTGTCCGGTGAGGGTGCGGCCATCGCGGCGGCCAAGCAAGTAAGTGCCGCGGTCACCGCGGCCATGGCCACCACCCTGCAGACCCGCTCCCCGTCCAAGGTCACGCAGCAGATCGGCGCGAACACCGTCGAGGGCCTGATCACCGGGCTGGAGGGCGGCCAGCCGGCGCTGACCGCCGCCGCGACGGCGCTGGGGAAGATCACCGCCAAGGCCGCCGACGTGACCGCCATCGACTCGGCGATCTCCAAGGGCATCGGCTACGCGGGCAAGGACTCGGCGCTGGTGGCGTTCCTCAAGGCTGACGAGGCCAAGCTCACCGGCCTGGCCGCGCAGCGGACGAAGCTCGAGACCGAGATCACCGACTCCCAGCAGATCGCCCAGTCGGCCATCTCGGGCATGTCGATCACGGGCGCGGGCTCGTACACCCCCGCGTCAGCGGCCGGGCCGCAGTCGGCGCAGGGGGCTATCGCCGGCATGCAGCAGATGGCAGCCGACCAGAAGGCGTTCGCCCAGCAGCTCGCCCTCGCGGGGAAGGAAGGGCTGAACGCCCAGTCGCTGTCCCAGATCGCCCAGTCCGGCGCGCCGGCCGGCCTTCCGCTCCTGCAGGGCCTGACCGGGCCCGGTGGAGGCAAGGCCGCCATCGCCCAGATCAACCAGCTGGAAGCCTCCATCGTGGCCAGCTCCTCGAAGATCGGCGATGTCGGCGGCCCGGCGATGTACGCCGCGGGGCAGCAGGTCGCCAGCGGGCTCGCTGCCGGGCTCAAGGCGTCACTGTCCGGGGTCGACAACGCCATGAAGTCGATGGCCCAGCAGATCGTCGCCGTCATCAAGAAGGATCTCAAGATCGCGTCGCCGTCCGGGGTGATGGCCGAGCTCGGCTTCGAGATCCCGGCCGGGGTCGCCAGGGGCATCGACGGCGCCTCGGCCATGGCCGAGGCGGCGATGACGCGGATGGGCGGCCGGCTGGCCGGCGGGTTCTCCCGCCCGCCCGGCGGCGGCTACGGCGGCGGGGGAGCGGGCGGCGGCGGCACCGTGACCGTCACCAACATCTTCCACGTGACCGTCCAGGGCTCGGTCATGACCGAGCATGACCTGGCCGCGCACCTGCAAGACGTCCAGCAGGCCCACGCGAACAACAACTGGCAAGGGGGCTGGCAGGCCCCCGGCCGGGCCGCGTAAGCCCGCCTCTTTCCAGCCTCAGCCCCGGCCCGCGCGCCGGGGCTTTCCCATGTGACCGCGAAGGAGCGCCAGCGTGTCCATTTACCGGGCCTACGAGGTCGACTCGGCCGGCATCTCGATCAGCGGCACGTCGCTGACCCCGGCGCTGTACATCGCGGCTGCGGCGGCGGCGGACTGCAACGTCGTCAAGCTGAAGGTCGCGGTCGAGGGGGCGTCGTCCCCGTCGCCGCCGTCCAACGGGTCGGTGCTGTTCACGCTGAACAAGGTCACCGGGGCCGTGGGCGGCGGCGCGACCGTCACCGCCAGCCCGACCGGGCAGAGCAGCCTCGCTGCGCAGACCACGTTCAAGTCCGGGTCCACGGCGCTGACCGGGCTCACCCAGTCCACCGAGTACTGGGCGACGGTCATCCCGTTCACGACCGGGGCGCAGTGGTCCGATGACTTCGAGAACACCGGCCTGGAGGTCAACGTCCCCGCGTCGGGCACCTACGCCGTGTACTTCACCGCCGCCGCCGGTGCCGGGTCCGGGTGCAATGCCCGCGTGATGCTGTGGTTCGCCGAGTAGCGCCCTGACCTCTCCGAGAGCCTGCCGGCTGGCATAGGAGGCTGCGGTGCCCAGCCCTGCCCAGTTCTGCAACGGCACCGCCGGCGCGGGAGTCTCCTCGGCGACCGTCTCGGTCACGGCGGCGACCGGCGGCGGGGACGCCCTGGCCGTCATCGTCTCCATGGGCGGCTCCGGCTCGCCGACGGTCACGTCGGTCACCGACACCAAGTCGAACACCTATACGCTCGTAGCCTCCTACACGACGGCGGCGCCGTTCCTGTACCTGTACGCGGCGACCGGGGCCACGGCGGCGCTGACCACCTCGGACACGGTGACCGCCCACTTCTCGGGGAGCACCTCGAGCGGCGCGGGGATCATCGGCGCGGACTGCCCCGGCGTGGCCACGGTCGACGTGAACGCCACGCCGGCGTCGGGCACGTCGACCGCACCGTCGGTCAGCGGCACCCCTGCCGCGTCCGGCGAGACGGCGATCGCCGCGTTCACGTGGTCCAACCCCGGCGGCTCGGGCACCGTCGGCTCGCCGTTCACCCAGCTCGGCCAGAACCACATCACCAGCAACATCTACACGACCTGCTCCTACGACACGAGCCCGCCGTCCGGGTCGCCGCTGACCGCGTCGTATGCGATCAGCAGCACGACGTGGCGGGCGATCCTGGTCACCTTCAAGCCGTCCGCGCCGCCGTCCCCGTTCACCCCGCCGCCCCGGCCCGCGAAAGGCGCCCAGGCGGCCGTCAGGGGCTCCGGGAAAGGAGCCAGGGGCGCCCCGCGGGTTTTCGTCCCGGTCACCCCTTCCGTGTTCACCCTGCCGTCCAGGCCGTCCAGGGGCGCCCAGGCCGCGGCCAGGGGCGCCGGGAAGGGCGCGCAGGGCGCCCCGGCGGTGGCCATCCCGCCGCCCGCGGTCAACCAGTGGGCGGCCACCTTCAGCCAGCCGTCGTCGTTCGGCACCACCCCGCCGGCGCTCCAGTCGGTGGTCGTGCCGCTGACCCCGGCCTCCTCGGTCGGCGGCGGCACGGGGATCGTCACGCCGGGGAACTGGCTGTTCTGCATCACCGGGTCCAACCAGGACACGCCGCTGCCGGCGGTCACCTGGGGCTGCGCGGACGACATCCACTCCTGGTGGCGGCCGCTGGCCCCGTCGGGGGCCGGGGGGAACACCCGGTGCGGCATCTGGTACACCCCGAACCTGGCCCGGCAGGCGGGCGCCGTGTACGTCGCGCCGTCCGGGGCTGCGTCCTCGTTCTCGGTGCTGGTCGTGGAGATCGCCGGGATCGGCCCGTGGGACACCGTGACCGGCTTCTACGGGGCGTTCGCGAACGCGGCCACGGCCCTGAGCCTGAGCCTGCCCGCGCCGGGCCCGGCGTCGTTCGTCATCGCCGGCGTGTGCGGGGACCTGACGACGGCCGGGCAGTCGTTCGCGCCGGCCGGATGGCACCCGCTGACCGCCGTCACCGCCAGCAACGGCACCGACCATTCGTGTGACGCGGTGCTGACCGCCGCCACCCTGGCCTCCACCGCCTCCCCGGTCAGCGTCACCGCGTCGTCGTCGTCGCCCTGCGACCTGTCCGGGTTCATCCTGGCCGTCCAGATCGGCGCCGCCTCGCCCATCCCCTCCGTCCCGGGGGTGAGCCCCGGGTGGGCGGGGCGGATGATCCTGGAGTTCGCGCCCGGCGGCGGGTTCGGCACCCCCCCGGATCAGCTGAACTGGGTCGCCCTGTCGGACTCGGCGGCGGCACCGGGCACGGTGAAACGGTTCTGGGGATGGGCGGACAACTCGGGCGTCCCCTACCGGCTGGGGCAGCTCCAGTCCGGCACCGGCAGCGTGCAGCTCGACAACAGCACCGGGCCTTCCGGCGGGGGCGGGGGCGACCTCACCCCGTCGAACCCCGCGAGCCCCTTCTACCCGGACGTGACGACCGGGACGCCGCTCCGGCTCCGCGCCGCGCTGGGCACCCTGAGGGACGGCACCGTCGTCAACCGGTGGTACGTCATCCAGCGCAACGCCCTGGACTGGACGGAGAAGCGCACCGGCACGCTGCGGAACTGGGTCGAGGCCGGCCTGACCGACATCTGGTCGGCGGTCGCCGCGTCGTGCCCGTCCCCCTACCGGGGAGAAATCGGGCAGGAAGCCTCGCTGTACGCGTGGTGGCCGATGGACGACCAGCCGCAGGCCGGCGGCGTCCAGCCTACGTCCCTGGTCAACGCGGCGCCGGGAAACACGAACGTCCTGAACATCACCGCCTCGCCGGGCGGGGTCACGGGCGGCCACCAGTACACCACGGCGGGGGTCGACGCGACCTCCGACGCCGACCCCGCCCCCCCGTCGGTCGCCGTCTACACGTGCGGGGCGCTGCAAGGCTGGATGTACGGCGACCCGCCGTCGTCCCCGCAGTCCTCGGCGGCCGGGAACCCGGTCACCGCCAGCCCCGGCTCGGCGGCATGGCAGCAGGCCGGGATGCTCGGGAGCACCGGCGCCAACGGCTGGTTCCTCGCCGTCAATGACCCGGCCTTCCCGCCGCTGTCGTCCGGGGTCACGGTGAAGGGCTGGTTCAACGCCGCGTTCTTCGGCACCGCGACCGCGAGCACCGCCGCAGACCTGTCCGGCGACAACCTGGCCGGGCAGCCCTACGCGCCCATCACCCTGTGCACCCTGTCCACCTCCGCCGCCCCCGTCGCGGTGCTGCAGCTGGACCGGGCGACCGGGCACCTGAACCTCATCACCTACAACGGCGCCACGGGCACCAGCAGCAGCGTCTACGCCGGGTCGGACCTGCGGTCGCAGTCCTGGCACTGCGTCGACATCCAGCTCACCACGACCACGTGGGCGGTCCTGGTAGACGGCGACCTCCTCGCCTCGGCGTCCGGCACCGCCACCGGGATGAGCAACTTCACGTGGCTGACGCTGAACGGCGACTACGGCACGAACGGCGGCGCGTCCCCCTCGTCCATCCAGCACGGCGGCAACGTCGCCTACTCCCACTGGGCCGTGTTCGGCGCGTACCTGCCCGCGTGGCGGCTGACCGCCCACTACTGCGCGGCCATCACCGGGTTCGGGCTGCTCCCCGCCCCCCAGTCGCTGGCCCTGTCCACGGTCACCTCCACCGACACGGGCGGCACCGCGACCTCCTACACCCCCGACGGCACCCTGTTCGACGGCTCCTACGGCATCAGCGGGAACGTCTTCACGTTCACCGCCAAGACGGTGGCGGTGGCGGGCACGGCCACGTCCGGGCCGTCCGCCGAGGCGGCCACGGCGGGCATCATCGACCCCTCCAGCGGCGACGGCTGCGCCGTCTGGGCATCCTGGTCCGCCCTGGCCCCCAAAGTGCAGGTCTACACCGCCGCCGCCGCGAACGCCGAGACCCTGGCCTCGGCCGCGGCCGGGTCCGGGGACTCGTTCTCCTCCGGATACGGGTCCGGGGCGTCCGGCCACGGGGTCTGCCACGTCTCCGGCGGCACCGGGGCCGCGCCCCCGTCCGGGCCGTCCCAGCTCGGCGACATCGTGGCGCAGCGGATCGAGCGGATCCTGGGCTACGGCGGGGTCACCTACCCCGGCCGGGCGATCGACGAGACCCTGGCCACCCTCCCGGTCCAGGCCGCCCTCGACGTGGGCGGGCAGCAGGCCGGCGCGAACATCCAGAACCAGGTCTACAGCGACAACGGGCTGCTGAACGTCGACAACTGCGGGGTGCTGTGCTACCGGGCCCGGCCCCGCCTGGCCTCGGACACGGTGATCTGGAACCTGTCCTCCGCCGGCCCCGCCTACGGGCTGCCGTTCGCCCCGGACCAGGCGTTCGGCAACGACCCGCAGCGGGTGTGGAACACCATCCAGGTCGCCCCGTACTCCCCGGACGGCGCCACCCCGCCGCTGATCACCCCGTCATCGGCATCCGCGGTGGCCGTCTCGCAGCAGCAGTACGGCAACCGGCCGCTGCCCTGGTCGGTGTCCTACCTGCAGTCCGCCGCGGCGATCCAGGCGCAGGTGAACTGGCTGATCGCCCAGTTCGGCAGCCTGAGACGGCGCGTGACCTCCCTCAAGGCCGACGCCGCGTCCCACCCGGCGGCGTGGCTGTTCGTGCTCGGCGCCAACCCCGGCGACCTGGCGCAGGTGACCGACCAGCCGATGCAGGGCGGCCCCCTGTCCGTGGGCACCTACCGGATCAGCTCGATCAGCAGGCGGATCACGTTCGGCGCGAACAAGACCAGCCCCGAGGCCAGCCTCACCATCGTCGCTGACCCCGAGCCTGCCTGGTACTGGACGAACCCGCCCGCAGGCGGCGGTGGCGGTGGCGGGGGCGGGCCCGGCTCCCCGGTCACTGACGAGGCCGCCGCCGCCATCACCGACGAGGCGGGCAGCACCATCCTGAGCGAGGGCTGATGTCCAAGATCACGGCGTACTCGGCGATCGCCAGCGTCAAGACCGACGACCTGCTCCTGGTCGTGGACGTGCACGACACGAGCATGGCGTCCACGGGCACCGACAAGAACATCCAGCTCGGGCAGCTTCCCGCTGTCACCGCGTTCAACGCGAAGTCCTACGGCGCGGCCGGCAACGGCGTCACCGACGACACCACGGCGCTGACGAACTGGATCAACGACGTCAACGCCACGACGGCCGGGGCGTTCGCCTACCTGCCCGCGGGCCGGTACATGGTCTCCAGCGCCCTGCCCGCCGTTACCGCGAAGGGGGTCACGTTCCTCGGCGCGGGCTGGTGCTACACCAGCTCGGAGACGCAGGGGTCGATGATCAGCGCGACCTCGTCGTTCAGCACCAGCGGGACCGTGTTCACGGTGAGCGGCGACGGCTGCCAGATCCAGGGCATCACCCTGGACGGCGGCGCCCGGGCCGCGAACTGCATCACGATCCAGGGCGGCAACTGCCGGTTCTTCAGCGCCGGGGCCCGCGCCCCGGGCAACGGCGGCACCTGCGTCAACATCGCCACCGGGGGCAACTCGGCGTGGGTGTCGATGTGCCACATCAACGGGGTCACCAACACCGGCAACGGCATCACCGGGATCATGGTCAACGACACCGACCTGATCGTCATCGGCGCCAAGGTGGACAACACCAACACGGCGTGCGTGCAGATCCTGACCCCCGCCGGCGGCGCGATGATCGTCGACTCCCACCTGACCGCCGGGTCCGGCGGCGGCAACGACATCTGGATCAACGGCTCGCCGAACAACGTCGTCATCGCCAACAACCGGTTCGACAACTGCCTCGCCTCCCCGGTGCAGATCTCGCCGGGGTCGTCCACCCCGGCGAATATCCAGATCACCGCCAACCAGTTCCAGTCCAAGACGATGACCGCCAACACCTTCGCCCTGATCGCCGTCGACACGACCACTCACAGCGTGAACGGGCTGCACATCGTCGGGAACGCCGGCTACGGCGGGAGCGGGAACCTGGCCCAGAACGGGCTGGCCGCGCAGACCGTGGCCGGGGCGGCGTCCTCGAGCCCTACGAAGATCGCCTCGGCCGGGAGCCTGTTTAACTCCAACAACTTCTGGGTCAACTCGACGATGTACGCGGCGTCCAGCAGCCCGACCGTCGGCAGGGGGAACATCATCACCAATGACGGGGCGACGTACTCGGCTGTGACCGACATCTGACCGCCCTGGCCGTAAACGGAGGCGCCGAACCGGGACGGGGGACCGAGTGCCGGACTCCGCGTTGCTGTCCATACTTTCGAGCGCGGGCGTAGCCGGGGTCTTCTGCGTGCTGTTCATCATCGGCATGCTGCCGACCCGCGGCGAAGTAAGCCGGCTGGAGAAGAACGCCGACGACTGGAAAGCCGCCTTCGAGCGCATGGACGCCGCCCGCGAAACCGAGCGCAAGGCCAACGACGAGCTCCGCGCCGCCAACATCGTGCAGGCGCAGCGGGCCGACGCGGCGGTGGAGACCGCGAAACTGGCCCGCGAGCTCCTGGAGGACTTCAGGCGGAGGGCCAGCAATGCGCCTGCTCCCTAAGAAGAAGGTTCACGGCGGCGGGGCCGGGGACGCCATGCGCGCCGCGGCCGAAGCCGGCGTCGAGGCGGGCGAGCGGCTGGCCTCGGCCGGCGAGGTGCACGCCGCAGCGGCCCGGCAGGCGGCCGGGGAGAAGGGCATCATCGACGACCTGCGGGCCCTGCGGGAACGCAATCACATCGCCGCTCTCATCGTCGCGTCGCTCCGGGAGGCAGGTGATCACTGATGGTCAAGCGCGTCACCTGGCGTTCCTGGGCGGCAACCGCCGTTATCGCCGCCGCCTGGCTGGTCTTCGGGATGTTCTACAGCAACGCCGGCGGCAGCTTCGAGGAGTGGGTCTTCAAGGTCGGGACGCTCGGCGGGACGTTCGTGCCGCTGATCCTGGTCGGCGCCTACCTGGCCAGCGGGAACCGGGGGACCGCCAACGACGTCGGGGCCGGGATGATCCGCTGCGCCCTGGGCATCGTGATCATCTGCGCGCCGCTCGCCTACGCCTCCTGGGCCGACGGCGGCGCGATCACCCCGTCGGTGTGGGGGTGGATCGAGGTGTCCGGCCCGGCGGCGGTGTCGCTGTGGCTGCTGCAGCTGGCCTTGTCGATCTCGCGGACCCTGCGGCACGGCCGGGGCGGGAACGGCGGCGATAAGCCGTGACTAGCACCGCCCGCGCCGGCTGGCAGTGCCCGGAGTGCAAAACGGTCTACAGCCCGGACGTGACCGAGTGCCGCTGCGCCACCGCAAGGCAGGCCGCTCCTTCGTGGCCGCAGAACCTGACGTGGCCGGCCGTCATCCCCGGCGGTGCTCCGCATAGCACGTCAGCACCGTGCACCTGCCCTTCAGCATGGGGTGGCCTCTACCCTCCGCCAGCATGCCCGGCCCACGGGCAGACGGAGATGCTGCAGGTGAGGTGCTGAATGCAGCAGCACACCGTCCAGCAGATCCAGAAGGGCCGCAATGAGGGCAAGTACGTCTACACGGGCGGCAACCGGCGAATCGGCCGGTACATCGAATGCTGCGACGGCGGCTGGGAAGACGAGGGTGTAGGCCACGCCACAGCGGATGAGGCGTACCGGTGTATGCGCGTGCGCCTGCTGGAGAAGGTGCGCCTTGACCGCAAGCTAGGCGACTGGTCCGGCTGCCGGGCACCATCGACGGACGGAACGCGCTGCGATGTCCCGACGAAGGACGCCGCCGAGATCCCGCCGATGCACTTCCTCGAGCCGCTCTGCGACACGCACCGGACGTTCGATGTTGTCCAGGAGATGTGGGGCGGTCCCGGCGACTGGTCGGGATCGTGGTGATCCCGTGCTTCCTTTCGCCGCCATCCTTGCCCTGACCTGCGCCCTGGCCCTCGACCTCGCCGGGAACGGGCCGAGTACCCCGTTTCGCTGCTGCCGGGCTCGTGCTCCTGTTCCTCGCCGCGGTTCTTCCCTCTAGGAGGCGCACGGTGAGCCGACTGCGCTGGATGGCGCTGCCCGCGGCAGCGGTGGCCGTCATCGCCTGCGCCTTGTGGTGGGCCCGGATCCGTAACGAGTTCTTCGTCATTCTCGGCAGCCGCAACGAGGCCGGGGGCTGGTACGGGTTCCACTCGGGTGCGGGCGGGGCCGCCTGGATGGGCGTGATACCCGCGTTGGCGCTGTTCTACTGGCATGGCACCTGTCATGACAGCCCGTGGTGCCTGCGGTGGGGCAAGTACCCGGCCGCAGGCGGCGTCTTCAAGCTGTGCCGGCATCACCACCCGGACCTGCGGGGCATCCGGCCGCACCGGGACCTGATCCACCGGATGCACCGCGAGCACCAGGAACGGCTGGCGGGCAGGCCCTCGTGACCCACCGCCGCCGCGCCCTGGCCATCATTATTGCCGCTGTCGTGCTCGACGTTGCGCTCGGCGTGGCCTTCGCAGCCGCCGAGCGCGTGAGTGTCGCGGACGGCCTGTACTGGGCCACGACAACGGCAACGACAGTGGGCTACGGGGATATCACTCCGCACGGCTGGCTGCCGCACCTAGTCGCGATCGGCGTGATGATCACGGTAATCCCCTTGTTCGCCAGCGCTTTTTCCTTGCTCACAAGCGGCCTCACCAGCACCCACGTGGCAGCGAGTGAGAAACGGATGAAGGCTCACCTTGAGCGGCGGCTGCGGGAGCACCTCGGAAAGGGGGCGGGATGACCGCGAGCGCGCAGGGAATCGACGTCAGCGACTTCCAGGGACAGTACGGCTGGAGCGCGGCGAAGAAGGCTATCCCGGACCTTGCCTTCGGCGTCTACCGGCTCACGCAGGGCCTCGGTGCCAGCGGGACGGCATCTCCGGACCCGGATGCAGCATGGAACCACGCCCAGATCGCCGCGCAGGGACTGCACCGGGGGGCGTACCACTTCCTTGACCCGCACCTGCCCGGCGAGGTGCAGGCGCAGTACTTCGCCGGTGAGCACGCGAAGCTCGGCACGACGGCCGCGGACATGTTCTGGCTCGACAACGAGACGGCCGGCGAGTCCCCGGCCGCCGTGGCAGCCTGCGCGACCGCGTTCATGACCGAGCTGGGCAAGCTGGTCCCGCACAACCCCCGCGGGGTCTACACGTTCATCGACTTCGCCCGGCAGGGGAACTGCGCCGGACTGGAGGGCTACCCGCTGTGGCTCGCTTACCCGGCCGCTGACGCGCCTTCCTCGCCGCCGCCGTGGCACCGCTGGACGTTCTGGCAGTGGGGCACCAGGAACGGCACCGACACGGACGCTTTCAACGGCACCGTCTCGCAGCTTGACGACTGGATCGCGTCCTACCAGCCGAAGACGGGGCCGTACCGTCATACCGCGCCCGGCAACCGGACGCTCGGTCAGATCGCAGCGAGCAGGGGCACGACACCGCAGCACATCGCCGAAGTGACGATGGGGGCGCTCTCAAATGCGGACATCGTGACCATCTCGGGGCTGGCGCTGCCTGCCGGTTTCCCGTTTTATACGACCAATCCGTGATCCAGCAGCCACCCTTTGACGGCCTGGGTCATTTCCGCTTCGGGCCAGGACCCGTCCGGCCGGGTGATCCCCGCCAGCCTGCCGGCCAGTTCCCCGGCGAGGCGTTCCCGGCACTCGTGGATCGCCTCGCTGATCACCTTCGCCACGCCGGCGGGGATGACGAGCACCTCCCCGTGCCAGCCGTCCGCCGGGTCGTCGGCCCAGAAGCCGGCCACGTCAAGGCCGTAGTGCCTGCTCGCCGAGACGTGCCCGCGCCACACGGCCAGCCCGGATGCCGTGGCGGCCTCCGCGAGCTGCCGTGCTGTCTTCAGGTTCCGCTCCGCGGCCAGCCTTTCGGCTTCCAGTTTCCGCTCGACCCGCTCACGCACGGCGTCGGCAGCGGCCCAGTCGACCTCGATCTCGCTCATCCCGTAAGCATGGCACGCGGGCCGGGCAGCCCCGCATCCTCCGGCCATGGCCCCTGCGGGCCGGGGTAGCCGTCCGGGTAGTAGGCGCACACGATCCACGGGCCGTCCGGGGCGATCCGGTACCGGGCCGCGCAAGCGTCCCAGATCTCCATACCCGGCGCAGGCGCCCAGTAGATCGCATGGCCCAACGGCGACAGGAAGCTGACCAGCACGGTCCCGTTCAGCCGCACTAGCTGGTACTCGACAATCGCCGCCGGGTCCGGCTGCGCTCCGCGCACCTCTAGCTCGCTCACGGGGTCACCGCCGCTCATACCGGGCGGTGAACGACGCGAGGATCTCGTACTTGTCCGGGGTCACGCTCTTGTCCAGCCGCCGCGAGCAGCCGACGCCCGGGTAGCGGCTGTCGTACCAGTAGTCGTCATCGAAGCTGCGGACCAGGACAGCGCGATGTTCCCAGTCGACGGCAATCGTGCCTGGTGCCCAGCGGCGGGGCTCGGGCGGCCTGCTGCTGCTCATCCGCCCATTCTGCACGTTCCCCTGAGCCCCCTGCCGCCCGGTATGGGGCTTTTCTCATGCCGGGAGGCAAGCAGGTGTCCAAATTGCTCTGGTCGCAAGGAAGCCTGACCGTTACATCAGTGACGGATCTGGTGAGTTCTTTGTACGTCGAAACCATTTACGGGGTGCAAGACTTCACCATTCACCTCAACCCGACCTCGGGGAATCTCCTGCTGGGAGCACACGCCGTCCTGAGTAGTTCGGCAACTGGTTACATCCTGCCGCCTGGCGTGGATGGGGGCTACGAAGGCGCAGGTAGTTGGGGCGCCTGGACGGTCTCAGAGGGGTCCAGTTTTTCCCTCGAATTCTCACAGCCCAACACCAGCGGCGAGAACTGGATGCTGTTCGGCGGTGATTCCGACTACAACTCGATGCTCTCCGTAGCCCCCGCCTCGGACAGCGCCACCTTCAATTACATGCTGTTCCTCGGCTGACGAGAAAGGGAGTTAGGAAATGGCAATCTCCGACATCTACACTTTTAGGTCGGGCTCAGTCTCCATCGCGGCGACGAGCGCCACGGCGGTCATGTCCGTAGTGCCGGCCGGCACCACCGTCCGCGGCTGGGTGGTCGGCGTCCGCGTCGACATCGGCGTCACCGCCGCAGCGGCCGGGAACTCGATGCTGTTCCAGCTCGCCCGGCCCGGCAACACCATGACCGGCACCAGCCTCGCCGTCGGCGACCCGCACGACTACTCCGCCCCCGCATCGATCATGGAGTCCTGCACCACCTGGTCGACCGCGCCGACCGTCGGCACGATCTTGTGGGAGCAGGAACTGCCGCAGACCACCGGCTCAGCCTGGGAGGAATTTCCGCCCCTCGGTTACGAATGGGGCATTCCGGCGATTGCCAACGGCAGCGCGAATGCCGGGGTGCATTTGTTCGTGACGGCGAGCGTCGCCACGAGCACCCCGGTGTTCGTTGACTTGATCGTCAGCGAGTAACCCCGTCATTCCGGGAGGCCCTGGTTGCGGTGCGGGCCGGGGCCGCCCGGAGCGGGAGGAGTAATCCCGCCCCCCTGCCCTCGGGAGGGGGTGAGCCCTCGTGTCCTTCACCGTCAAGGTCACCCTGTCCGGCACAGGTGCCACGAACGACGACCTGACATTGCAGGTCAAGGTACTGACCGGCGCGACCGAAGCAAGCGGGACCAGCGCCGCGAGCCGCGGCGCGGCCACCGCGCAGGCCAGCATCACGCCGAACTTCTCGCACTCGCTGCCCGTCTTCGCGATCGAAGACGACACCTCCAGTACCGCGTTCACCGCCGCCGCCAGTAACACGTTCTACAACAACATCACCAACTCTGCTAACGGCGCGTGCGGCGCGGACGGGTACTACTCGGGCACCGTAACCTCCGGTACCCCGGTCACAGTCGGGTCGTCAGCGCCGACCGGGCAGACCACCGCGTGGGCGGTCTACGAGGTGCCCCCGTCGGGCGGCAGCACGCCCGCGGTGGACGGGTCATCTCCTGCTGTCGTCAGCGTGCAGGGCAGCGGCGCGCTCACCGGGACGACAGCCGCGTTCACGCCGCCTGCGGGCAGCGTGCTCGTGGCGCTAGTCTCCGCGGACGCCAACACCAGCAGCGGCGCCCTCGGCATCGCCATCACCGACACGTCCGGCCTGGGGCTGACCTGGACCGCCAGGGCGAACTCGAACACGACGACCGCGGCGCCCGCGGCGGCGGTCTTCACCGCCACGATGCCGGGCGCGGGTGTTTCGGGCAAGGCCCAGCCCCGCGCCACGGTCCCGGTCCCGCGGCGGCGGGCCCCGCGGGTCACGTGGTCTGCGGAGGCCGGGCTGCTGAACGCTCACGGCCCGTCCGGCCTGGTCCCGTCGCTGATGACCAACCGGACTGAGGTGACCGGCAGGAGCACGGGCCGGATCATCCGCCGCTGACCTGGCCTCCCGCGACTACGAGAAGGGGACGCCGCCTGTTTTCGCCGGAGACGCGGAGGTAGCAGGTGGCCGTCAACGGTACCGTCCAGCCCCGCGCGTCAGTCCCGGTCCCGCGTCGAGCCTCTGCGCGGGCAGTGTGGGCGGGTGGCGCAGGCCAGCCGGCCGCGCGGCCGGTCCCGTCCGGGTGGTTCATCGTCCGCCGCCAGCCTTCCGGCGCGGTCTTCGGTGGTCTGGCCGTCTTCCCGCCCGTCGCAACGGGGACGGTCCAGCCCCGCCCGACGGTCCCGGTCCCGCGGCGTACGACCGCGCGGGCCGTGTGGCAGCACGTCACCGGCTCTGCGGCGGCTGTCGTCTCCGGGCCGGCCGGGTCGGTTCAGCCCCGCGCCACAGTGCCGTTGCCGCGCCGGGCCCCCGCGCGGGCCTGGTGGCAGCAGGCCGCCGGCCCCGGCAACGCCCACGGCCCGTCAGGATCGGTTCAGCCGAGGGCGGCCGTCCCGGTCCCGAGGCGTGCCACAGCACGGGCCTGGTGGCAGCAGGTCCAGGGCCCGGCCAACGCGCACGGCGGTAACGGATCGGTCCAGCCGCGCGCCGCCGTCCCGGTCCCGAGGCGCGCTGCGGCGCGTGTCACCTGGCATGGCGGCCCGGTCCCCGGCATCACCCCGCAGCCGGTCACAGGCGGCCTCGTCAAGCGCCGGGCCCCGGCACGGGGCACCTGGCAGGGCCCCGCCGCCGTCACCACCACGAACGCGCACGGCCCGGCCGGCACCGTCCAGCCGAAGGCCACCGTCCCCGAACCCCGCCGCACCACGGCGCGGGTCCTGTGGGAGTACGGTCTCGGCCCCGCGAACGCTCACGGGCCGTCAGGATCAGGCCAGCCTCGCGCCACGATCCCGGTCCCGCGCCGTTACCCGGCCAGGGCCTTCTGGCACGGCACGGCCGTCAGGACCGCGAACGCGGTCCCGGTCGTCCCCGGCACGATCCAGCCGCGCGCCACGGTCCCCGAGCCCCGCCGGTACCCGGCCCGGACGGTGTGGCGGGGTCCTGCCGCTGTTACCACGTCCAACGCCCCGCCCGTCGCCGCAGCCGCGCCTCCGGCTCGCCCCGTCATCTCCCGCCGGGTCCCCGGGCGCGGCCTATGGCGCGGCACCGCCGCACCAGGCCAGTACAGTTCCCCGGCCACCGGCGGCCGGGTCACCCGGCGCGCTCCCGCACGGGCCGTCACCCGCGGCAACCCGGCGCCGTTCCCGCCGCCGAACGGCACAGTCCAGCCTGAACCCACCGCTGCGGCCCGCCGCCACCAGGCCGCGCGGGTCATCTGGCGCGGCCAGGCCGTCCCCGGCCAGCAGGCCCGGCCCGCTACAGGCGGCCTCGTCAAGCGCCGCACCACGGCGCGCGGCCAGTGGCACGGGGGCGCCGGCGCCCCGCCGCCAGCAGGCACGCCGGGCACGCCAGCGACCGGCGGCCGGGTCATCACCCGCCGCCCGCCCAGCCGCGGCCAGTGGGCCGGCACCGTCACCCGCACCGCCAACGCGCCGCCCGTCGCCGTCCCGCCGCCCAGGCCGAGGACCGGGCTGCCGCGCCGGTACCCGGCCCGCGGCCAGTGGCGGTCCGCCGCCGGGCAGGTCCGGCCGCCGGTCGTGTACACCGCCACCGGCGCCCGGCAGCTCTGGGCGGCCACCGGAGCACGGCAAGCCTGGACCGCCGGCACGGCACGGCAGGCCTGGACCGCCGGCACCGCCCGCAACTGACCCGGAAGGTGGCGCGGTGATCACGCTGACCCAGCTGGCTCAGAGCACCGAGCCGATCCAGTTCTCCGTCCAGGCCACCCAGAACGGGGTGCCGTACAACTTCAGCGCCGACCCCGTTTATGTCTCGTTCGTCCCCGAGGGGGCGCCCCCGCCCGACCCCCAGGCGGGCCAGTGGAATACGGCATCCGTCGAGACCGACCCCGGACCGGTCTATTGGATCACGATCCTGGTCGGCCCGCTCAACGGCGGCGTCCCGCTCGCCATCGGCACGTATATCGCGTACTGGAAAGTCACTGACAACCCGGCTGTTCCCGTCAAGGCAGCCGCCTACGTGATCATCTCTTAGGCGGCTGGCAGCATCCTGGCCGGCCTGGGAAGCCCCGTCTCCGGCCACTCGCCGCGCGGGCCGGGGAAGCCCTCAGGGTAGTACGCGCCGACGAACCACGGCCCATCCGGCGGGATCCGGCAGCGCGCCGCGCACGGACCCCAGATCTCGAAGCCGGGATCCGGAAGCCATGCCAGCGCGATGTCCAGGGTCGAGTGGAAGCTGACCAGGATGGCGCCGTCGAGACGGACCATCTGGTACTCGACCACCGCCCCGGCGCGCGGGGGCCGCTGCACGGCCTCGATCCCGGTCTCGCTCACCCGCTCAACACTAACCGGAAGGAACCCGCTATGTCCGAAACCCCCCCGGCCCCCGCGCCCGCACCGCCCGCAGCCCCGGCTGCCCAGCCGCCGCATGAGGGGCTGCTCGAGCGGTTTGCCGACCACCTGCCCGGCCACGGCGCCGGCATCACCCCGCCAGCCGCCCAGCCGGGCCCGATCCCGCCCGCGCTCCGCTCCGACATCAAGCTCCACGCCGCCGACGTGTTCGACGTCGCCGACCTGGTCCTGCAGGTCACCGAGGCCGTAGACCCGTCAGTAGCCGGCGTGGACGAGCTGGTGACCAAGACGCTGGCGCTGGCCAGGAACGCCGCCAGGATCGCCGGGCAGGTCCACGCGACGGCGTAGCAGCAGCGACGAGACGAGCCCCCGGCTCGCTGGTCCTTCGGGACTGGCGGGCCGGGGGCTGTTCTGCGTTTCCGGGCGGTCACCGGCGGGTATCACCGGGTCACGAGTCCCCAGTGCCGGGTGCTGCGCGCAGGCAGCCCCGGCATCGCGCTGATGAGGATAGGCGCGCAGTCAACACCCCCTAGCCTCCCCGGCCGCCCTGGGTCAACCTCTGCAGTACCTTGGCAAATCCGGAAACCACCCGCCAGGACGGCCGGGCGAGGGAAACGAGGCGCGGACTGGCTAGCTTTCCCTTCGGTGCGATCTTGAAACGCCAACCGCCGCCCGTCCTGCTAGGACGGGCGGCGGTTTTCTCGTGTCTGACGGTCACCGGGGAAGCGGGAGGTCTCCCCGGTGCCGCGTCACGGCGGTCAGGCTGCGAGGGTGTAGTGCCCCGCGTCCTTGATCAGCGCCGTGGTGATGGTGCCGGTCGGGCAGTTGAAGTACGCAGCGTTGAAGTCAGTCAGCGGCAGTGAGCAGCCGATGCCCTTCCACTGCTGGTTGGCCTGGTCGTTCTCCTGGAATGCGAGGCCCTGCGTGCCCGCGCCGCCCCACGCCGTGTCGTCGAGGACGAAGTTCACGCCGCCGTACCCGTGACGGTAGAACGAGGAGTTGTCCAGGCCGATGTTCTGGAACTCGAAGAGCTGGCCTGCTACCTCGACCGGTGCCCACAGCTGGTACGGGTCGGCGCTGGTCACGGTCGGGGCACCGTGCGCGCCGTCAAGGGTGATCTCGGGGCCGCCGTCCTGCAGCGGGCCGCCGATGAACGTCTCGCAGGGCCGCAGCACGGTCGCCCACCGCTGGACGCGGTGACCACGGACGGTCCGGTACAGGTCCTGCACCGACACGCAGTAGGCGGTCTGCGCGGGCTTGGCGCTGTCGTAGGAGGTGAAGATCGGGTCGTTCGCCTCGGCGCCGCCGGGAGTGAAGACGGCCAGGTACTCCCCGAACCCGAACTGGCCGCCGGCGGCCTCAGGCTCTCCTGCCGCCTGCGCGACGGTGAAGTCCTGCGCGCCGGTGCCGGACGGGTAGTCCTCGGTGTTCACGCCCACGGGCTCGTTCCAGTAGCCGAACCCTCCGTTCGTGTTGGGATCAGGGGCCAGGACCGCGAGGGCGAGGTTTCCCTTCGCCGCGTAGGCGAGGGTGGCGCCGCCGCACGCGGTCTTACCCGTGCAGCTGAGCGATGACGCGGCTGCGGTTCCGGTCGTCGCGATCGCGCTCACCGCCAGCACGCCGCCGACCATGGTCAGCGACGCAGCGGTGGCGAGCACCTTGCTCTTGATGGACATAGAGTCCCTTCCGTTTCGTTTGCTCAGCCAGAGCCCTGCGCCCGGCTGTCTTGCGCCCGGCCCGGATAAGCGGGAGGGACCGGAGTCTGAGGGAGTTACGAGGCCTCGACGTCCGCGGGGGCCTCGTCGAGCAGGTCGAACAGCGCGGGCACCGAGGCCTCACTCGCGGCACCCTGGACGTAGGCAGCGCCATCGGCGAAGTAGCGGGGGCTCAGCTCGACGCCGACACCGCGGCGCCCGGCCTTGACCGCGCAGTAGGGGACCGTCCCGATGCCCATGAACGGGTCGAACACCGTCTCGCCCGGCATTGAGTAGCGGACGAGCAGCCGGTCAACGATGTCGAACTGGATCGGGCAAAGATGCTGTTCTTGCCCCTTGCGCTCCTGGAGCATGTTCAGGGTGCGCATCCGGGCGATATCGGTCCACGCGTCGGGGTGCCAGCTCGGCGGCTGCAGCAGCATGAACCCGGACGGCAGCCGCCCTTTACGGTCAAGACGCTCGCCGATCGCGACGTGCTGCTCATAGTCGTAGACACTGGCCAGGTAGTGATCGCGGAAACGGCGGAAGATCTGCTGCGCGGGAAGATTCTCCAGTTCCTCGGGCAGCAGCGGCCTGTTCCCGCTCGACCGCCAGAAGCCGTGAGCGTCAGTCTGCCAGCGGGCCCGCGAGTACTCGCTCTTGCTCTTGACCACGGGGACGTCGGCGTAGCCGTCTGAGTTGTCGGTCGGCGGCTTGCGCCATAGCAGCACGTACTCCGGGCATCCGACGCCCATCTTGGAGCCGTCCTTGCAGTTCTCGGTCCACCCGAGCCGGTAGGTCTGGTTGTTCTCCCGCACGACATCGGTAATGACGGGGATCATCCCGAGCGGCGCGAACCCGTGCTTGGCGTAGTGGGTGATCGCTTCGGCGTGGAAGTACTGGACCGTCTGGAAGCCGAGCCCCGTCAGGCCCCCCGGAGTGATCCGGTCCTTGACATGGATCGCGGCCACGCGTCCAGGTGCAAGTACGCGGAACAGCCCGGGAGTCAGGAAGTCCATCTGCTCCCAGAAACGGGAATTGTCCTCGTTATGGCCGAAGTCGTTATATGACGGCGAATACTCATATTGAGTGCTGAATGGTATGGACGTAACAATTAGGTCCACGCTTGCCGTTTCCATCGCGGCGGTTTCGAGTACCGCATCGTTGTTTACGAGCCGGTAGCTGCCGCCGCTGATCTCGCGTCGTTGTACCCCGATTGACCTGGTAAAACCTCCCGAGAGTGCGTCTCTGGCCAAGCCGCGCTCGCGGATGATCTCGCCCATCCTGGCGACCAGATCGTCATGCTGCTGCCACTTGCGCTCAAGCTGCGCCCGGATGCCGCGCTCGGCGTCGCTGTAGATGATGTCGATCCGCACCGGCTCCGTCTGGAGGAAGCGGTGGATCCGGTGGATGGCCTGGATGAAGTCCGCGAACTTGAACCCGATGCCGGTGAAGACCGCGCGGTGGCAGTAACGCTGGAAGTTGCATCCCGAGCCCGCAATTACCGGCTTGGTCGACAGGACGTTGATTTTCCCGTCGCTGAAATCGATGATCCGCTGCTCGCGCTCGTCGAGGTCCTGGGAACCCCACACCGCCACGGAATCGGGAACCGCCGCCGCGATCGCGCGCCGCTCGTCCTCCAGGTCGTGCCACAGCAGGAAGTGATCATCGGGCGACTCGGCCACGAGCTCCGCCGTCTTCGCAACCCGCGCATCAAGGCTGGTGCGCTTCTCGGCTGCGGCCTCCTGGACGCCGAACGTGGCATCCCTGAACATGAAACCCTGGCCGTCCTTGTGCTCGCCCGCGCCGAAATACGGCGCCAGCGGCGACGGAACCTCATGCCAGCGGACGTCGAGCGGCGGCAGCTCGTAGCCCATGTCGTCGTGGCCGAGATCGGAGGGGCGGTTCAGGAAGAGGGCCCACGAGGCGATCCAGGCCCAGAACTCCTCCTCCATATGAGGATGCAGGGTCAGGTTGTCGGCCTTGGTCGAGTCGCGCTTGAAGAACCGGGTCCGGGCCTGGCCGACGTCCATGATGTCCAGGAATGCCGCGTAGGCGAGCAGCTCCTCGTACTCGTTCGGGCTCGGCGTGGCCGTGGCCACGAACCGGTAGGCGGAACTACCCTCGTACAGCCGCATCAGCTCGCGGAAAGTCTTTGTGCCGCCGCGGCCGCGGAGTATCGCCGCCTCGTCGAGCGACACGACGTCGAAGCCGCGCGGGTCCAGCTTCCCCTCGCGCACCGACTCGTAATTCGTGATGTAGATGCCATCGGCCGAGGCCTCGGCCGATGTGCGGATGAACTGGGTCTCGACGCCGATCAGCCGGGCGTCGCGGGCGAACTCCTGCCGGACGCCGAGCGGGCAGACGATCAGGCCGCGGCCGGCGCCGAGCTTCCCGGCGATCAGTCTGAGCGACTCCAGTTGCACCAGGGACTTGCCGAGCCCGAAGGAGGCGAACCAGGCGCGACGGCCGCCGCTGACACCCCACAGAACCATGTCCCGCTGATGCGGCTTGAGCGCCGGGTGCACCTCGTCCGGGCCGACGTCGAGGCCTGTAGACGTCGCCAGCCGGGCCTTGGAGTCCAGGAACGCCCGGTAGCTGAGCGCTGGCCCCTCACCCATCCCCCGCCTCCTGCTCGCTGCCGATCCTGACCTGACCGATCCGGTCCCTGCGGTGCTGTCAGCAGACAGCATGGTCGTATCCGTCTGACCGCTGGACGATCCGGCAATAGCGGTAGCGCACTCCATCTCGAGTGCCATCGCGGGCGACGATCCGGAAGTCGCCCCTGGTGCGGACAACTACGCGGCCGAGGTGCGACCCAGCGCGCTTGGGGGTACGCGCCCGCACCAGGTCTCCGGTCTGGAAGCCGTGGACCTGCTTTACCCGCGGCAAGCGCGTTCGCGGGAAGCCGTAAGCGTCGGTGCACGTCCGCTTATGCGTCCCGCGCCCGGTTGCCCTCACTGCGTACGTGGCTGCAGTCCCGGCTCCGCGAAGCTGATCCACCTCACCGCAGCACGCGGCATCAAGGGCGTGAGACTTCGGTGTCCCGGTCCGGTGCCTGTTCCATTTGGTGCGGGCGCCGGTCCAGCATTCGACGGCGACACCTAGGCTGCGCAGGGCGACGAGACAGGCGTACTTAGTGGAGTTCACCGCTGCCGCATCGCGCAAAGGAGCCTTGGCCTGCGCGAGGATTTTCGCGAGCCGGGCAGCGTCCGTCACGAATTCCCGTACGGGCATGCTGCCCTTTGCCTGGTTGCACGGGATACAGGCCAGGGTGAGATTAGAGACCCGGCTGCTCCCGCCACATGAGCGCGGAACAATATGGTCAATGTTCAGCGGGACGCCTGCCGCATCGCAGTAGGCGCACTTCCGGCCCCACTTCTCCAGCAGGTACTCGCGTGCCTCGTACCCGGCAAGTTCCCCCTGCTGGTATTCGGTGCCGCTGATCTCTGGGTTCTGCATGGCCTGCATGTCAAACCGGACCAGCTCCAGGTCAATCACGCTGACCGGGCACCAGTGCCGGAGTCGCCGCGCCCACGTCTCGACATGCTGAACGCGAGACCGCAGCGACGGCGCCAGCCAGCCCTTCGGCCTAACGCGGTTGCTGAACCTTGGCGGCCGGTAGCGCAGGTTTGACGACCGCCGCCGCCGCCGGTATCCGGCGCGCTGCTGCATTCTCTTGTGAATCCCGGCGGACCTATGGGTGATCTCCAGCAGCGCGAGGATGTCGCGGGCGCCGCCGAGTTGGCGGGTAACCGCCATCCCGGTTGCCTTCGAGCCTGGATCCACGCCGAGGCGAACCGCCCGGCCCGAGCGCAGCAGGGCGCGAGCGCGAGACGGATGGCACGGCATGAGCGGGTTACCCCGTTTGTCGAGCACGAACACCCGACGGACTCCCCTCGCGGGGGTAACGCCAGCCTTACGGCTGGTCTCCTCTCGGCCATGTTGCGCTCGCGCCCCTCGCGGGAAGCCGGGTGCCTTTCGGCCGCGCCGCCCCGTTTCGTGCCCACCCCTGGGGTTGTCTGCTGACGGCGCTTCGAGGGTCCGGGGCTGAGGAGGCACCCCGGAGTCGGTCTTCTGTCCTGCCTGCAACGTAGTCACCTCCTAAGCGACTCGGCCTGGTAACTGATGTAAAGGTCACGGGGATCAGTTACGTACTCCGCTATCCGGTCGCCAGCCGCGGTCATGCGACCTCCCCTGCGCTCGGGCCGAACTGCTCGGCCTTCAGCCGGTCGACGTACGCCTCGCACTCGCTCATCGGTATGCGGCGCTCCTGCGGGCCCAGCTCCAGCTTGCGGACCTCGCCGGCGCGCAGGAGCTTGTACAGCTTCGACAAGGACACGCCGATCTTCTTCGCCGCCTCCTTGTAGGTGAGCATCAGCGGCTCGCCCACGTCGCGTTCGGGGTACTTGTTGCCCACGCCGCCCGGCTCCTTCGGCTCCAGTCCGTCTCCGGATCATCTCCATCGTGAAGGTAGCACACCTTCACGCGCCTGTCACCGCCAGCCGCTGCCAGCGGCTGTACCATTTCGGGCATGAGCGATGCACCCAGGACGCGGAGAGCCAATCTGGAGTCGTGGACCAGCAGCGAGCCGAACGCCCGCGGCTACTACGAGGCCAAGGTCTGGATGGGCTTCAAGGCCAGCGGCCAGCCCGACCGGCGCCACATCCAGCGCAAGACCCTCGCCGCGGTACGCAAGCGGGTCCGCGAGCTGGAGCGGATGCGGGACAGGGGCGCGGTCGGCCAGTCCGGCAAGGTGCCCACCGTCGAGGAGATGCTGACCCGGCACCTGACCGTCGTACTCGTCCAGCGCGGCCGGGCCCCCCGCACGATCGCGGACTACTGGTCTAAGTGCCGCAACGACATCTTCCCGCGGTGGGGCGGCCAGCGGGTCGACCGGCTGCGCCCGGAGCACATCGAGGACGGCCTGGCCGCGATGCTCGACGAGGGCCACGCGCCGTCTCATGTCCGCAAGGTGCTGGCCATCCTGTCATCGGCGTACGAGGTGCAGGCGAAGCGGGCCGCGGCCTACGGGATGGCCGGCGGGACGACGCTCACGAACCCGTGCCGGTTCGTGGAGCCGCCCGAGCTCGGCGAGGCGAACCGCAAGTCACTCACCCGCAAGCAGGCCCGCGCCGTCCTGGCCGCCGCGCGGGGGCGCGGCCAGTTCGCCCGGTGGGCGGCCGGCCTCAGCCTCGGGCTGCGGCAAGGTGAGGTGCTCGGGCTGCGGTGGCGGTTCATGGACATCGACGTTCCCGGGGGCGAGCAGGGCGAGGCGCGCGTCTGGGCGCAGCTCCAGCGGCTCACCTGGGAGCACGGCTGCGATGACGCGCACGCCTGCGGGCGCAAGTACCACAAGACCCGGCCGTGCCCGGCGAAGTGCTCACGGCACGCCCGCGCCTGCCCGCCGCCGTGCCCGGACGGCTGCGCGGACCACGCGCGGCACTGCCCGAGGCGCAAGCTCCCCCGCGGTTCGGTGCGGCTGAACGGCGCGCTGGTGCTGCGGGAGACGGTCAAGGAGAAGAAGCGCAAGACCGTCCCCGTCTACCCGGAGGTGTGCGAGGTGCTGCGCGAGCACCGCTCGGCCCAGTACGAGGCGCGGATGCTCGCCGGGTCCGAATGGACGGACTACGATCTCGTCTTCTGCCAGTGGAACGGCTCGCCGGTCGACCCGCGGCGGGACTGGCAGGAGTGGGCCCGCATCCTCGAGGCCGCGGGCATCCCGCACGCCGGGGTCCACGCCGGGCGCCACACCGCCGCGACGATCGCCATCGGCGAGGGGGCCGCGCTTGACGCGGTGCAGGATCTGCTCGGCCACGCCGACGCGAGGACTACGGCGGGTTACGTCCACACTGCCTCGCCGGCCGCCAGGAGCGCCGCGAGGGCGGTCGGCCGGGCCCTGTTCGAGGGCGACGACTGAGGCCGCGTGAGCCGCTATTGTGCCCACAAATGGTCCCATTGACGCTCGCAGGAAGTGGCCGGAAGCCTCTGACCTGGGAGCCGCCTATCGGAATCGAACCGATGACCTACGCATTACGAGTTCTTGGAATACCTCTCCATGCTACTTTCTGCCGCTGCCGACAACTGCATAACCCCTGGTCAGTACAGCCGTTGATAGCGGCTGAGTGCTGCTGGAATTGTCCCCGGAACTGTGCCCACACTGAATGCGTTGCTCGCGGCCTATCGAACACCGGGATTGGTGACATTCCGTAGCGGGCACCATGGAGCCATGCGCGCCTGGATCGAGCTCCCCCCGGACTCGGGATGGGGTGCGGTACGCCTGACGAGGTCGGTTCTGGAGGATCTCGGGTACTGGACTGAGGAGGTCCGGGGTACCGGGAACGTGATGCTCCGGTTGTCGGGGTCCAGGCTCAGTGCGGAGGTGCTGTGGGAGATGCCGGGACAGGGGTGAACCTCCAACGGATAGCTCGGTTTCGTTGAAGCGAAGGGCTGGCGCTCCAACGTGCGTTGGAAGTTCGCAGCGAGGAGAAGGAGCCTCAGAATTCTCCGGGCGCGACCTGGCTGTCACACGCTCGCGTATACAGGTATGGACGAACCTGAATATCCCAGCGAACCGCTCACGCCCGAGTTCCGGGCGCGCCTCATCGCCGCTGCCGAGCGCCAGCTCCGCGTCCGGCGCGAGATCCTGCTTCTCGCCGGGCATGCTTCGGGGCACCTGCCCGGAGGTCGGCGCTGGTGTCGCATCTGCCGTAAGAAGTGGCCGTGCGAGCCGGTATTCGATGCGGCCCGGCCGGCGCTGGATGCGTTCGCTGACATCTGAGGGTGCCGGGACAGGGCTAGAACAGCAGCGAGGGAGAAGCGCGGCCAGTCTCCTGGCCTGCACCGTTGCCGCGTTTCCGCAGGTGGCGTCTTGAGCGTGGCCAGGATGCTTGCCGTAGATCGGCGGCGGCGAGACAGGGCCGTCCGGGAGGGCCTACGAGCCTAGGAACCCCAGCCCTCCCGGAACCACCCGTACGGGAAGAACTCGTGCGCGCCACTGCGAGATATTCAGCGCCGCTCGCAGCCCGGCTCTGGAAAGCAGGCCTTTGCTAAGGGCCTCCAGGCTGTCAACCGCTGGCCATTCTAGCACTGTGGTTAGATCGGGCAGCGAAGAGAAGGACGGCATACACGGGCTGTGCCGCGCTTGGCCCTGAGCGTTCGTTTGCCTGCGAGGGTGTCAGCCCAGGACGCTGGCCGGTATGCCAGCGGCCGGTCTCAGCCTAGCGCGGAGCCCGGCCGGGGGTGGCGTCCCGCGTCCAAGTACCCCGGAGGGGTACAACTGCATCCTGGCAATCGGAGGCAGGAAATATTATAACCGCGATCTGGCCAGGCCGTCCGGCCTGCGATGATTCCGCGTTTCCGCAGGTCGCGTTTCGGCTGTGGCCCTGCATGCGCGGAGCCCGGCCCCTCGCGTCTTCCTGGCGGTGTCGCGCGGGCCGGGCTCCGTCAAGCAGGGCCAGTCTCGCCGCGGTCTGCTGACTGGCTGCCGGTAATCGAAGTTACAGACCGCTTCTCTATCCGGCGGCGGTACGCACGCGGTCTCAGCCTAGCGCGGGAGCCCGGCCGTGCCCCGTATCAACGGTCCGGGGCGCGGACGGGCTCCGTTAAAGCCGGCCCTGTGTCCGGCACTGCTCCGGTGCGGCGGTCATATCCCGAGCACTTCGAGGGTGATCAGTCCCGGTTACTCAAGACGGGTAGGCCGCGCCGCCCGGCTCAACCTGCCTCACCAGCCTAGCGGTGGCCGTTCCCATTGAACAGCACCCCGGCTTCCAGGCGGCGCCACACCTCGAGCGCCTCCTGACGCCGGGTCATGCCCGGCGTCGCCGCCGTTTCGCCGCCGTAGCAGCGGCAGGTGCGCTCATGATGGGCGAGCGGCCCGGCTACCTCCATGAACTGGCATTCCTTGTGGACGTGGCGGATCCCGCCCGTCCTGTCGGCCTTCATGCATGGCATCGCCTGCCCGGAGTCGCCCGCTTCCTCGCTGAACGGCTCGTCGCAGTGCAGGCAGTTCTCGCCGACAGGGAAGGGCTTGCGCATCTCGGCGATCAACTGGCCGTCCTCGTCGTAGCAGATGTACGACCACCAGGGCTCGCCGAACCACCCCCAGTTGGCGCGGCGCACTTCGATGGGAATGTTATCGTACGGAGTGCCCGGCTTCCCGGTGTCAGCACCCATCACGGCTCCCCTCGGTTCGCAGTTGCGCAGTCGCTTCCTTCAGCCGTTCCAGGCCCACGCCGCGCTCGCCGTTACGGCCCACGATCCGCATGAGCACATCCAACTCGCCCAGCTCGCGCGGCTCGAAGCGCCTGACCGGCTCGACCAGCGCAGCGGCACCGTCAGCGACGCGCCACTGTGCCGCGACCTCGCCTTCCCCTTCGTCGGTGATGACCTGGGCGTGCAGGTCCAGGTACGGGAAAGCGGCGGCGATGGCCTGCCAGTCCTCCGTGACCTCCTTGGCGGTCGGCCATTTGCCGATGTTCCAGGTGGAGCAGCCGATCGCGCCGTCCCAGTCAAGCCAGCCGTGCGGGCCGCCGATCCAGGCCGAGACGATCCGCGAGTTGGTGAGGTGGTAAAGCGCGAGGCCGCCGATCGACTGGTACCACTCACCAGCGGCCTGCCAGGACATGTCCCAGTAGCTGTAGCCGCCGGCCTCGCGCCGGATCATCCCGATCCCGAGCACGTCGGCGACGGCCTTCTCCCACGCGCGGTCATTGGTGGAGAAGTACGGGCCGTTGGTCCGCAGCAGGATCTCATTCGCCTGCTTGCGGGTGACCGGCTCGGGCTTCTCGGGGACCACGATCAGGCGCGGCCACTTGGTCAGGTCTCGCACGGTTCCTCATCCTCCCGTACCTCGCGGGGCACCCCGATCACGCCCCGATCCCCGCGAGGCGGTTCACGTAAAGCGTCCTGCCGTCCAGCCAGTCACCGAGCCCGGCGTACGGATGCAGCAGCCGCCCGTCGTCGTCGCGCGTCTCGAAGTTGTCAAACGGGAGCGCGCCGCAGCCGGCGGCCCACCGCGCGGCTGTCGTGACGGGCGCCAGCGTCGACCAGCCCTCACGGACCTCGACGGTGACCTCAGTGCCGGTCACGTTCACCGCGATCTTCCGATTGGCGGTCTCAGTGCTCACCGGGCACCTCCTTCCACGGGCCGTAGGTGACGGTACGGGCGGACGAGCACAGCGGAATCGGGCCAGCATCGCACCTCATGGCGCGCTCGGCGCTCGTTGTCGGGGCCGGTGCCCAGGATGGCCGCCTCCCCGCTGAGGTCGTCGTAGCGGACGCCCCACTCGATCTTCAAGGCCTCGATGCGGCCCGTGATGATGTCCTCGGCTTCGTCCAGCTCGCGGGTGAGGTCGGGCTCAGCGGCCATAGGTGACTCTCCCTTGCAAGTCGAGCCCGGCGTCACAGTCCGGGCATACGAACCCCACCTGCTCGCCGTCGTGCGTTTCCACTACGACCAGCTGGAAGTGGGAGCAGTTAACCTGACGGACATAGGTACGCATAGCCAGCCGGTCGGCGGTCAAGTCACGGCCCGGCATCGGTCTCCCCTGTCTCAGCCGGGGCGGCCCCGGAGGGCACCTCCAGGTTGTCACGTCCGAACGCCTTAGCGGCGACAGCGGAAGCCGCCTCGAAGTGATGGTGCCAGGCAAGGTAGCCGCTTGATCCAGGGCCGGGTTCATTTTCGTCGGCATGACGGAGGATGGCGCTCGCGATCTTGTCGGCCAGGAGGGGAACGGCTGCTTCCAGGGCTGCGCGGGCGAGTGCGTCAGGCTCAGGGCTGCCGGGCCGGGTCAGATCGTCACGGAACTGGTCGCGGATGGCGGCTGTAGCAGCAGCGAGAACGGGGGCAGGGATGGGGTCAGGCATCACGGCCCGGCTCGATCGCAGTCTGCTCACGCTCCAGATACCGCTGCCACACTGTCAGGCCGTCGTCGCCTTGCATGTAAGGCAGCATCACCTGGGCCATGTCGGCCACGCCCGCCTCGATCAGCGCCAGCTGCGCCTCCAGCCAGTCCTTGAGAACGCGCCACGCAACGCGCTCGGCTTGCTCCAGGCTGGTGTACCGGTTAGGGACGTGACCGCGCCGGTAGCCTTCCTGCAGGGCCTTGTGGGTGCCGCGCACGTTGACCGGGAGCGCGAAGGTCCGCGGCCCGTATGGCGTGGTGATCACGAACTGCAGGCCGCTCGGCTTGAAGTTGTCATAGGTGATCCCGATGGCCGACGCACCGTGCTGGGCCAGCCGGGCGATACATTCCGAGGCTGATTTGGTGGCCTCGATCGTGGTCGTGTAGTTGAGCGGCCCTTTGCCTACGGGCATGGTTCCTCCAGTTCTTCCCGCATCTCACTCATCCTCGGTGCCTTCTTTCAGCCCCAGCAGGGCAGAAGTGATGGCCAAGCGGATCTCGCATTCTTCGGCGGGCGCAGGGTCGCCGTGCTCGTCGCGGCAGCAGTCGCACAGTCCGTGGCGCTCGACGGTGACGCAATCCGGGCAGGCTTCGATCTCGTACCGGTCAAGCCCGATGCCTGCCCACGTGCGGTGCTCCGGGCACCTCTCAAGGTGCCTGGAATAGGCCGTCAGCGAGTGGAGTGCCAGCACTCTCTCAACCGCACAAAGGAGGAGAGGGACGTGCACGGCGCATGTGAGCTTGGGGCGGAAGAACTGGCTGTCCGCGTCAGCGTATGTCCGGATCTCGTCCAGGCGTTCCCGGATGACGGAGACGGGGGTGGTGGGGTCAGGGTCGGGCATCACGGCCACGCGAGGTTCTGGCCGGGCCGCTGCACGTCGTGAGCGCAGAGCCAGTCCTCGTTGCCGTCCGGGTCCGTGACCTTATAGGCGAGGTGCGGCTCGGGGCGGTTGCTGTCGGTCTCGCAGTCGCGGGCCTCCAGCACGGGCATCGTGAATCCGGGCATCAGGCGGTGCTCGATGATGTCGCCGGTCTTGAACTGGTCCATGGGTTAGTCCTCCTTGGTTGGTGCCGCCGCGGGGGCGGCTAGCTCGGGTCGCGCCATCAGCACGCCTCCCATAGTGTCCGCGGCATCCGCTCGGTGCCGGTCTGGCCCCGCGGCCTCGACGGACGGTCCCAGCCGGGATGAGGCGGCCGCTCGGCCACGACCCGCCATCCGGCCGCGCGCAGCGACGCACCGGGCTCCCCGGCCTGGGTGTACGTCACCAGGCGCGAATACCCCAGCGCTTTCGCAGCTTTCCAGCACGCCCCGTACAGCATCGAGCAGGCGTTCGGCCAGCCATCCGACGTCACCCGTGTTACCTCCAGCGTCTGCCCGTCGTCGAACAGCCGCGCCACCGGCCGGCCCGCAATGGCCACGCCTCGCAGCACGCCCTCCTGATCGGCCGCTCCCACGGCGAACTTCATCCCGCGGGGGGGGGCGTGGTGCCGGTGCCACATGGCCGTGAACGCCTTCGCCTCGCGCTGGGAGACGGGGACCAGGTGCAGGGTCATTCAGAACGCCGGCTCGTCGTCCAGGCCCTCGCCGGCCTCGTCTTCGCCGGCTCCATCCCAGCCCCAGCCGCCGGCCGGAAGCGCCGGTCTCGGCTCGGGCCGTTTCAGCGGAGTCGGCAGGCGGACCACCTGGCATGCGGGGCCCATCACCACGTCGGCGATGATCCGGCCGTCCCAGTCGCGGACGACGAGGCCCTCAGCGCCGAACACCGATGCGCTGGCGATCCAGCCGGTGTGGTCGCGGCGGCCGGGTAGCTCCACGCGGCCCCATATCCCGTCAGGCCGGGAGTCCCCGGCCGGAGCCTCCTCGCCGCCAGCCGGCTCCCGGAGCGCGGCGAGGGTGCGCTCCATCACCTCGCGGATGTCGTCGGTCACCGGGTACGGCGCGTAGCATGCGCACACCTTCTGCAGCAGCTCCAGGTCGGCCCTGCTGACGGTTACGGTCTCGCTCATCCTCAGTCCTGCCGCCCGGCCATCAGGTGCCGGACCGACTCGCCGATGTGGTCCAGGGGCTCCCATTCGACCGTCTCGGTCTGCTCGATCACGTGGTGCGCCCCGTCGTAGTCGATCTCCTGACGGCTGACGTAGACGGCCCGGTGCCACGTCGGCTCGCCTTCGGCCGGCCGGTCGTGACCGTCAGGCTCGGTGCAGTGCAGGTCGATGCGGCCTCCCTTGACCGCGCGGCACTTGCGGGGCTCCGCGTCCGGCGCGGCCGGGTTCTCTCGTCTCTCGATGCTCATTTCTGCTCCGTCCAGATAGTCACGGTGGCCAGATCCTGGGATGCCATCACCGAGATCACCTCAAGGTCGTCCCCGTCGATGGCTATGGCGTCCTCAGGCATTGCCTTCAGGTGGTCGATCAGCTGGGTTACGGTCACGGCGATCTCCTTTCCCGTTTGACGGCGATGCACGGCAGCGGACAGATGTAGACGGCGTAAGGGCTGGCCCGCTCACCGGAGCAGCAGCATCTCAAGGGCGAGCAAGAGCATGGAGACGAGGTTCACCGCCTGCGTGCGCCGGCTCAAGGTGGCGCCGGCCAGCACGCTGCCGAGCTGGCAGATGCACAGGAGCACCAGCACTCCACCCGTCACGGCGTGCCATGTTCCGAGGTTCATTCGCTGTCTCTTTTCTCGTCGCCGCGTTCTTCCAGCTCGCACCCGAACTCGTTCCCGCAGCAGAAGTGATGCTCCCTGCACGAGCGTCTCATCAGCTCCCCGGCGGGCAGCGTCTCACCGGGCGCCAGCGATTCCTTCACGCGGTCCGCCAGCACCTTGCAGAACGCCCAGTAGTGGCCCTGGTGAGAGTTGCCGGTGTGGTGCCCGCAGCGGGGGCAGACGACACAGCGGCACGCCATGGTCCCGTCAGGCATGTGGTAGACGCTGGGAGCCTCGGCGTCGCACGCCGAGCCGGGCACGGGGGCGAGGCCGATAACCTCGCCGAGGATGAAGCCCTTCGCGGCCAGTTCCGCTCGCAGCGCGTCATCGGGCGGCGGGGGCATGTCGTCAGGCTGCATGCGGGGCCACCCCCCGCTGTGACCGTTTCCGCGTCCGCTGGTACTCCCGGTCCAGCCCGGCCAGGGCGTCAGGGACAGCCCGGCCCGCGTTGCGCTGCCGCGCCGCCTCGGCGTGGGCCTGCCGCAGTACCGCCAGCCACGGCTCCGCGGGCAGCGGGGCGACCCGCCGCGGTCCGGCCAGCGCCGCCGGATTCCGGGCCCACCGGCCGGCCGACGGCTTCCGGGCCCGGTGCGCAGCGTCGTACGCGTCCAGTTCCCGCAGCAGGATCTCCCGGTGCAGCGCCGCCTCCGGGTCCGGGGGGATTCCCGGCGGGGCCTCGTGCGCGCCGGCGGCGAGGCGGATCAGGGCGTCGATCAGCGGCTGCGCGCGGTGGCCGCCCATCGGGGCCGACGCCTCGTCGGCGCGGGCCATCGCCTCAGCCAGGACCTCGTCGCCGATGCCCGCGGGGAGCGCGGCGCGCTCGCCGGGGACCAGTCCGCCGAAGACCCCGTACTGCTCGCCGGCCGACAGCGCGGCCCGCAGGCACCGGGCCCGGACCGGGCAGCCCTGGCAGACCGTGCGGGCCCTGGCCAGATCGGCGGGGGTGTCGGGGAAGAACAGGTCCGGGTCCTCGTCCAGGCACGCGGAGCGGTCGCGCCAGCCGGTCACAAGATGCTCCGCTCAGCCGCCCGGTCCTTGATGTGTTCCGGGGGAGTCGTTATCGTCATCAGTGCTTGATCCTTCCCGGGCGGCCAGCCCCTACCGTGTTGCTGGCCGCCCGTCCATCGTTTCCGGCTCAGGCTGGCTGGCCGTGCATCACCGTCACGTTGCACTCGGCCGCGAGCTTGTCGACGACCTTGGTCACGGCCTCCCGGGCGACCCGTGCCGGCTCGTTCATGAAGTACCCGAGCGCCAGCGTCTTGTCCTGGCCGATGCGGTACCGGAGCCGGACCGCCATCACGGCCGGCGCGATGTCCTCGTACGGGGCGATCAGGAGGTCGAACTCGTTCGGCATCTCGATCGTGCCCCGCTTGGCGTTCTGCCCGGTGGCCGCGATCTCCTCGATGTAGCTGAACTGGGTCTGCCCGGAGGAGACCCGCGTGCCGCTGGTCATCGCGACCTTGAGGGTGGCCTTGAAGTTCTGGGCGGTCTCTAGCAGGTCGGCGGACTTGACCGCGCCGGCCGGGTCGATGTCGCTGGCGTGCTCCTCAAGGAACTCCGCGAACGCCTCCTGCCCCATGAACCTCCGGTCCTTCGCGGTCCAGTCCTGCCACGGGAGCGTCGGTGTCAGGGCCAGGATGAGCCGGTGCTGCTGCCAGCGGGCACCCTCGCCGGCGGCCAGGCCGTCGCCGTCCGCGTCGGTGCCCCGGTGGGCGTCGAGGACGGCCGTCACGGTGCCCGCGTCGAGATCGGCGAACACCTCGGAGTCCTCGTCGGCGTGCTTCCCGTAGTACCGGGCGAAGCTGGCCACGTTCCGCACGGTGACCGTGCCGCGCTTGCGCTTGGGGAAGTCGCGGTACGTGTCGCCGGTCAGGTCGATCTGCTCGAGGCGGCCGCCGGGCAGCGCGACCGCGTAGAAGGCGCCCAGATCTAGCTCGTTCGGCTTGGCGGCGCAGGTGGCCAGGTCGCGGACGACCTCGGCGTCTATGGTTTCTGTCATTGCCTCACTCCTGGCACGTCGCGGTCCTGGAAGATCGGGAGGGTGTTCGGGTCGTTGCGGGACAGGTTGCCGTCCTCGTCCGGGTAGAAGATGGACGCCGGGGCCTCGGCCCTCGGCGCGCGGAGCTCGACAGCCCCGGCCACCTTCACGATGTCGTCGTTGCCGCTGAACGGCGAGACCTCGATGGTCAGCCGCAGGGTGCCCTTCTTGCCGGTCTCCCTGACGGCCGCCACGAGCTCGGCGAGGCGCGTGGCGGCCTCGTCGGCGACCAGGCCCTTGTTGACTTCGCTGAGCACGTCAGCGAAGGGCCGCACGGTGGCGGCCTGTGCTGTGTTCGTTCCTGGCATCGTGGTTCCTTCCTCGGTGATGGTTTGGTTAGCGGGAGGTCAGTGGGGCGTGACTCCGGGGAGCGCGAGCTGCCCGGCGGCTTCCTGCTCGGCCGGGCTCATCGCCAGCGGCGGCGGCGGGTCATCGGGCCGGTGGAGATTGCACAGGGCGCCGTCCGGGCCGTCCTTCGCCCACCCCTCGTACGGCATCCAGTCGATGACCTGGTCGGAGGTCTCGAAGTGGATGCAGGACGGTCCTTCCTCCTCGTCGCCGAGCGTGTCACCGCAGGTTCCCTCCTGCCCGTCGGGGGCGTCGCATTCGGCGACCCAGCACGGGATGGAAAGCTCCTTCACGCGGACAGTAGCCAGCTCGGCCAGGAGTTCCGGGTCCGGGGCGCGGTCCTCGCGCAGTTCGGCCAGCGCCTTGTCCGCTTCGGCGCGCGTGACGAAGTGAGGGCTCCCGAGCCCGTCATCGTCGAAGTCGTACGGGTTCGGGTCGAGCTCGAAGCAGGGCTCCGGCAGCTGGCGGATGGTCATGATGCCGCCGCCCGACCGGCGCCGGCAAGCTCGTACAGGTGCCAGACAAGGCCGCTCATCCTCGGACAGGTGCCGACCCACCGGGCGTTATCCGGCAGCGGGTGGCCCGTGCCGAACACCTGGAAGTGACGGGCGGTCTTAGGTGCGCCGTTAGTGAACTCGGCCCAGAACTCCACCTCGTCCAGGGTGTTCCCGTTGGCGACGTGAACCGGGTCTCCGGTCAGGTCGAAGGTCCACGGCCGGTCGTCCACCGGGACCGCGTAGCGGAACATGCGCCGGAGCGGCGCTCCCTGCTCATCGGTGCTCATTGGCGTGTCCCTTTCTCGTCGGTGCCTCTTTCGCGCTTGTGCCGCACTGAGTGAATCTCCGGCTCCGGGCACTCGCACGGATCACCGATGCAGGAGGCGTGGCGGCCGTCGCGGCAGTCCGGATCGAGCAGCGGGCCCGCTCCGACCGCCTCCAGGTCCCGCGGCGGCTCGCCGATGAGGGCCGAGAACCAGCAGGAGGTTCCGTCCGGCCCCGTGCAGGCGGCCTCGGTGCGGTCGGCGAGCGCGCAGATCCTCTCCCGTTCGGCGGCCCGCATGAAAGGCGCAGCGGCGAGAAGGGCGGCCTCCAGCTCGTCGCGGGGGAACGGCTGGCCGGTGACGCGGAAAGCGCTGAACGCCTCATCGGCCGCCTCGTAAGCGCCGGCGGGCAGCGAGTCCTCAGCCATTCGGGGCCTCCCCTTCGTCGGTGCGCTCTTGATCTTGCTCATCGCGTCCGATCACCTGCCGTACGGCCTCAGCGAGATCCTCCGGCCAGCCTCCGGCCGGGTAGTGCGCCATCCAGCCGTCAACAACCTCGCGAACCTGGGCCTTCAGGTCTGCGACGGCCCGGGCGGCGACAGCGGAGCCGATCCTCATGTCCAGTTCCCGCTGTTCCGGGTGGCGTTCCTCCCACGGGAGCATCAGGAATCCCGGCCGGTCCTTCAGGGCGGAGCGCTCGGCTTCGAAGTCGCGGCGGACCTGGTGGACGACCTGGCCGAGCGGTTCGCGGGGGTCGCTCATTGCCCAGCCTCCTGCTCGGGCCGGTCGACCGGCCCGACCGTGATCCACCTCACCGAGTTACACCCATCGCACGTGAACGCGACCTCGCGGGGTTCGGTGATCTGGTCTGCGTCGGCGATGATGTAGACGATGCTTGTGCCGCAGTCGCAGCCGAGTTCGATGCCCGGCCCGCCCTCCGTGGATACCGGGTTGGCCCATAGCAGGCTGCGGGGCGGCGGGACGTAATCGTTGTCAGCCATTTCCGTCCCTCGGGTCCGCCTCGGTACCGTCCGCGTAGAGCACCCTGACGGGCGTGGTGTCCGGATTGTGGCCGGACAGGATCAGCAGGCAGGCGAAGCACACGCCCTCATCCGGGCCGGGATTGGGCGCGTCCCAGCCGTAATAGTCGTCCTCCGGCGTGCACTGGTAGGTGCGCTTGCAGCGACTGCATGTCACCTGCTGCCACTGGAGCGCCTCGTTCAGGTCCATGGCGGGCTCAGCCATGATCCGCCCCTTCGTCGCTGCGATCTTCCGGTCCTGTCCCGGTGATGGCCAGGATCTCCTGAGCTAGGTGAGGGCAGCAGGACCCCGGCAGCTCAAGGTGCCCCCGGCAGTGGGACGTGATGGTGGCCAGCTTGCGCTCAGCGGCCAGTGCCCGGTCCAGGGTCCGTTCCAGCACTCCGTCATGCAGGCATGCGGGGCACAGCCGGGTGACCGCGTTACCGGCACCGGCGAGGTCTTCGCGGGCTGTCTCCGGGTCCATGTCAGCGCTCATGCTGCGCTCCTAGCCGCTGGCCACCCGGCCGCCTCCGCATCCCACCAGCAGTACCAGGTGTGACCGCAGACCGCGCAGCCGTAGGAAGCTCGCAGGCTCCCGCGGTCCTCAACGGGATCGCCGAGGGGCAGCGCTACCGGGGCATCGCCGGGGAAGCACTCGGGGCAGGCGTCGGCCAGGGTCGAGGGCGTGCTCATGCGGCACGCTCCAGTCCGCCCGAGGGGCTCCAAGGGCGGTACAGGCTGGTGCACCTCGCGTAGTGGCCCTGGAAAGCCAGCGTCACCGTGGCCTGCGCGCCCTGCCTGTTCTTCGCCACGATCAGGTCGATCTCCCCGGCCCGCGGCGACTCGCGCTCGTAAGCGTCCTCGCGGTACAGCAGGATCACGATGGACGAGTCCTGCTCAACCGAGCCCGACTCGCGGAGATCGGCGAGCAGCGGCCGGTGGTCGGAGCGCATCTCCGGGCCGCGGTTAAGCTGGCTGCCGACCATGACGGGAACCTCGAACTCCTTGGCCAGCAGCTTGATGCCGCGGGAGATCTCCGACACCTCGGCCTGCCGGGACTCGGTTTTGCCGGCCGAGGTCATGAGCTGGAGGTAGTCGACGACGACCAGGCCGGCCGGCGTCCCGGCCCGCCGCATGGATCGCAGCTCCGACCTGATGCCCTGCACCGTCAGGTACGGATCGTCGTTGATCATCAGGTGCGGGCATGCGGCCAGCTTTCCGTACGCTCCCGCGATCCGGTCCCAGTCGCCGTCATCCAGGCTCGCGCCGCGGATACGGTGAAGGCCGACGCCGCCCTCGGCGGCCAGCAAGCGCTCCGTGCATTCCTGCCCGGACATCTCCAGGCTGGCGAACAAGACCGGGATGCCAGCCGTCAGGGCCGCATGCGCGGCAACGTTGAACATGACGGTGGTCTTGCCGACCGAGGGCCGCGCCCCCACGGTGACCATCTCCCCCGGCTGGAAGCCCAGGATCACCTCATCCAGGTCCCGCCACCCCGACATCACCCCGGAGGCCGCGTCCGGGCCTTTCTCGATCCGCTCGAGGGCCGGGGTGGCGAGGGTGGCGATGCTGCATGCCCGCGTCGCGGCCGAGCGGCCCGTGGCCTCGTCCAGTGCGCGGTATGCGGCCTCGATCCGCTGCGGTATCTCGTCGGCGTCGATATCCAGCGCCCACCCGTACTGCCCGATCCGGGTACCCGCCTCGATCAGGCCCCGGAGCGCGGCGTACTTGGCGACGATCCGGGCGTAGTACCCGGCGTTCGCCGCAGTCGGCACCGACGCTATGAGGGTGTGGATGTACGGGGCACCCCCGACCTTTCCGAGCCGGCGTGTCGCCTGGAGATGGTCAGCGACCGTGATCGCGTCGACCGGGCCGCCGCGGGCCTGGAGCTCGAGGATCGCTTCGTGGATGACCTGATGCGCCGGCAGGGAATGATCCGAGGGGCGCATCACCTCAGCCACGTCGGCGAGGGCTTCCTTCGACAGCAGCATGCCGCCGAGGACGCACTGTTCCGCCGCGAGGTCGTGCGGGGGCACGCGCTCGAAGTCGTCGTCGTTCATGCGCCCGGCTTCCTGCGGTCGGTGCCGGTCATCGCGACCACCTCGCACATTTCCGCGAGGCGGCTGGCGGCACGCTCCCCGATCTGGTCAGCCAGCTTCGAGGGGGGCAGGTTGCTGGTGACGATCAGCGGCAGGCAGTTGGCGTAGCGATGGTCGATGACGGAGTAGACCCGTTCCTGCGTCCACTCCGATGGCTTCTCCGCGCCGATGTCATCGATGACGAGCAGGGCAGCGCGCTGGCAGTCGCGGATGGTCTGCACGGCGGCATCGCCGGGGCGCAGGTCGTCTAGCAGGTCGGTCAGGCGGGTGAAGATGACGTTCGGGGCGGTGCGGGCGGCAGGCCCTCCCCAGTCCACTGCCGGGGGTTCCTCGCCGTGCGGCCTGACGCCGGTCGCCTGACACCAGGCGGCGAGGGCCATCCATGCGGTGTGGGTCTTGCCTGTCCCGACCTGGCCCGCGAGGTACAGGCCCTGCGCCTTCCTGCCCCGCGATGCCCACTCCGCGGTGGCGGCGGGGATCTCGACGGGGGCGCGGAACCTCGGCGGGGTGAAGCACAGGATCGCCTCGGCAAGTTGTTCCCTCGCGCAGTGCGGGCACTCTGCCGAGGCCGGGTAGTCGCCGCGCTCGTCATGGCGGATCACCGTAGCCCACTTGCCGTCGCCTCTGCACTCGGCTGATACCGCGTCCGGGAAGAACCCGGACAGGTCGCCGTGGTTCTGCTTACCAGCCACCGTGGTACTCCTCATCGCTGTAGTTCGCCTGCTTGATGCCGGCCGGGGCCTGCGGCTGCGGAGGCGGCGTGTCTTCGTCCAGCCAGCACTTCTTGTTGAGCCACGTGGCGGGGTACTTGCCGTAACCCCGAAGCACCTGCGGGTCGTCGCAGTACCGCTTGACGGCCTCAAGGAGCACCTGCGGGTCGGCCCCCTCGCGGATCGCCTTCGCGTATGCCGTCTCGGCGTCGCCGGGTGCCTTGTGGACCGGGTAGGCGGCGTACCACTCGGCGAACTGCGGGTCGGTCGCCTTCTGGCCTGCCGGGCGTCCGCGTTTAGGCTTTGCCGCTTGCGGGGGGTGCCCGTTGGCTCCGGCATCGAAGAGAGCGCCGTCGCCGGATTTTGCGGGAGTAGATCTCTCCGTAGGAGAGATCTTTACTTCCTGTTCTCTTCCTGTTCCGGGTGCAGATTCTGCGGGGGGGTGGTGCAGATCTTGCGGGGGCGCAGGATTTGCGGGGGGTGCAGATTCTGCGGGGTTCTGACTTGTGGCCTGCGGTGATGCCTGACCCCGCAAATCCTGCGGGGGTGCAGTATTTTCGGGGTGCAGATTCTGCGGGGGTGCAGATTCTGCGGGGGTGCGGGTATTTATGCGGTAGAGGTTGCAGCCTTTCGGCCCGGCGTTGTACCGGACCTCCAGTTCGCCGAGTTTCACCAGTTCGGCCAGGGCGGTCTGCACGGCGCGCTCACTCAGCCCGGTCTTGCTGGCCAACTCGGCGTTGCTCGGCCATGCCCAGCCCGGGTACGGGCCGTCGCCCTTCTCGCGGATGGCCCATGCGACCCGCAGCAGCACCAGCTTCGCGCTGTGCCGGGACCTGGAATGGTCCCAGACCCACTCGCTGACGCTGATGGCCACCCGTGGCCGCCTTCCCGATCACGCCCTCACGATTCCTGTCGCTCATGCTCTCCATACTGTACTATCATAGCGGAGAACGTGAGGGAATAATGTAGCGGAGGTCCCCGCCGTGGATCAACTGGAACTGCCAGCCTGGTGTGGCATCATGGATTCCATGGGCGTCACACCGGAGATGCGCGCCCGGCTGACGAAGGCCGGCCGCAACTACACGCGCGCCAAGGAGGCGTTCGACGCTGCCCGCGGCGAGCTGGTCGGGGCCATCATCGACGCGCGCAAGGATGGCACCCTCATCGAGGACATCGCGGGCCTGGTGCCGTACCGGCAGACGCAGGTGAACCGCGTTCTTGAGGCGGCGGGCCTGACCGAGAAGCGCTCCAAGCCGGAGTCCTGAGCTTCCGCCTCCTGACCCGTCCCACAAGACACCCATAACGCCGCTCCCCTCATCGCCCGGCCGGTCACGCTGCACGCTCCAGGTCCGCACCGGTGATCGCCTCGACCAGCGCCGAGATGATGACCTCCGCCACCGGCGGCGTAACAGCGTTGCCGTACTGGCGCACCTTCTCGCGCTTGCTGCCGAGCACCTGATAGGCCGCGCCGAACGCCATGGCCGCGCCGATCTCGCCGGGCTCCAGCATCCGGAACAGCACGTCCTCGACGCTGACGGCGGCACTGGCGAGCGCCCAGCGGTCGGTTGCGGTGATGGCTCCCACGGGCTCGGCCGCGGTCCTGGCCACGCCCGTGCCGTAGTACGGCATGAGCAGGTGGGCCAGGTGCTCCCAGGTGATCAGCGACTGATGACCTGCCGTGGTGAGGGTACGGAACGGCTCGCTGGCCGGGGTGGACATCTGCCCCTGATCACCCCGCGCCGTGTTGTTCCGCATGATCATCGCCAGGCCGGGCGGCGAGATGAGCGCGTGGTGGGCACCGGAGGCGCTGACCGTGCTTATCGGCCCGGTTACCGGCTGCGCGTCCATGTTGCCGCGCATGACGGCGATGAACGGCGGCACGGCAAGCCCGGTCTCGGCTCTGGCCGTCTGGGTCCGCATCGGGTCAGACGCCGGGAGCGCTTCCTTGCCCTCGCGGCCCTCGACGGGGACGAGCATCGGCGCCTGCGTGACGAGCCCGTGATTGCCCCCGTCCGCGACCACCGTGGCCAGCGGTTCAGTCTCGGCCAGGATTGAGCGGTTGCGCCCGGAGCGCAGCGGCACCAGGAACGGCGGCGTCACGAGCCCGAACGGCTGGCTTGACGCGGTGAGGGATGCGAGCGGCTCGGTCACGGCCGACGTGCGCAGGTCATCCTGGCCGCCGCGGTTGACAGTCAGGAACGGCGGGCACGCCAGCGCCTTCGTCGCCGTGGCGGTCTGCGTCGTCAGCGGCTCGTCGACCGGCCATGTCCGGACACCCGGCCGCCGCTCGAACGTGTTCCCCGCGGCCTCCAGCGTGATCGGCCGCGCGTACCGCTTCAGGCCGGCCTCGATCCGCGCGATCGTCTTCGGCTTCAGCGGGACCGCACGGTCCCCGATCCGGATTCCGGCGAGGGACCAGTCGATGGCCGCAGCCGCCGGCATCGCCGCAGGCTCCACGACCTGGCTGCATGAGACGCGCGGGCAGCGGTAGACGTACTGCTGCCGGTAGCGGCCCATGTCGCTGCCCGCGCGCTTCCACCACTGCACCGCGGCCACCGCCTGCTCGCACGACGGGCACCAGGCCAGCGGGCGCAGCCACCGGTCCCAGTCGGGGTCACGGCCGAGCGATGCCGACCAGTAGGCCAGGTACAGCCGGTCCCTGGACTGCGGCGCGTACGGCGTGACCAGCGGCCGGGCGTGCATCGAGTTGATCGCGATCAGCCGCGTCCGGTAGCCCAGGTTCGCGATCGAGGCGACCCATTCCCGCCACGCGGTCCACGCCCGGACATCGGTAACGTTCTCGACCACCCCGGCCAGCACCGGCCGGCCGCGCAGCTGCATCGCCTCCAGGTACCGGGGTACGTCCCACATCAGGGAGCGGGACCGGTCGGTGGCCTCATCGGGCAGCGTCTCCCCGAACAAGTCAGGCTGCTTGTCGTAGTCGCGGCGCTGGCCGCGGGCCACGGACCAGGTAGGGCACTCCGGCGATGCCCAGAACAGGTCACCGGCGGGGAACTTCTCCACGTCGGCGTCGTGCAGGTCGCCCTGGTAATGCTCGGTGGCGGGGAAGTTGAGCGCGTGCGACTCGATCGCGCGGGCCCAGTGGTTCGCCGCTAGCCGCGCGGTGACGCCGGGGACCGCTGTCGCGCCCTGGCTGCTGCCGCCGGCGCCGCAGAAGAAATCGATCAGGGTCAGGCTCACGACGCGTCGCCGCCCCTCCGGTTCTGTCCCGGCTTGTACCGGGGTGCGAGATCACGTCGCCTGGTCCGTCCCGGCGTCCCTCGGAGCGATGCCCCGCGCTTGGCCAGCTCCCGTTTCATCTCAGCGCGGAACTCGGCACCGGACAGGCCCGTGGAACCGGCCGGGAGAACGTCAGGCTCGGACGCTCCCCCTGCCGGGTCTTGTCCGCCCGGGCCCGCTTCCGCCGGAAGTCCCGGCCTGGTCTCGGGCGGCGTTTCCGGCGGCACCCGGCCCGGACCGAGCCCGGTATGAGCAGGCTCGGGCCGGGCGGGTGCCGCGTTCCCTGGTGCCTGGATGAGGTCAGGCACCGAGGACGAGGTTAGGCCGGACTCCCCCACGGGATTAGGGGAGCCCGGCTCGCGCACTGGAGCCCGGCCTGGGGGCTCGACAGCCGCGCGTCTGGGGGTTCGGGGGGTCACTTCGGCGCCGCCTTTCCTGCCGCCATGGCGGCCGCCGCGGTCTCGGGAATCTCGCACTGCGGGCACGCATCCCACTGGCGCGGCCCCTTCTGGTTGCGCGGGACTCCGGTGCCCGTGCGGGCGTCGTACTGGCGAAACTTCCAGCCGTCCGCGGCTGCCCTGATCCGCGCCGAGGTGGCATCGGAAGCCAGTTCGGGATGCTCGGCTCCGCAGCCGTCGCAGACGAGCCGGGAGAAGCCGACCGCACGCACGCTCACGACACACTCCGAAGCTCGCCAAGCTCCGCCAGCGCCGCCGCGACGGTCCGCTCGTCGGCGCGGATGGCGGTCTCCCAGCATTCGCCGCACGCGAGCTTGCCGACGCGGCGGCGCGCGGAGTGCTCGCGTCCGTTGCACAGTGCCCGCGCCTTGCGGGCCAGCGGGTGCTGGCTGGTGAAGTGGTCCGGCTCCCACACCGGGCCCATCGCGGGCCGCCCGTCCCGCTTGCGGTCCTTCGCCCGGACCCGCCGCACCGCGGACACCCCGTCGGATGCGGACAGGTCACCGCGCCGGATCGCCTCCTGCGACTTCACGTCCAGGTCGAGCAGCGACAGGTAATAGCCGACCGTGGCGTCCGATAGGCCGATCGACCGGGCGATCCGGATGTTGCTGTAGCCCTTCTTGCGGAGCTTGCCCATCGCCTCGGCCTTGTCCATCGGGTTCAGGTCGGCCCGCTGGCAGTTCTCCACCAGCATCAGTTCCTCAGGCTCGGCGGCCGGGGAGTCCTTGGCGGCCTGGCGGAACGCGATCGGCACCATCTCCAGCCGCGCCCGCTTCGCCGCCGCGAACCTGCGGTGCCCCGCGATGATCTGGTAGTGGCCGGGCTTGTCCGGGTGGTGCTCGACGACGACCGGCTGGAGGATGCCGTGCACGGCGACCGACGCGGCCAGCCCGGAGATGTCCCCCAGCTCGTCGCGGATGTTGTCCGGGTGCGGGTGGAGCCGGCTGATGTGGGCGTAATGCTTGCTGGCGGTCATTTGCCCCCCCCCGCTTTCCTGCGGGCTAGCTCATCCCTGGCGCGCTGCGCGATCTCGCCCGGTTCCGGTTCGGTGTCGCGGCCCCGGTAGGTGTAGCCGCTCATCGGCGCTCCATCAGCCAGTGCGACCGCCGGCGCCTCCCGGCTACAGCTACCCCGGCAGCAGCAGCAGAGAGGATCACGGCTCTCCGGTACCGGCCGTCCAGGGCGGAAGAGATAGCGCCGAGGAGGGATGCGGCGGCGATGACGCGGATCATGCTGGCACCGCCGCAGCAATGCGCGGGTACTCATCCCAGGTGCGCCCGTCAAGCTCGCGGCCCCGGACGTTCAGCGACCTGATGTCCTCGGCTAGAGCGACCATGGCCGGGGTCGGGTCATAGTCGGCGGGTGCCCACGGGTAGCTGTCCTCATCGACTCGCGCGTCCCGCGACTCCTGTCGCGCCTCCTGAAGTTGGAGCGCAAGCTCGGCCTGCTGGCGCTTGATCAGGAGGTAGGGCAGCACGGCCGCGATAACTTCGGCGGCTCGGTCACCTTCCAGCACCCATTGGTACTGCGTACGGTGATGCGCCCTGTCTTCCTTTGGCTCGTAAGAGCGGACGCTGCCACCGTAGATAGATGCAGCGAGGTCGTGCGGTTCCCTCCGAGTCCCAGAGATGCCGACTCGCGGGGCGCAGTAGGTACGTCCCCGGCGAGTGCTGCTGGACGCGGTGATGTACCCGTCGCTGTCAATGATTCCGGCGAGGTACGCGAGGATCGTAGGCTCAGGCGGCACGGGGGAACTCCCTCGGGAAAGGCTCGGGCCATTCGGCGGCGTTGCCGCCTTTCCGGTCGGCGCAGCCCCATTCGCGGGCGAGTGCAGCGCCGGCCTGCTTGAACAGGAACGGGATGCGGGCGTCCTGGCACTGATCCCGCAGCGACCGTGCCCACTCGGGAAGCATCGGCCGCGCACCCGGGCCCGACTCGCCGCCAGCGACAACCCATGACACCGAGCCGGGGCAGGCCGCGTAGATCTCGCCGGCCGCCGTCTTCACGTCGCCGTAGAGCGCATCGACGAAGACGTTGCCCCGGATCTGGAGGTTGCGGAGGTCGATCGCGCCGAGCAGCGGCTCCGCGGAAACCCACAGCACGCCGGCGGCGGGCTGGCAGGACAGCAGCGCGTGCACCCGGATCGCCGCCCAGTGCTGATCCTCAGCCGAGACGCCCAGGCACAGGTTCGGGATCGGCCACGGCGCCTGCTGGCCAAAGTGGGTGTCGATGTAGTCGGCCCACGCCCGGCCGCCGCGCCCGAGGTCGGCGGCCAGCTGGTCCCAGCGGGCCTCGTACATGGCCCGGAACTCCGGCGAGGTCAGCAGCGAGCGCATCCGGCCGTGCCGCTTCGTCAGGAGCTGGAAGGTGTGCCACCGCGCCATGGCCATGACGGCGAACACCTCGGCGATGAACTGATCCGGCACGTCCTCGTAGAACAGGTCCGCGAGGCTGTTGACGAACACCTTGCGCGGCTTGCGCCAGTGCAGCGGCTGCTCTAGGCGTTCAGGCAGGAGGTTGACGCGGCCGGTCCAGTCGGCCCGGCCAGGGGTCTGCACGGTCAGGCCATCGAACGCGGCGGCTACCTTCGGGTTCGGGTTCCCGGCCCGGATGCGCGCCTGGATGATCGCGTAACAGTGATCACATCCCGGCGACACGCGGGCACAGCCGAGCACGGGGTTCCAGCTCGCGTCGCTCCACTCGATCGCGGTGTTGTCGCTCATGCGGCCCTCGGAACTTGCCGGTCGCCAGCGGTCTCAGGCGCGGTAACCGCCGCCTTCACGTCGTCGAGGAGAGCCTGACTCGCCGCCGTCACCGTGATCTTCGGCGGGGCCTTTACCGGTGCGACGAGCCGCAGCCTGGCCTCCAGCGTCCGCAGCGCCTTCCAGCCGGTCCCGAGGGTGGCCAGGTAGCAGGCTGCGCCGATCACCTCGGCTGTGATTATCTCGGGGGTGTTCAATGCAACTCCCCGGCGGCGAGGATGAGCGTCACGGTGATCGCCGCGCAGATGACGACCGCGCCCACTGCGGCAGCCGGCGTAAAGGGCTTGGGCGTCTTGCCGATCCGGCCGACCGCCATCAGCGCGGCAAGAACCTCGAAGGCGGCTATCACGTACAGGGCGTACTTCATGCGGGTCCTCCGTTGCTGTCGTCGCGCTTCCTGCAGTGCCCGCACACCGGGAGCGGCCCGTGCCGGTCCCGGTGGTCAAGCCACGGCCCTTTCCCCCGGTCACCCGCAGGGCACAGGGGCTTCCAGGAGCCGGGGCGGGCGTAGTGAGCTACTGACCCGTTCGGCGAGTAGAGAAGCTGCCGGGGCCCGGGTTCCGCAGGTGCTGCAGCGGGAGCCGGCGAGGCCGACGGGAGATCCTGCATCGGGGGATCAGGCAGCGGCGACACATCAGCCCTCGGCACCGACGGCGGCGGGCCGGCGTGCAGCCCGACCTTGGCCGGACCGCGCTTCTTGCGCTTGAAGATCCTCACGGAGTACCTGCCTCTCTGACGGCCTGCCCGGCGGCCAGGGCGATGCTGCCGGCGATCACAAGAGCACCTTCCCGGCGGCGGCCAGGACGGCGGTGATCACCGACATGACCACGCACAAGACGGCGAACGCCACCCTGAGCCGCCGTTCTCCCGCCACGGCGCTCCAGCAGGCGAGGCCGAAGGCGGCGACGGCGAACCACGCGGCGATGAAGAGCACCGCGGCGGCGAGAACGGGATGGGTCGTCACCGAGGCCCCCGTCCCCGGCTTCCGGCCGGCACGGCGATCGCCCGGCCCCGGTAGCGCCTGGCCAGCCACGGCAGCCGCCACCCCGGATACACGCGCTCCGCCTCCGTCGCCTCGTGGTAGCGGGCCACCAGCTCGTACCACCGGTCAGCCATCGCACCGGAGAGGGTGATCCCGTCCCGCTGCGCGCCAGGTGCCCGGCACGGCCGGGACCAGGCCCGGCGCAGGACCACCGCCAGGACGATGATCACGGCGGCGGTGACCAGGGCGACGGCAAGGTCGACTACGCCGCCTCCGCCATGGCCGCCCCCGTCCGGCGGGGACCAGCTGTACGCCGTCCTCATGCTGCCGCCCTTTCCGCCTCGGTGAGCCGCCGCCCGTCGTCCGTCAGCCAGAAAGTGACGCCGGGGCCGTCCGGCCGCTCGAAGTACATGACGCCGACCTCGGCCGGGTCCTGCCAGGAGAACAGCGCGTAGCCCTTCCCCTCGTCGTGCGGGTCGGTGCGGCCGTCAACGCGGCCGTGGCACTTCTCGCCGCCGAGTCCGAGCAAAACGACCAAATTCGAGGGCACTGGCCGTCCGCCCTGGCTGGCCCGGACGCGGTGGCCGAGGCTGTAGTGCTGGCCCTTGATGGGGGTGCCGCAGCAGACGCAGCAAAAGCGGTCGCGGGCCAGTACCAGCGCGCGGACCTCAAGCGAGATCAGGTCCTCGCCGCGGACCGTGACGATCCGGTACGTCTTGCACCGCCAGCATTTCTCCGCTTTCCAGTCGATCTCCGACCGGGGCCTGAGGTCGGCCGCCCTGCGGAGCGCGATGATCTCCGCGGCCTTCTCTGCCGTGTGCTGCTTGTGGTCGCAGGCGGCGGTGAGCGTGCCACCTCGGGCGAGGCTGGTCATGGCGCGAACCTCGCGTCCTTCCGCCACTGGCGCATCCTCCGGCGCTCACCCAGGGCCCGGATCAGCCGAGCGAGGGCGCTCATGAGCCGTACCCCTCGATCGCGTTCCGCTCGGCCCGCTGCGTGGCGCCGATGCTCCGGCAGGTGTCCCAGTCGTCCTTCAGCAGGCGGAGCACTTCCTTCGCCGCGTCCAGCTCAGCCTTAAGCGCGTCGGCGGCGAACACAGCCCCCGCCGCGGCGAGGCGCGACGCCTGGTCTCGCTGCTGCTGCGGCCCGTCGGCGGACATGAACTCCTCGGCCCGGACGATCGTGGCGACCTTGACCGCCTCGGCGACATCGGTCTGGAGCTGCCGGATCTCCTCGATCTTGTCCCGTCGCATCCGCTGGATCGCGACCATCACCTGGGCGATCTCGCGCGGGCCCAGGTCTTCCGCCTGCCGCCCGCGCGGATGCTCGCCGGGCGACAGGATGCGCTCGATCGCGACGGCTTCCAGGGTGGTCACGCGGGCTCGCTCCCCGGCACGAACCCCTCCGGCCAGCCGTCCTCCGGGGTGCTCCTGGCGGGGTTGCCGAGGTCTTCATCCGCTGCGTCATCATCAGCGACCTGGCCGGGCAGCACGCGGGGCGGCCGCTCGGTCACTTCCCCGGCGTTCGCGGTCGGCGTGAGGTCGACCCGGATGCCGTTGTCCGCCTGCATCGCGGTGACCATCTCGGCGGACTTCGGGAGCAGCGCGAAGTTCCGCAGGATCATGGTCTTCTTCCCCATGGGCAGGAAGTGGTCGGTCCAGGGGCCGACGATCTTCCCGTTCTGGTTCCGCGGCGCATGCCTGTCCCGGTGCTGCTGCATCTCCTCAACTGACCAGGGGTCGGTGAGGGAGTAGCCGCCGCCGATGACCCGGGCGACCGAGTAGAAGCACACCGGATCACCGTGCAGGCCGCGGTAGGAGGGCTTGTGCAGGAGCTTGTCGCCGTCCTCGTGGAACTCGATGTCGAACTCTTCGCCCTCGTAGACGACCCGCGACGCGATCCCGGCGAGCTTGCCCGACCGGTAGCCGAGCTCGATGTACCCCTTGTAGCCGACGACGAGCTGGGCGCGATGCCGGCGCTGGGCGTTGTCCCAGTACGGAAGCGGCCACGCGTGCCCGAGACTGGCCACGCCGGGCCGCAGGTCAAGCTGGGCGCACGTCATCAGCGACCCGAGGAAGCTTTCCGGGTCGCACTTGTCGAGGTTCTTGATGGTCCGCAGGCACGTCATCGCGTCGCGGACAAGCTGGGTCGCCTCGCGGCCCTTCGGCATGGCCGCCTGGAATTCCGGGGTCATCCGCTCAAGCTGCTGCGCGAGCGTCCTGACCTGCTCGGGCTCGGAGCCGTTCCCGTTGCTGCCGTTGCGCTGGGCTGCTGCCCGCGCGGCTAGTTCTCGTCCCATGGTTACGCATCCCCCTTGAGCGTGACGTTGAACTGGCGGAATCCCTTGTCCGTGACGACCTCAGCGGCCACGTCGGGATACTTCTCGCGCAGGACCGCGATTCCTTCCTTCGGGACGCTGGTCTTGCTGCGGTTCGCCCACCGGGCGACGGTCTCGCCCTCGTACGTGGCCGTCCCGGCGTCGCCCATGGCGGCGGTGATGAGCGCCTTGATCTCGTTCTTCCGGCCCTTGGCGGCGCTCTCGTTGGCGAGCTCCTTGCGGTACTCGCGCAGCAGGGCCACGTCGGCGGCGGACAATTCCGCCGTCTTGCCGTCGTCCGCCTCGGGGTACAGGCGCGCGATCAGGTCGGCCGACGCGCGGCCTTCGAGGGCGGGCGGGGTGCGGGCCTCGACCAGGTGCCAGAACTCTTCCTCGCACGCGGTCAGGTCGGCGATGAACGCCTCGTCCCGCTCGATCCGGCGGATGACCGGGGGCTGCCCGCCGACCTGCGCGGCCAGCCATGCGTGCGGCAGGCCGGTGACCGCCATGGCGTGCTGGGCCTGCGCCTCGGCGCCGTCGGCGACGATCTCGCCCTCGCCGTCTTCCCACTCGCCGCGGCGGTGGTAGTTCGTGTTCTTGATCTCCAGGATGCCGCCGTCGGCCGTGAGCCGGTCGACGGACACCCGCTGCCACGTCCGCTCGGCGTGCTGCATGAGCCCGCAGCGGCGGGCGCTGACGCCGGTCTTGAACGTGAACCACTCGGCGATGGGCCCCTCGACGTAGTTGCCCCAGGCCATGCCGTCGGTCTGCTCGCGCTCACCCCGGTCGTCGCCGGTCTTGTCGAGGTAGACCTCCATGCGGGTCTTCCACGGGTCCAGGCCCAGGACCGCGAGGGCGTCGCTGCCGCCGATGCCGTCCCGCCGCAGCCTCAGCCACTCCTCGCGGGGCGTGTCGTAGCGGGCCACCAGGATGCCGGCCGGCGTGACCTTGCGCCCGGTCATGACGCACCGCCTGCGGCTGCCCGACCCTCGGCCGACGTGAGCACCTCGGCCAGGGGGGATCTGCCCGCGGTGACGTACGCCGGGTCGATCTCGCGGGTCACGAACTCGGCGAAGCGGTCCGCGTCGTCCTTGCCGTCCACGATCCAGGCCGCGACCACGCGCTGGAGCTTGGCGGCCTCGGCGTACCCGATCTGCCACGCTTCCTCGGCCACGTGGCGGGCCATGACGGCAGGGTCGGGATGGGTGCCGCGTTCCACGGCGAGGTCCAGCTGGAAACTCGCCGGGCCAGTGTGCGAGGTCTCGTCGCCGGGCCGCGCGCCGCCGGTCAGGATCACGACGTACTGGCCGCTCATGCCGCTGTCTCCCGGTCGTTCCGGGGCTCGCACCCCGGGAACACGCGGATCAGCTCAGCCGTCCAGTACGCGACGTGCTCAGCGGCCCGCTCCAGGGCCGTGTGCAGCGCCTCCGGGTCACCCTTGAGGTCGTCCCATTCGGATGCGGGGTGGATGAGGTCACGCGAGAGCGCGTCGTACAGGTCCAGGGCGTCCTGCAGCGCGCCGGCCTCGGCCTTCGCGGCATCGCGGACGCTGGCGGGCCATTCGGGGCTGGTGGCGCGGGCGAGGACCAGGAGCCCGTACGCGACGGTCTCGCGGCGGCACTCCGGGGTGATCGCCCCGGTCCCGTTGATGATCATGCTGCCTGCCCCTCCCGCCGCCGTTCGGCCTCCACCTGGTGCATGGCGAACGCGATAGCCCGGCGTACCCCGACGGCGGTCTCGTCGAGTTCCTCGTGGATGCTGCGGCGGGCCTTGCGGACGTAGGCGTGGATGTCCTCGTACCACCCGTCGCGGATGTCCTGCCCGAACCGCAGCCATACCGCGTCGTCGCCCGCGTACAGGACGACCCCGGTGCCGGGACGCTGCCCGTACTTGTGGTAGTCGCACCGGCACGGCGGCTCCGGCTCGGGGGCGGGGCTGCCGGTGACGGCCAGGAACGGTCCCGTGTGATGCTCGGCGTAGCCTCCCGCCATCGCTGCCGCGTGCTGCGGTACCGGCACGGCCGGGTACTCGTGCGCTACTTCCGGCAGGGGGACGAGCACGCCCGCGGCGGACACGGCACGACCCGCGGCCGGCGTCGTCGTGCGCGCGGAGCGGAACCGGCGGGGCCTGCGGCGGCTCATGACGCCGCCTGCCCGGTGAGCGCGGCGAACGCGGCGTCATGGTCGGGGGTGTAGTGCGCGTCGACGGTCAGCGACTCGCCGTCCTGGGTCCACCGGCGCTGGGCGAAGTACGTCTCGTTGCGGAAGTCCAGCGGGACGCCGAGCCAGTCGGCGATGGCCTGCGCTTTCGCGAGGCGCTCGGCGGGGGTGCCGTCGGCGATCTTGATGCTGATGACGGCATCGAGCTTGGGCCGTCCGTCCGGGTGGTTATCCCAGTAGGCGGAGACCTCGGCGAGGACGATGCTGCCCCCGGAGGTCCCGTTCCCGGTCGCGAGGGACTTCTCGCGTTCAGTCAAGCCGATCATGTCTCGTTCTCCGTTTCCGATATCGGTCTGTTATCCTTTGGTTGTCCGTTCTCCGGACATCCCGCCCCGCTGCGTCACCAGCGGGGCGAAGTTCCCTCTTTGCTAGGCCGCCGCCCCGTTCACCTGGGGCGGGCACTCGTGGCCGGGCTCCCACAGGCTGCTGCACCCGACGCATACGGTCGCGAGGCGCGTGCCGGGCCGGCCGTCCTTGCGCTCCAGCGATTCCCCGGAGCAGCCGAAGACTTCCGCCAGCCGGGCGATCATCGCGGGATGGGCGTTGCGGGTGCCGCTCTCGATCATGCTGACCAGGGCGAGGGATACGCCGAGCCGCCGCGCCACGTCGCTCTTGGTCAGGCCGGCCTGCTTGCGTGCCCAGGTCACGGCCTGCGGCTCGTGGTCGAAGACTGGCTTGGGGTTGCCCATGACGGGAACAATAGTGTGAAGGGACGTTATATGCAAGTACCTACCGGCACCTTCTCGCACCTTTTTCACAAGCCCTTCACAGACCTGCGCCGAAGTGTTACCGTCACGGGCGGGCGGGATACGCGCACCTGGTAGACACCTGGTGTGAACCTATGTGAAGGTAGACCGCATGGATACGCGCCCGCCACAGCCCCCCGAAGGCCGTCTCATAGGCGATGCAGCCGAACGCCTCGACCTCTCCATCAGGGAAGCAGCCCGCCGCGCCGGCATCTCCTACGGCCGCTGGCGCCAGATCGTCCAGGGCTACCAGAACGTCTCCCCCGGCAACTACGCGATAGTCCGCATACCCGACACCGGACGCGCGGCCAGGACCCTGGCGAAGATGGCGGCAGTCGCCGGCGTCACGCCCGAGCAGATGGAGACCATCGGGCAGCGTCCCGCCATAGCCGAGGTGATGCGCAGCCTGCCGGGCGCCCCGCGCCCTGTGCTCGCCGGCGAGTCCCCTCCTGACGCCCCGCCCGGCTTCATCAGCCGGGAGGCAGAGGAGGCAGCGCGGCCGTTCAGGGACGAGATCTGGCTGCGGCGCGGCGAGTGGAGAGAAAAGTACGCCTCCGCCCATCCCGGCATCGCCCCCAGCGACATCCCGGAGCCGCCCGGTGCCGCCCTGTTCGGCGAGGGCAGCCCTGACGCCCAGGACTGGGACCGCATGGGGAGCCGCGGCCTCGACCTCCAGGGGCGCATATGGGTCCTCGCCGCCACGCAGGTCCACGAGGCCAGGGCAAAGGACCGGGAAGCGGCCGGGTTAACCGGCCCGGTTCGCAGCAAGCCTCGGCAGCGTCGTATTACCGCGCGGTAACGATACCGGCACGGACATAAGTGACCGCCTGCCGGCTATTGCCGGGCTGCGGACTGTGACACGAGGATTTCTGGTCTACTGGTGCAATGAGAGGGGCACGCTTAGCTCCGAGGAGCGGCGGGCAACGCAAGTTCAAGGGGAGGGCCTGGCGATGATGCCGGAGGTTGGCGCACGCGACGGCACGGCGGCAGCGGATTGCGGAGAAGTGGCCCGGCGGATGCAGGTGCGGGAGGATCAGTACGCTGCCCTGCTCGCCGCCATCGTCGCCGACCCGGACCGGCCGGACCTGGCCCGGTGCCTGTCGCGCCAGACGGCGACGGACCGGGAGCTGCGCGCGTGGCTGGCTGGCCACGAGGCCGCCGACGCCTACGCTGAGTCCGTAGCCCGGCGGGCCTACGAGCGGGGCCGCGCCGACGAGCGCGCCGCCCAGGCGCAGCGCAAGGGCCGCCACGCCGCCGTCCCGGCTCAGCGCAGCTTCTTTCCCAGGTTGGTCCAGGGGATCGCCGGGCTGCCGCTCCTGGCCAAGCTAAGTCTCGGCTTCGGCGCTGCCGCGGTAGTCGCGGCGGGCGGCGCCGGGATCGCAGCGCATACCGTCCTCGCGCATCCCTCCGCCGCCGCAGCAGCCCCGGCCGCCGCCGCGCCGAGCTATGACACCGTGGCCACGCCGCTCCCGCCCCCGTCCTCGTCGCCAGCCGCTCTTACCCATCCGAAGGTGGACGCTGCGAGAGCGGGCCAGCTCCCCGTGCCCGTCATCACGCTCCCGTCCTTCGCTACGACCCCGGCGGCGTCCGCATCCCCACCTGCGCCATCGCCGCAGCCGCCCGCCGCCGGCACGCTCACCGCGTCCACGACGTTCATCGACCTCGGCGCGGGGGACCTCCCCCAGTTCGCGATCACGGCGCAGGGCGGCAGGGTCGCATGGGCGGCGAACTGCACCGGCCAGGTACTGGCCTGCAGCAGCACGAGCGGGCTGCTCGAGGACGGCGGCACGGTCACCGTCGGGATCACGGTCAGCCCCGACGCGCTGCTCAGCGGGGGGGCGGCCGTGATCATCGTGGACCCGGGGCACATCCGGGTCACCGTGACCTGGCCGGCCGCCCCGGTCCCGTCCGTGAGCGATACGCCGACGCCTTCGTCCTCCTGAACCGGGGCCGCCCGCTGCTGCGCTAGCCTTCCCTCCGTGAGCCACCCGATCACGCCCGCCCCAGCGCCGGACCGCCCGGCCGCCTCCGACCTGATCACCGTCCTGCGGGACAAGGCTCCCAGGCTGGCGATGACGCTGGCCGCCGGGCAGATGGCGTGGCCGCTGGCCGCCCGCCTGCGCGCCCGCGCCCGCGAGATGCGCGCCTACACGGTCAAGGTGCCCGGTTCGGATGACATCTACGACGACCTCCACGAGTGGGTGCTCGGCCGGCTGGCACCGAGGGAGCAGCGCGCCCTGGTCGCGTGGTCCTCCAGGCGGGGCATGCTGATGGAGGCGGCCAGCATCGGCGGCCGGCCTCGCGAGCCCGAGCCCCCGTCGCTTCGGCTGCGCTACGACGGCACCCGCGAGCAGGCCATCACCGCCGGCGGCCACAAGGTCAAGGTGGTCGTGGCCGAAGGCGTCCAGGGCAAGGATGAAAGCACCTACTGGAAGCCGCCCGAGATCGTGTTCACCGCATCGTCGGCTGCGGGCCGTGACGCGCTCCTGGCCGAGATCCGGCGCGTGCTGGCCCGCTCCCGCAGCCGCGAGCGCAGGCCGTCGTTCCGCATGCTGAACTCCTGGGGCGAGTGGGAGAAGCTCGACGACCTGCCGCCCCGGACCCTGGACAGCGTGGTCCTCCCGGACGGGCAGCTGGAGCGGCTCACCGCCGATGTCGGCCGCTGGCTGGCCAGCGAGCAGGACTACCTCCGCCGCTGCGTCCCGTGGCATCGCGGCCACCTGTACGAGGGGGCGCCCGGAACCGGCAAGACGTCGGTGGCCCGGGCCATCGCCAGCCACTTCGGCATGGATGTCTGGTACCTGCCCCTGGCCGACGTGAAGAAGGACGGCGACCTGCTGCGGGTCGCATCCAGGGTCAGCCCCCGGTCCATGCTGCTGCTGGAAGACGCCGACGTGTTCCACGCCGCCACCAGGCGCGACGACGAGAACGGCGTGACGCTCTCCGGGCTGCTGAACGCGCTCGACGGGATCGCCACCCCGCACGGGCTGCTCACCGTGCTGACGAGCAACAACCCCGGCGCCCTGGACTCGGCCGTCATCCGGGCCGGGCGGATCGACCTGACTGAGCACTTCGGCACCGCCGACGCCATGCAGGTGAGCCGCCTGGTGTCGCGCTGGTACGGGGCGCCGGCCACGGTGCCGGGCGACGTCTGCGGGATCACCCCGGCCGACGTGATCGAGGCGTGCAAGCGGCACGACGACCCGGCTTCGGCCGTGGCCGACCTCGCCAGCCGGACCGCGGCGGCGGTAAGAGCAGCCTAAGCGCCGCAGCGGCACCGTCCCGCGCTGTCGTCCGGCATCATCGACGCCATCGCCGGGCAGCTCGCCTCATGCCGGAACGCGGGCATCTCGGTCACCGTCGTCCACGGCGGGTGATCGTATCCCCGCGGACGGGGGACGGCTGGCGGCGGTTCCGGCTGCCGGACCTCCCGCAGGAACGCCGCCGCAGCCGTGAACTCCCTGCGCGCCCACGCGATCACCAGCACCAGGACGGCGGCGAAGGCCGCCGCCGCGGCGATCCAGTCTCCGCGCCAGCCGAGCGCGCCAGCGGCACCGGCCGCGATGAAGCCCCGCCACATCCGCCCGGTCACCGCTTCACCCCGATCCCGCCGAGCACGTACGCCACGCCGAGATCCTTCCCCCCGTTGGGTGCCTCTCTCCAGCCAGGCCGCAGCTTCGCCGCAGGGGCGACGCCCGGCGACACCAGGTCCAGGCCGTCGAACAGCGCCGCGAACTGCGCGCGGGTGAAGTTGCGCAGCCCCGCCGGGTACGCCCCCTCCAGCTGGTCCTGCAGCCGCGGGTCATCCAACCGGAGCGTGCTGACCGCCACGAAGCTCCCCGGCGCGATCTTGCTCACGTACTCGGCCATTAGCTCCGCGGCCTCATCCGGAGGCTGGAAGTGCAGGACCAGGGCGAGCAGCAGGCAGACGGGCCGCTCCAGGTCGATGATCTCCTTCACGCCAGGGTCACCGAACACAGCGGCGGGGTCGCGGATGTCAGCACGGGCCACGGCCACGCCCGGCACCCCGTACAGGACCGCGCCGAGAGTGTCGGTGACCTCGGGATCATGGTCGATGCAGGCACCGCGTGCGCCGGGGCGCACGGTCCGGGCCCAGTCGTGGGCGTTCCCGTCCGGTGACAGCCCGCAGCCCAGGTCGGCAAACTGGCCGGCCGACTGCGCGGCCCACCCGACGGCACGGGCGGCGAACAGGCGGTTGTCCAGCGCCATCCGCGACGCAGGGATGATCCGCCCGACCTGGTCGGCCTTAGCCTTGTCGGCCGGTTCCCAGTCGGTGCCGCCCAGCCAGTAGTTGAACATCCGGGCGCAGCTCGGCTGGCCCGGGCCGCCGACTGGCGTCACCCGGTCCCCCGCAGCCCTCCGGCAGAAGCCTGCCCGCCCGCGACCGCGCCGGGCTCCGTCCGGGCCGCGACGCGCAGGCGGGCGTTCTCGCCGGCCAGCGCGCTGCCGAGCTGGACCAGCCGCCAGTTGAGCCGGAGCGTGAACGCCGCGAACAGGGCCACGGCGGCGGCGATGAGGCCGGATGCCCCGGTCAGCAGGTTCCCGAAGGCCAGGTTGACGACGGACTCCCCGGCCAGCCATGCGGCGGCGGCGAGCAGGAGCACCAGTGCCGCGCGGTGGCTGAGCGGGGGCCGGCCCTGGTGCGGTGCTGCGGACATCGGAATCCTCTCGCTCGCTGCCGTTCCCGACATGGCCGGGCACGGAGCCGGCCTGGCGGAGCAAGCCCGGCCCCGTGCCCTCGTCTTTGGCGGAGGCCGTCCCGGCGGCGCGGGGTTCGGGGCGGAGGGAGCTATCGGCTCCCTCGCGCGCCCGCCCGCCGGGCCGGCCTCCGTGATGCGCAGCGGTTTCCTCCGGCGTCCCCGGGGGGGAGGGGGTACCCGTCATCCGTCGCCGCGCCGGCCCGGACGTTAGCCGCCCGGGTCCGCCTTGATGTTTTCTCCGCCGCCCGGCCCGGACGGCGCGTGCTCTTCCTGCTCGGCGAGGGCTTCCCGCAGCTTCGCCGCGGTGTCGCCGTCCACTGTCATGGCCCACGCCGCCGCGGCGTCGAAGGGCAGGTCGTCCGGCTTCTCGCGGCGACCGGTCCTGGTCGCCCAGAACCGCCCGGCGCTGGACTTCCACGCGTGCCAGCCGGGGAACCTGGCTCGTATCGCCGTCAGCTCCCCGGTGTCCTGCGCCCGGCCGCCGCTGCCCGCGGCCGCGCTCACAGTCCGCTCCCGCGTGCGAAATCGGCCCGGATCGCAGAATCGAGGCCTTCCAGGGTGGAAGCGGTGATCACCGGCCCTCCGGTGAGCCTGTAGGCGTGATACGCGCCGTCCGCGCGGCCGACGTCGTACGCCGAACTCCATTTTCGCTGAAGTTCGGCCAGCGCCACCTCGTCCGCTGTCGGCCATGCTGGGGCCGCGCAGTCCGTCGCAGCGTCGGCGGCGGTCGGCCATGCGGTGACGGCAGGCGCGGATAGCGAAGACTGGTCGAGCATGATGATTCCCACCCCACGGCAGCCTCTCGGGCCGCCAGTATCAGATTTTCGCGCGCTTGGTCCGGACGCAATGCTCTGAACGTCTAGCAACGTAGCCGCTGCACGTGCAGCGGGAAAGTGTTTGCGCCGATACAAAAGCGGGACGGATGTGTCCCGTAATCTTCATCTCGTCTTCACGCGATCTTCACGCGGCCTCCATATCCACTCTGGCCTGCACATCTGCCGTGACGTGATGTGACCGGCGGATTATCGCCCGATGAGATCCCGGTTCATGAGTGTGATGCAGATCACAGTGGTCTGCAGATGTCCGGTGTCCGCGCCGGATGCCCGCAGAGTTACCGGACCGCAGGCACGGGTAAGCCGCTGTCTATGGTCTCCTCATGACGGAGCGCGACGCCCCCCGCTTCCCGCCGCGCGGGCGTAAATTGGTCTACGTGGCGATAGCGGACGTGCTCGCGGCCAGGATCGAGGACGGGACCTACCCGCCGGAGGGGCGGCTGCCCGCCGAGCTGGATCTCGTCGCCGAGTTCGGGTCCTCGCGGGAATCGGTGCGCCGCGCAGTCGACGAGCTGCGCAAACGCGGGCTAGTCGAGACGGTGAAGGGGAAGGGCACTTTCATCCTGCCGGCCGGGGAGCGGCCGAACGGTCAGCGTAGTGCCGGGGACTGACGAAACCGCAGCGACGAGGGGTGAGGGAAAGGCGGTTGATATCCCTCACGCGGGCGGATTGTTTCCCTCGCGCGGCCGGCAGGCGTTCACCGCGGCTACGATGAGCGCGGCCAGCTCGGGGGTGCCCACCAGCCCGATGACGGGATCGTCGTCGGCCGGCCCGTCGCCCACCTGCCGGTAGAGCGCCGGGACCTTCCGGCCCTGGCAGGTGGTGACTGACTGCCGGAGCGTGACACCCGCACCGGCCAGTTCCGCATGCCCGGCCAGTAGCGCCCGGAGGCGCCGGTTCTCCGCTGCCAGCTCTTTCACCCGCCGCTCCGGCGGCGTGCAGTCGCAGGCCGGGCAGATGGACGGGCCTCCCGCCGACAGCGGGTAGTCCTCCGCTCCGCAGCCGGTACACGGTCCCGGGTGCGGGCCGAAGTTGAGGCCGTTGATGCCGAGGCAGTGCGGGCACGAAGCCCAGCTGGAGCGGCCATGCGGGCACGGAGCGGACGTCACCGAGTTCGTCACGACTTCCGCGCCTCCTCCGCCGCCCACGCCGCCATCCCCCACGCCTCGATCATGGTCAGGTCCGCCGTCTTGGCCAGCCAGTGGCACACCTTCCCGCGCGAGTCCAGGCCCTTGACGACCACGAGGGCTTCCAGCGGCTGGGACAGGTCGCAGTCGTCCATGTCCAGCGGCAGCCCGAAGGCGCTGAATCCGGCGTCACTCACTCGTCATCGGTTTCCAGCGCCACGTCGCACGGCAGGCCGCACCCGGTGCAGATGTACGTCCGGGTGGTCTTCCCCTGGACGCTGAGCACGGCACGGCAGCAGGCCGATACCAGCCGGCCAGTGTGCCAGCGCGGAGAGAAGCCGTCCTCGGTCACGGCCTTAGTGTGCCACGTCGCCAGCCTTGAGCGCGGCGAGGACGTTGCGGCGGGCTGGCTCAGCCGTTGTGGTACATCTGCGGGACCGGCTGGCTCCCGTTGTGATACATGGCCGCGGTGCCTGCGGGGGCTGCCGCGGTGGCGACGGTGACGGCGGGCACGGTGAGGGCGGCGGCACCGATGAAGACGGCGGCTATGAGCTTGCGCATGATGCGCACCTCCAGGCGCACTGTGCCAGGGGCGGGTCTTAGACCGCTCGTGGCTTACCACGGCCCCGGAAACATCGTGGCATCCGCGGCTGGCGGGCCCGGCCGTCCGGAAGGGGCGAACCGTGCACGAGACCCTCAAGCGGTTCCGCGACCCCGAGCTTGACCTGTGCGCCATGCTCTGTGACCTCATCATCGACATCCGGCGCATCCTCATCCACCCCGACTTGCAGAATCACGTCAAGCTCGCCTGCATTGCGGAGGCCGTGGACGAGCTAGCGCCACCCCCGCCTCCGGACCTGACGGCACCGCGGCCGGAGGGGTGATGCCGGTGTTCTTCTGGGAATCTGACCCCGCGGTCCTGGCCGCGTACGACCCCGATCCGGCCGGGCAGGACGAGCGCGACGACGAGCGCGTCACGCCGCAGGCTGCCGCACCCACGTCGCGATCCGTGCGTCCTCGCTGATCCGCGCGAGCTCGGCCACCAGCTCCGTCACGTCGGTGATGATCTGGCGTGCTGCGGACTGCGCTGGCGTGCCCGTCGCGAGGCTCTTGCGGACGACGCCCGCGCAGCTGGCGATCCGCCGCGCGAGCTTGTCGGCGGTGGCAGTGTGCTGCCGCTGCGAGGCGATGATCATGGTCAGGTCGGTGGGCTGAACGGACAACGGGGGTCTCCTTGTCGCCAGAAAAACGCGGTCCTGTGCGGACCGCGCCGTCTTGCCTTGAAATGTGAACGACACCCGAACGCGCGTCAATATGGCATAAGCCACGGTTTGCAGCGGCCTGGCAGCGGGGATATCCAGCGGATACCCCTCTTGTCGGCCTCAGTAGCCGAGGATCCGGGCAGCCATGAAGTCCGGGTCCATCGCCATGTCCTCGTCGCTGCGGTCTTTGTCCACCACGAACCGCATCACCGCCGTAACGCCGTGGTGCAAGGTCTGGCCGTCCAGCTTCCTGATCGCCTGACTGGTGACCTCAACCTGGATCCGGCCATAGGGACGCCACCCTGCCTCCTCCAGCGCCTCGAGGGCTTCCTCCGCACGGTCCAGGAGGTGCGCCCGGACCTCGTGTGCGGCCTGAGCGGTTCCCCGTTCGGCATCGAGAGGGGCATCGGGGTCTACCTTGACGTCCGCCTCGAAGCTGTACGGCCCTTCGGGGTACAGGCCGCCGCTGTCACGGGCCTGCTCGTATTTCGTGATCCTCAGCCACGGATCGGCGATCTGGTGGATGGCGGCTATCTCCTGCACGCTGGCGAGGCTCACGATACTTCCGATTCCGGCTGCCATGACACCTGATCGCTGGCCAGCAGGAGGGTCACCAGCCCGTTCCAGACCGTCCCGTCCGTATACGTGATGTCGCAGCTGACCGTGTACGTGTCAGCAGGATTGGCCTTCACCGTGGACTTGAAGCAGTTCGCCTTGGTCACCACGGAGCCGTCCTTGGCGGTGGTCCCGACCATGGACTGCTCAGCATCCTGCGCGATGCACGCATGACTCGTGCAGACAGCCGCAGGGGTCGGACTCGGAGGCGGAGCGGCCAGGGCGGACGCTGACGGGGAGCCCGCGGGCAGCGGCGGGGGCGAGCTGGCAGCAGCGCAGCCAGTCAGGGCTAGAGCGGCAGCGACGAGAAGTGCGGCGAATGCGGCGTGTCTTCGGTTCATGGTGTCCCTCCCCCGGCGCGGGCTCCGGTGGCCGCGCCCTTAGGTAAAGGAAACGCCCGGAACGCGGCGAGGGCGCGCAGATTGCATGAACCTGACGTGGTCCCGTGACCGGGTTGTATCCGTTCCGCTAGGCCGTCCGCAGGTCGTCGAGCGCCCGCCGGATGATCGCGGCGGCGTCGCCGCCGATACTGGCCGCCTCGCGCAACTGCCCCAGGTACTTCTCGTATCGCGCCACCTGATCGCCCTCGGCCAGCTCCAGCTCGCGCTCGATCGACTCCACGATGACCAGGTCGTCGTACAGCCGGAAGCCGCTGAGCGGGTAGACCGGCAGCGCGGCCTCATCCGGGATGATCCCGAGCTCCAGCGCCGACAGGCCCGAAGCGGACATCAGCCACGTGAGCTGCCCGGCCAGCACGGGGACGGACACGACGCGGGAGCGCAGCGCGGCCTGGAGCATGATCACCGTGACCTGGTGGTCATGCCCGGACAGCACCCGCTGGCGCTGCAGCCGCACGTCGACCATCCGCTCGAGCTCGTCTTCGCTGGCGCCGAAGCTGAGCGGCCCGCACGGCAGGCGCAGCATTTCCCGCGCGTACTCGGCGGTCTGGACCAGGCCCGAGATCATGGCAGGCTGGAACTCCGCGATCCGGGCCGACTGCGCCTCGTAGGCCAGGATGTCGGCCTGCACGCCATCAGCCCCGGCCTCGCGGAAGGCGTCCTTCCATGTCACGGACTCGACGCGCGCACTGCGGAGCATCCCGAGCAGTTCCGCGACGGCCTCAGTTGAGGCACCCGTGGCGGCGGCCCACGCAGTTACGTCCTCTTCGCCGGGGAGCTGCTTGAAGGTTTCGATCTTCGACACCTTGGACTGGCCAGCGGCCCCCCATCCGAGCATCCCGGCCAGGCGGGCACCACTGAACCCGGCACCCACCCGGAGCGCCTTGAGCGCCTCAGCGAGCCGCCTGCGCTCGCGCTGGTAAGCGGGTGTCGTCAATCAGGCCCTCTCAGGACGCGGCCAGCAGTTCCCTGCGGCGCATGTAGTCGGCGTACGGGATTGCCCAGTGCAGGGCGGCGTCCCGCCAGTAGGCGTGACTGACGATCGCGCCGGGGTCGCTGACCTGCCTGATGTACTCGAAGCGGCCTTCGCGGTCGTACCGCATGACCCACAGGTCGCTGGAATCGAAAAGCCAGTAGTCGTCAAGAGTGCCGAGCGTGCCCAGGCTCGGCACCGGGGTCTCGCTGGCTGGCAGGATGCGGATGTCCTCGCCGGCCTTCACGTTCGGCGGGTAGCTCCACTCCAGCTCATACCGCAGGTAGTCCGTCAGCGGCTCGTTCACCAGGTGGACGCGCTGGACGGTCTTCCCGGCCGCCGCAGCGTATTCGAGCATCGCGACCCAGGCGCTCTTGGCTTCGTCGCGCGGCCGCGCCCGGCCGGCCAGGAAGGCGCGGTAGGGCTCGATCTCGTAGCTCACGTCGTAGACCTGGAGCGTTTCGAGCCGGTAGGCGGTGTGCTTGAAGCTGGCGAACAGCGCGTCGAACTCCGGGCTGGTTACGTCGGTGATCCGCCTGCCCATGGCTAGCCCCGCTGCGCGCGGATCTTGTCAGCCGCCCGGATGATGATGTCCGGGTTGAGGTAGACGGCCCGCTCGCCGGGCAGGACGTCGGGGATGCCCGCGAGCGTGCCCCCGTCGACTTCCTGGCCGAGCACGACGGCCATGCCGTCCTCGCGCATCCGCACCGAGGGGCATCCGCCGTTGCCGGAGTTGGCGTCTTTGGCTAGCAGGGTCGTCTTCATGGTGTCTCCGTTCCTCACGATAGCCATTCACGGTGCCATCTGACTAGCACTGTCTGAGCATCATGCGCAGGTCAAGCCTATCCGGTCAAGAGCGAACCTGAGCAACCCTGAGCTATAGTGCATAATGCGTAAGTTATGCTTGACCTATGCACGATGCGGGCTTACGCTCAGAACAGAAGCCAACGGAGCGAACCGGAGCTGACTTGAGCATCCAGACGATCGCCGTGCAACGGCCGGCCGCCGACAAGCTCGTGCCCATCGCGGCAGCCTCGGCCCGGCTGGGCCGGTCAGTGTGGACGCTCAAGCGCATGCACGCAAAAGGCGAGCTGCCGGTCTTCATGGCCGGCGCCAACTGGCTCGTCCCCGAGAGCTTCATCGACTTGGTATTCGCGTCGATGCGACCCGGTCGCGCCGCCGACTTTGCGGAAGTGGCGCAGGCGTGGTTCGCGGCGAACACCCCCGAGGCGGTGGCGTCCTGATGCCCATTCCTCCCCGTCAGGTCCGCATCCTGCGCTACCTCGGCGACCGTCGCGCCGCGGTCACCGTCCGGGCGACCGCCCGAGCCCTCCAGATGAACCGGGATGACACGAAGAACGCGCTCCGGCAGCTGGCAGACAAGGGGCCTCGTGGCCGCGGACCTGAGCACGTGGCCGATGACGTACGCAATCACCGACATGGGCAGCGCGGTCCTCGCCGCTGCCGCGCGGGAGCCGAAATGACCCGCACCCCGAACAACGCGAACGCCCCGGTGCGTGAACACCGAGGCGCTGGCCAAGGCCGTCCCACCCGTAGCCCTACGAGAACGGAACAAGCCGATGACCGCCACGATACACCCCGCCCGCGTCCGCAAGCCGAACCGCCGTCCGGCCGCCCTGCCCGAGTCCTGCCCGCCGCTGCCGCCCTTGACCCCCGGGCGGTCCGCCCTGCTGCTCGCCGAGCTCGAGGAGTCCTGCGCACGCCGCGGACTGCCCCCGGTCTCGTCGGAGATGAGCGCGATGGAGGCCGTCGGCACGATAGCGGTCCTGGACGCGAGCACGCGATGACCGTTCCCCCGGAGCGGCCACTCCCCCGGCCTCTCCGGGGGAGTACGGAAGGACCCGCGCCATGCCCGCTTACCGAACCCCCGGCAGGTACATCAAGCCCTGCATCGTTCCCCCCGGAGAGGAGCCTGTGATGCCTCAGCACGGCACCTGGAAGACCACGGGCAGCAGCAGCGGCGTGGCCGTGCTGGCCGTGACAGCGCTCATTGTCGCCGCCTGTATCGGCCTCGGCGTCGGCGTGGCGAGGGCGGTCCCGGAACTGCTCCCGTGGATGATCACGGCCGGCGTCCTCATGTCCGCCACGGTGGTCGCGTATGCCGTCGTCGCGCTGCGGATCAAGGCGCGCGCCGTCGTGTACGCCGCAGACCGGGCGCAGCGGCAGGAGACCCGCGAGGCGCTGGCCCTGCAGCAGGCCCGGCAGGCGGCGGCGGTGCAGCACGAGCGCGCCCTGGAGATCGCCGCCGCGTCCGCCCCGAAGATCGTCATCGGCTCGGACCTGATCGCTGCCGCTGCCGCTGGGGCGCAGCTGCAGCCGCAGCGGGCCCAGATCATCCAGGGGCAGGTGCAGCGGTGAGCACCCCCTGGGGGCGCCCGATCCGGCCCCGCCACTGGGCGAACCGCCAGCTCACCCAGGTCGCAGACCGGAGGGCCAGGATCGCCAGATGGGCCCGGCTGCACGCGACCGGGAACCGCCAGCGGCTCTCCAACTGGCGGAACCGCCGCACTATCGAGCGCGGCAGGCGTCCCCGCATCACGCAGGCAGCCGATGCCGCCCGTTCGTCGCTGCCGGTCTACCGGGACCGGATCAACCGGGCCACGGGCCGCCCGCACCGGGACGACGCGCAACTGGGGCGCACGTCGGACCGGTCGCTGGCCCGGATGGCGCAGCAGCGCCAGATCCTGCGCGCGGCCAATGACGGCCCCGCGCGGACATCGCTCGCCCGCCAGTTCGCCGATGCGGGCGTCACGGTCACCCGCGAGCGCGGGAACGACGAGCCGCCGCGCGCAAGGAGGTCACGGTGAGCATCACCCCCGACCGGGACGCCTGGAACCAGCTGACCCGCGACGAGCAGACGGCACGTATCCAGCGGCACGTCGCCGCGCACGGCCGGTCCATGACCGACCCCGAAGCCCGCCAGGCGGCAGAACGCTACATGGCTGACCGCCAGGGTAAGCGCGTCCGGCAGGACGCCCGCGAGGGCACGCGGGCCCGGCTGCCGATCCAGTCCGACGCGGAGAAGCTCATGGCCGACCAGGGGCGCCCCCGCGAGGAACTCGTCGAGATGGAGCGGACGCGGCAGCGCAGGGCGGGGAGGTCGCGGTGAACATCAGGTGGCCATGGGTCAGCCAGGACGAGCGGGATGAGGTCCGCCACTACCTGGGCCGCGGCGGTGCTCTCGCCCGGGGGATGCGCCAGGCTGCGAGCTGCGACCTGCCCGCAAGCACTTGGCACCCCGGCCCGGTACCGCCGGTCCGCCGGGTCCTCAGGCAGGAACGGGAACTCACTGCGCGGCGGGCCGATCCGGCCGCCGACCTGGAACGCGCCAGGACTCTTGCCCGCGCGATGGACCAGTCCCTTAGAAGGAGGCCACGGTGACCGCCGAGCGCACTTCCGAGGTCACGATCATCCAGCGGCACCTTGAGGCACCCGAGACCATCGAGCGCGGCCCGCGCGTCACGATGGCCGAGTTCTTCGAGAACCGCGCCGGGTCGACGGACCGCATGCTCAGGCTCCGGGGCCAGCGAGCGCAGGACCCCGGCCGCCAGGGGAGGTCGCGATGAGAGAATCCGATAAGACCGACCCCGCATACCAGTCCCCGGAGCGGATCGAACGCGGTAGCCGGGCCCTGGAATGCGAGTACTGGGAGAATGTGCGCGACCGCGACGACGACCTAGAGCGGCGCGTCCGCGAAGGTGTAGTCAAGGAACGCGCCGCCATCGCCCGGAACCGCGCATTGGCGAGGTCCCGGTGACCGCCCGTACGTCCGCCAAGCCCGCGAAGCGCCAGCGCGGCAAGGTAGAGAAGGCCGCGCTCCGCTGGGCGCTCATCACCGCCGTGTTCCTGGCCCCCGCCCTGGCGCGGCATTCGCTGCTGCTGGCGGTCCTGGGCGTCCTGGGCCTGCTCGCGCTCGCCGCCGTCCGCCTGGCCGTCGCGATCGGCCGCTACCGGCAGGGCGGGAAGGCCGCGATGCGCCGCCGCGCCAAGCACCAGGGCTGGGCGGGCTGGCGAGAGATCCGCAAGAAGCTGTCCCCCGCCGCCGCCCGGCGCAGCGCCCGGCTCCTCTACCCCGCCGTCCACCCGGCCCGCGTTCACGTCACCATCGGCCGCACCAAGGGAATCGGCCCGGTCAAAGGCAAGGTCATCGCGGGCACCCGGGCCGACACGTACCTGCTGCTCGCGCCGCCGCAGACGTTCAAGACCGCGCTGCTGTCCGACATGGCGGCCGGGGCCCCCGGCGCGCTGCTGGCCACCTCGAGCCGGGGTGACATCTGGCGGCACACCGCGATGACCCGCCCGGGGGGTGCGCGCGTCCTGAACGCATCGGGCACCCCCGGCATCCCGAACGACTTCGCATGGTCCCCCGTCCCCGGCTGCAAGGACCCCGTGGTCGCGACCCGCCGCGCCGCCGACCTGATGGCCGCCTCCCCCCGCGATCCCGGCGGCCGGGACGCCTGGCACGAGGACCGCGGCGGCCGGATGCTGCGGTACATGCTGCACACCGCGGACCTCGTCGGCGCGGACATGCACGATGTCAGGGACTGGATCCAGAACGCCCTGTCCGGCCACGCGCTGCACATCCTCGCCGCCGAAGGCAGCAGCCCCCGCTGGGCCAATGCCCTGGAATCGCTGATCCGGGGCAGCGGCGAGCATATCGGCTCGGTGATCACCTCCGCCGAGGCGGCGCTCGGCTGGATGGATGACCCGGTGATGGCCGCCGCCGCCTGCCCGGCCCCCGGCGACGGGATCGACGCCGCAGAGTTCGTGACCGGGAACGGCAGCGTGTACCTGATCAGCGAGGACCGCGAGCAGTCCTCCCCGGCGCCCTATTTCGCCGCGTTCACCGCCGAGGTGTTCTGCCAGGCCAGGGCCCGCGCGGAACGGTCCGGGGGCCGGCTCCCGGTCCCGCTGACGCTCGCGCTGGACGAGCTCCCGACCATTGTCCCGGTCCCGTTCCACAAGTGGTCCTCTGTCGCCGCCGGGTACAACATCTGCCTGATCGGCGGTGTCCAGTCCCCGTCGCAGCTCCCCGAACGGTGGGGGGAGAAGAATGCCAGGACGATCTGGACCAACTCCAAGATCAAGGTCATCGGCGGCGGGTTCACCGGACCGGACGACCTGGAAACCCTGTCCAGGCTGTGCGGCGACGTTGACACCTGGCATCAGGCGGACGACGGGACGCGGGTGCACGAGACCCGCCGGCTGTGCCCGCCGGAGCGGATCCGCCTGCTGGACGCCGGCAAGTGGGAATGCCTGGTCCTGCACCGCAACGCCCGCCCGGTCGTGGCGACCATCACGCCCGTGTGGGACCGCCCCGGATACCAGCCTGCCGTGGTGCCTGTACCGTCCGCGGTGCCGCAGCGGCCCGCAGTCACCCCGGCACCCGCCAGGGTCATGGTTCCCGCCCGGATGCAGCGCCTCATCGCCACGCCCGTCCGGTCCCGGCCTGCGCCCCGCGCGCTGCCCCCGCGCCGGGCGATCGGGGCACCCGCCCGTCCCGCTCTCGCCGTCGACACGAAAGGGGAGGTGACCCTGTGGCCAGCAGCGAAGGCGGCCTCTTCCGCCGCCTGATGACGGCGATGATGCGGTCCCTGGCCGACGCCGCCGCCGACCGCGCCGGCCGCGCCGCGAGCGACGTGAGGAACCAGGTCGCCCACGGCGGCCGGTTCAACTGCATCTCTTGCGGCAAGAACTGCTGGACCGCCCGCGGGATGAACGCCCACTTCCTGGCCGGGCACCTCCGGGAGGTCCGCAACACCCGCAAGGGCATCCCGAAGGACCGGCGCCGGGCATGGCTGCACGCCCGCGGCTGGCGGGAAGCCGCGGGCCTCATCGACGAGAAGGGCCACCGGACGGCCCGGGGCCGGTCCCGCCCCGCGGTGATCCCTGCGGACGGCCGGGCGCACGTGACCCACGGGCAGCTGCGCCAGCTCCACAAGCACGACCGCGACCACCAGAAGGCGCTCCGGCATGAGGCCAGGGCGACCCGCCACCATGCCGCGGGCCGTCACGGCAGGGCCGAGGCCCGGACCCGCAAGGCCGAGGGCCTGCGGTCCCGCTGGCCCGAACGCTCGCGCCCGGCCCCGGCTGCCCGGCCCGCACCGCAGCCTCACGGCAACGGCACCAGGCCTGTACCCGCCCGCACCCCCGTCCTCGACGGCAGGCCGCTCCGCGAGCCGGGCAACGGCAACGGACGCGCTCCTGAACCACCCCGCCCGCCCGCCCGCCCTGAGGGCAGGCTCGCCCCACGCTCTCGCTGAGGAGACGAATGACCGTGACCCAGGCTGAAGCCGAGTGCCCGCAGACGTGGCTGGCCCGCCGCCTCGCCGCGGGCAGGCCAGCGGAGGTATGGGCCCCTGTGCCGGGCTGGTACTACGAGCAGATCGGCCTCCCGGTCCCCGCCGTCCCGCACCAGGTGTCCGACCAGGGCCGCATCCGCAACGCCAAGGGCGAACCGCTGCGCGACCGGCCCAACGGCCGGCCGAAGGAACTCCCGGCCAGCCAGCAGTACCGCATCATCAACCTGTCCAGCGGCGGCCGGAAGGTCACGGTCCCCGTCCATCACGTCATACTGGCGTGCTTCTGCCCGGAGGACCGGGGTGACCGGGAGGCTCGGCACCTCGGCCGGGGCGACGCGAACCGCGCGTGGAACTGGCATCCCGAGGGCGTCACCTGGGGCGACCGGCGGGAGAACGCCTTCGACAAGCCACCGGAGGTCCGGTCAGCCGCCGCCGCCAAGGCCCGCGCCGCGCAGACCGCGGCCGGCGCCGCTCACCCGCCCCGCCCGACGTTCGAGTGCCGCAACTACGCGCGGTGCGGCGGCATGGCCCTGAACGAGGGAAGCCGCTGCGCCTGGTGTGTCGTGCAGGTCGGGAAGGATGCCGCGGTGCTGCTCCGCCTGGGGATGCCGTCGCAGGCCGTCGGCGAGTTCTTCGGCCACACGTCAGGCGACTGGGTCCTGCGGCTCGCGATCGAGCACGGGGGATGGACGGGCAGCAAGGCCGAGGCCCGGATGCAGCACCCGACGCTGCGGCAGCGGGCCCGGCTGGTGCTGGCCAAGCGGAGGATGATAGGGCACCCTAAGTGATCGTGCTACGGAACGTGACGGCCGGCGCTCGGCTGCCTGTCACTACCTGTGACACCGGAAACCAGGCACCTGTAACATTCGCCCCGTGCGTTACAGGTGGAAGGGGGCAGCCCGGGCGGGTGGCTGACGCCGTAGGCGGCGGCTTCCCCCGCTTGGCCAGCCGTAACGGAGCGTCACAGTCATCCGGGCGAGTGCCGACCGTGCCCGGTGCGGGGGGTCACGGACGGTGATCGCATTCGGGGTCCTGGGCTTCGCCGTAGCCGCGGGCATCGCCGCGGTGCTGGTCCTGGTCGTCCGCGCGGCGGCTCACGGGCTACGCCGGCACCCGCTGCCCAAGCTCGCCTGGCGGTGGTTCACCGGCCTGCCCTGGGACGGGAAGGACCCGGTACCGGACGCGACATGGTTCCACCGGGGCTCCGAGGAAGCCAACGTGAACGGCCGGCGGATCCGGGCGTTCTACTACCGGTGCCGGCTCGCGCGGACCTGCATCCGGCTCAGCGAGACCGCCGGAGCGTGGCTGGCCGCCGTGCTGCTGGCCCTGTGGGGATCCGCCTCGTCCGTGTCCCTGGGGATCACGGTGGCCGCCGTGCTGGTGATCGCCATCGGGCTGGCCGGGTGGACGGGGGCGCGGTGGGTGCGGGTGCGGATGGCGGACGTGAAGCCGTCCGCGCAGCTGGTCCTGTACCGGTCGCGTGCGGTGGCGGCGCTGCCGGGCCCGGCGCGGTGGGAGGCCAGCCGGGAACTGTACCGGCCGATGCACTACCGGGCGCACCATCACGCGGGCATCCCGCCGTCGTTCCGGCCGCGGCGGTGGATCGAGATCGAACCGGACCGGCAGACGGTCAGGCTGACCATCCCGGACGGCCTGGACACCAGCGGGAAAGCCCTGGCGGCCCTGCATCAGGTGGTGACGCAGACGGTGTTCTGCGACAACACCCCCGACGTGACCCCGAAGATGGCCAGCCGCCGCCGCCAGCTGGTCTACACGGCGGCCAAGCCGCCGCCCCCGCAGCTGGTGCTGCTCGACGCGGACCCGGACCGGGGGGCGCCGGGAATCCGGCACCTGATCGAGGCAGCGAAGTGGCATGAGATCGTCCTGGGGTACGGGATCGGCGGCGAGCCGGTGGTCCGGTCGCTGGGCAAGGCGGTGCCGCACTGGGGCCTGTCCATGCCCAGCGGGGACGGCAAGTCGGTCTGCGCGGAGCTGATCGCCGGGCAGCTGCTTTTCCACGGCGCGGTCTGCCTGATCCTGGACTACAAGGTGTTCTCCCACCCGTGGGCGCTGTTCGCGATGCCGAACGTGTCCTACGCGGGGACCACGGAGCAGATCCACCTGACGCTGCTGTGGCTGAAGCAGGAGGCCGCGGAGCGGAAGGAACGCGGCCTCCGGTTCATCCAGCTTGACGGGACGATGGCCGGCGACGTCGGCCCGGTGATCTTTGTGGTGGCCGAGGAACTGAACGCCACGATCATCGAGCTGAAAGCCTACTGGCGGTCGATCGACGGGACGGGGGAATCCCCGGCGGTCGAGGCGCTGCGGGAGATGCTGTTCACCGGGCGGGCGCTGAAGATCCACTTCCTGCTGATCGCGCAGAAGCTGACGGTGGCGGCGCTCGGCGGCAAGGACTCCGCAGCGCGGGAGAACTGCGCGGGGATCCTGATGGGCGGGTCAGCGTCGGCCCCGTCGTGGAAGATGCTCGCAGAAGACGTGGAAAGGCCCGCTAAGCAGTCCGTGCCAGGGCGGCATTTCGTCGTCGACCACGGCAACGTGACGCTCTGCCAGGTCGCGTACCTGAACCCGGCCGGGCACGCGGGCCCGGAGGCCCGGCAGCTCGCCCTGGCGGGCGCGGTGACGGCACTGCCGGAGGGTATCCCGCTGGGGATCGCGAAACCTATAACCCAGGCTGCCGGAATGTCCGGAATGCCCGATGTTACGGGAACAAACGGCAGGCTGGAGCTGGAAACACGACCTGTCGGGGCATCTGTAACGGACGCGCCCGCCCAGCTCCTCATGGGGATCACGGAGGCATGCGAGAAGGGCATCCTCCCGTGCTCGCGGGGGACCGCGCACATGCGCCGTGCCCGCGACGAGAGGTTCCCCGCGCACGTCGAGGGCGCTGAAGGGCCGCGCGGCGAGAAGATGTACGTCGCCGGGGAACTCCACGAGTACGCCCGGATCGCGTGGGGCGAGCCGGATGACACGGGCCGCCGGCGGCCGGTGCGGGTAGCCGCGTAATGAACGCAAACGACGGAAAAGATCAGCGAAACGGGACAACTATGGACGCCATGCCTACCGCACCAGCACACGCCAAGCCCGCCCGCCGCGACAGCCTCCTGCCGGTCCTGGTCCTCATCCTCGCCGGGGGCCTGCTCGAGGTGTGGGCGTCCTGGCTCCAGATCGGCGCCGTGTCCGGCTTCCCGCACCTGGGCCCGGTGACGACCGGGTGGATCCTGCCCGTGACCGCCGAAGCCTACTGGGGATCCGCTTTGTGGGCGTGGCTCGTGGATCCGGCCGGCCCGAAGTCGAGGCTGTTCGCGATGTGGTCGGCCGCCGCGGTGTTCGCGCTGAGCCTGGCCGGGCAGGAGTCCGACCACCTGATGGCCTTCGCGCACCGCACCGTCCCGCCTGTCGGGGCGGCGATGCTGCTGACCGCGCTGCCGCTGACCGCGGTCGCGATGGGCGCCATCCTGATCCACCTCCGCCAGGTCGACCGCGCCGAAGCGACGGAGGCTGACGCGATGACGGCAGCGGCTGCTGAACTCGCCGCGCTGCGGGTACAGCTGGAGGTGCAGCGGGCGGCCGTTTCTGCGGCGCAATCCGAGCGCGACGAGGCGCAGCAGCATGCCGCAGAATTGCAGGCTAAGACTGATGTGCTCACCCGCAGGCTGGCCGCCGCTGCGGGTGTCAAGAGGGGTCGCAAGCCGCCCGCAAAACGAGGCTCCGCTGCGCCCGCAACCAAGGTCCCCAGGAACGTCGACGTGCAGACCGAAGCGCTCGTCATCCTCGCCGCAGAACCGGACATCACCGGAGAGGAACTCGCGGAGCGCGTAGGCCGCAGCGAACGGTGGGGGCAGACCTTCAAGAAGAACCACGCCCACCCGCCTGCAGGGCCGGCTGAGCAGACTCAGGAGACATCATGATCGAGATCTACGGCGCATCCGATGACCTGATCGAGGTCGAAGGCTGCGAAGGCGCGGACGAGTTCGGCGCCGACGGCAAAGGCTGCTGGCAGGCTGATCTGATCGCCCCGGACGGCGGGGCGATGCGGATCCGCGCGGAGTACGACCCGGATGGCTCTGGCTGCTGGGTGATCTCGCTCAGCCAGGTTGACGAGTCAGCCCCGTTCCCGGATTGGGGCAACGGCGTCAATCAAGCGGAGAACGGGTATTCGACCCTCGTCCGCATCGATGCGCCCGAGGGTACGCGGCTCATGAACGTGAAGCCAGCGCCGCGGTCATGACCACCGCGAACCCGGAACCGTCCGGCAGCACCTACCCGAGGAAAGCCGCGACCCAGTCGCACGTCAACCACAGCGTGTGCCTGTGGGAACCGCAGGAACACGAGATCAGCCTCGCCGTCGCGGTGGACCCGGCCGACGGGCCGCTGTTCCCCTTCGATGACTTCTGGTACCTCCAGCTGGCAGGCGCCATGCACATCGGCCTCGGCAGGCACCCGGAGAGCGTAGCCTCCGACGCGGCGGCGATGCGGAAGCTGGCCGCGCTGGCGTTGGAGGTGGCGGGGGAACTGGAGCGCCGGGCGGCGGAGCAGAAGGACGGCGGATGACGATCGATGAGGCCCGCGCGAACATCGGCCGTTTCGTCGAGTACCGGCCCCGCGACACGCCCGATGCCGGACCCGAGCGGGGCGTTATCGCCGCCGTCGGGCACGTCAAGGTGTTCGTGTGGCACGAGGGCCTGGACTGCTCGCAGGCAACCGACCCGGCCGACCTGACGCTGGCGGCGGGGGAAAGCGCAGCGAGGGAGGATCACGAGGATGGCTGAGACCGGGACCCCGGTCCCGTGGGATGAGATCGACCCGCAGATCGTCGCGGCGCTGCACGCGCTCGCTGACCACGAGATCGACACGTTCAGCTCCTGCCAGGGCGGCCCCGGCCATCCCGGGTACGGCGGCATGCCCGTGATCCTGTTCCACGGCGACGATCATGCCGGGTCGTGGGCGGTGTGGCTGCTGGAGACGCAGGGATTCAAGGTGCAGACGCTATCGCGGCACTGGGACCTGAATCACGGCCTGCCGCGCGCGCCGTTCTGGCAGGTGACGCTCCGGACCCTGGAGCCGACAGGACCGGGACCGGGAACCATCCGGGTACGCGGCGATGACTGACTGTGACTGGTCCGAGCGCCGTCGTGTCGAGCGCGCAGTCACCGAGGCGTTCCGCCGGGCGGTCGAGGAGTCAGGGCTGCCGCCGCACCCGGACGGCGAGTGCCCTGGACCGGACTGCCGGTGCGAGGAACTGGCCGATTCGATCGAGGCCCGCACTGAGGAACTGGCGGCAGCCAGGCTGGGCATCCCCGTCGCTGATCTGCGGCGAGCGACGTGATGAAGGCCAGGAGCGATTACGGCCCCCATCAGCTCGCAGACTTCCTCGGCACCTTCCACGGCTCGGTCGACCGGGCCCGGCTATTCGGGCTGCTGCCGGAACCTGACCGCGCGCGGGCGCTGGTCTGCTGCTGCCGCCGAGGAGATCCGTGGCCGGTGGCCGGAGATCAAGGCGGCAGTCGAGTGCATCGGCGCTCCCGGACTGGCAAAGCGCGGCTGGACCGAGGCGATGATCCGCGACCTGCTGGGCGATCCGGACCTGCGGACCGACAACCCGCACTACAAGACCGCCGCACCGAGACGGCTGTGGCGGCTGCAGAAGGTGGAGGCGGCCGAGGCCCGCCCGGAGTTCGCCTCGCGGAGGGAACGCGCTGCCCGCCAGTGCGCCGCAGCAGGTAAGGCGGCGGAAACCCGGAAGATCTGGAAAGCGCTAGGAGGTACCTGATGCTGGCGGGCGAGGGACTGTGAGCAGGTGCCAGGCGGAATCACTGGACGGCCATGAGCACACCGGGGATGTCACCGAGTACGTGGGCATCTGCGTGCGAGGCCATGAACGGCGCGGCCTGGTCTGCGGCGCGTGCGCCAGGCCGCTGCGCGAGCGGGGGCCTGCGGCGGTGACCTGCGCCGAGTGCCCCGACGATGATCCCCGTCCGCGTATTCTCATGCTGGCCGAAGTCTGGGACGAGTGCGGGCTGGCGGGCGACGGGCGGTGAGCGCGGCAACCGATGCGAAGTACATGCAAGGCTGGGCTGACGGGAAAGCCGATAAAGATCCCGACCCGGATGAGCTGGCCTACGGCAGCGACCGCCTCAATTCCTATGAGCGCGGCTATATCGATAGCGGCCACTCCGATACTCCGCTTTTGCGAGCGCGCGGCCTGTGATGATGAGGCTGGCGAGTGAGGCGGACGCGCATCACGCGGGCTGACTCCGATGTCCCGGCAGCCCCTCCCGCGCCTATAGGATAGTAGCACGTTCCAGGGTCCGTCTGACCTGCGGAAACGCCTCCCTTTCTCATCGCTGCGAACTTCTCTCCTGATCGGTGCGTGTCCCGTCGTGCTGCCCTGGCTCCTGGTCGCCGCTGTCGTCCTCCTGCCCGTCATCCTGAGGATCTTCGCCGAGGGTGACGACCCGGGCAGCGGCCTGGTCCACCACTCAGGCGGCGACGAGCCGGAACAGGACGACCCCGGCGACGTACTCGCTGCGGCGTGAGCGAGCCGGCTTTGCGCCACGCGCCCCGCTAGGCCACAATTCCGCCATGGTCCGCAAGTACGCCCCAGGGTACGACTTCCGTTCCAGTGAGTCCCTGTCCCAGCGTGACCGGGAACGAGACCAGCGGTCGCACCGGGCCAGCCCGCCGTCCCGGACCCCGCCCGCGCAGGAACCGGCCCCGGACACGCCTGTCGCGCTCGCCCGCCTCAACCCGCCGCTGAGGTCGGAACCCGGCGAGGACGGCAAGCACTCCTGTGCCCGGGGCGACTGGTGCACGGCAAGCCAGTCCGTCACCGCCAACGGGGAGACGCGCCGCGTGCCGGAGCGCTGCTATCAGCCGTTCTGCCACCGCGACCGCCGCTGCCTTGAAACGGACCTGCAGCAGCTGCCCGCCCAGTTTGTCCATCTCGCCGCGGAGATAGGCAACCCGGTCCGCAACGGGCAGGTGATCCACGTGCCGTTCGGTCCCCGCTGCCCGATCCGCCTGGACGTGGACGCGCTGATGCGGGCCATCGAGGAGTCCCTGTCGTCCTGGCATGAGCGGGTCGCCGACGTGGACAGCCTCAGCTATCCGCTCACCGCCGATTCAAGGTTGCAGCGGCAGATGGTCGCCGTGCGCAACGCCGAGCGGGTCCTCATCCACCGGATCGAGCCGCTGCTGGCCCTCGGCCCGCAGGTGATGGAACGGACCCGCCGTGTCACCAGCGACCGTGACCCGAAAGGCCGCGGCACCGAGGACGTGCGGGAGAACGAGCCTCTGGACGGCGCCGACGCGGGCATGGAGATCTTCACCCTGCGCTGGCTGTGCCGCGCTGTCCTCGGCGAGACGAAAGCCAGGCCGGAGGAGCTGCTCGGCGTGCCGTGCCGGCGGGAGGAATGCGACACCCTGGCGCTGCGCCGCGCCGAGCTCCCCTCCGATCCGGGCGCCCCGGTGTGGTGGTCGGAATGCTCGGAGTGCGGAGACAAGCTCGCCGAGGAGGAATACCGGGACTGGACGGCCCGGTACGCCCGGTGGGCGCAGGCGCAGCAGAAGACTCCCGCCACCCTGGAGAACCTGCCCGGCGTGGCGTGAGAGGTCTTTGACGACGCGGCCGGACTTACAGTATGTTCGGCACCAGCAGTACCAGCGTGCCCCGTGACGGAGATGATCCGGCCGGGGCCTTTTTTCATGCCCGGAGGCACGTTGCTGATCACCCGCGGCGATGGTCTCGTCGACCGCGACCAGGCCGCCGAGCTGTGCGGCGTCACCCCCGACGCGGTGACGATCTGGTCGACGCGCGGCTACATGGTCACGGTCGCAGCCGACGGCGAGAAGCGGCGGGTGCGCAGGTTCCTGCCGGTCGCCAAGCGGGAAGGCCGCAAGCCCCTCTACAGCCCCGTCGAGTTGCAGAAGGCCGAGATCGCCACCCGCAAGCGCGGACGCCGCGAGGTCCGCCGTGACGCCTTTCCCGCCGCCGCCTGACCCCGTGCCGAAGGGAACTCGCACCCCATGACCCCGACCCTCGGCGCCGACGTCCTGGTCTTCACCGACCCGGCCCGCAACAACGGCTCGGACACCGCCCCGGCCAAGATCACCCGCGTGTGGACGGACCAGATGGTCAGCGTGCGGATCTTCTGCGACGGGCCGGATGACGGCCGGGCCACGGTGCTGCTGTACGAGTCCCGTGAGGCAGCCGCGGCCGCGCCGCGCGGCGCGGGGCGGCCGCCGTCCGGCGCCTGGCGGCCGGCCCTGGATCGCGGCCTGGTTGCATCTGGCCGTTCATAGGTCTCCGGACCCCGTTACCCCACGCCGCTCCGGGCCACGGAACGGTAACAGTCCCCCGTTTCCCCACGTCAAGGAGCGTCGCCATGTCCACTCCCGCCGCCCCCGCCCTCAAGCTCGCGACCGACAAGCCCCGGTACGCGCCCGGCGAGGAGATCACCCTCACCGCCGAGCTGGTCGCCCCGGCCCAGAACACGATCACCGTCTCCGCGACCGACCCGGCCACCGGCAACGTCGTCACCGGTGAGGTTACGGTGCTGGTCGACGAGCCGGTCACCGCAGACGTCCAGTTCGGCGTCTCGGACTCGCGGGGTGACCAGTTCGTCCAGCAGTCCGCGGGCGGCGGTTCCGCGGTGCTGACGACCACGGTCGGGCCCGCGCCCGCAGCCTGACCGGTGGCCCGTATCTGCGCCGTCTGCCTGGAGCCATGGCCGTCCGATTGCGTCTGCCCCGACGAGGACGACGAGGCCCCGGATAGCACCGAAGGCGGCAGCCCGGCGTGAGCGAGCTGCTGCGCCGCCTGTTCCGGTCGCTGCGCGGCCCGCTGATGCCATGCCCGCCGTAACCCGGCCGGCCGGCCGGCGCCACCCGCGCCGGGTCCTGGCCGCTGTCTCCGCCGTGTTCACTGCGGCGTGGGCTGTGCTGGACTCGCTGTCGCTTCCCGGCGCCTACTGGCTGGCCTGGCTCGCGGCGGGCTTCCTGGTCCCCGAGCTGTACGGGCTGGTCGTCAATCCTGGCCTGACCCTCAGCGAGAACGTGTGGCACCTTGAGGCCGTGAACGCCGGGCACCCGTTCGACATGGCCGCCTGGCGGCCCCTCCACTGGGCCGTCGCGGTGATGGTGTGGGGGCTGGCGGTGTGGCTTTCCGGGCACCTGCCGTTCGAGATCTGGCGCTAGGCTGCGGGCGTGAGCGTCTTCTATCCCCGGCTCAGCAAGCGCCCCTCATCAGCGGACCGGCTACGCCGGCTGCTGGCCGCGACCGGTGACCCGCTGCGCCTCTACACGACCGAGACGCTCTACCGGGTCCAGGTCGACTACACCTGCCAGCTGCTGGACGTCGTAGACGAGGTGGCCGACGAGGTGACGGCCAGCCTGATCATGAGCGCCATCTATGAGCGCCTGATCAGCGACGGCGTATCGGAGGCCGCCAAGCGTATCCGGGAGACCCGCGCTGAGATGGAGCGGCTGATGTCCGTGCCGCCCTCGGCCGCGGTGACCGGCCGGGGCAGGCAGTATCCGGACGGCCCGCTCGAAGCTCCGCCCGGCGGCATCCGGCCCAGGCTGCAGCGCGAGCAGCCCGGTCATGGCAGCTTCCCCGGTGACTACTGGCCGGAGACCGCTCCGTGAGCGACCAGCCCCCTGACCCCATCGCCACCGAAGACGGCCTGTACGCCGCTGTCGTAGACGAGTACCGGGGACTCCGCCGGGCAGGTGCGGGGATCATCGCAGCAGCAGCTATCTCGGCGGCGCACCTGATGTTCGCGCAGAAGGCCAACGAGGACTAGTCCGGGTGCTAGCCTGCGGGGCTAGAATGAGCAACTGAGGCCGGTTCCCGGACCTGCGCACCTGCGGGTCCCCGGCTAGGTGGGCACGAGCGGGCATGTTCGGAGCCTGGCCACCACTTGGCAGGTAGCCCTCCTAAGCGGGAGGGCACCGGCCTCACCGGCTCCTCCGCCCTCGCAGCGACCTTCCCACCGCAGACCTCACTTCCCGAACTGCCTCAGCACCCGGAACAGCGTACGGGTGAGGTCACGGCGGATGAGGCGCTTGCCGAGCACGGCGGGACCGCGCTGCGCGGCCTGAAAGTCGCCGATTGAGCGGGCCAGCAGGTAAGAGTCCCGCCTGACCCGCTCAAGACCTGACCGCTTGCGTGCCATCATGCACCTGCTTTCGTAGTTCCGACGCAGGTCCCGCAAGCTCCGCACAGTCCCTTGTGGACGCGGGCCTGCGGGTGCGGGCAGTCCTGCTGTGCGGCGTGCTCGGAGGCCCACTCGTCCAGAACGGCCCGGAGGACCCGGCGCAGCAGTGTCTCCAGTGGTTCGGGCTGGCCGGCGTCGAGGCCGCGGCGGATCAGGTCGGCCGGGGCGACGCCCGATGCCTTGACGCGCCCGGCGAGTTCATCGCTCAGGTAGACGCTGGTCTTCTTGCCCACCCCGACATTGTACCGCAACCTCTACCGTCATACCGCGTGATGTACCGCACATGGAGCTGATCGGCCGGACCGGACGGAGGGAACCCCATGACCACGGGAACCCGCGCCGGCAACGGGCGCTTCACCCGTACGGCCGCCACGATCAAGCGCGACCACAAGGCCGCCGAGCTGCGCGGGCAGGGCTACAGCTTCCAGCGAATCGCCGACGAGCTCGGCTTCGCCTCCAAGGGCAAGGCGCACGAGGCCGTGATGCGCGCCTATGCCGACATCCCCTCCGAGGCCACCGAGCAGGCGAAGCGGCTGGACCTGGAGCGCATCGACCGGCTCATCGAGCACGCCTGGGCGATCATGCTCCGCGATCACGTCACCGTCTCCCAGGGCCGCGTCGTCGGCAAGGTCATCGGTGTCGAGCGGGACGAGCACGGCGCGGTCGTCACCGACGGCGACGGGAAGCCGGTCCTGATCTACGAGGACATCCTGGACGACGGCCCGGCCCTGGCCGCCATCCGTGAAATCCGCGGGCTGCTGGAGCGCCGCGCGAAGATCATCGGCTACGAGGCCCCGGCCCGCTCGCGTGTCGAGGTCGTGACCTCGGACATGATCGAGGCGGAGATCACCCGCCTGGAGGAAGAAGTTGGCAGGCTCGGCCCCGCTCATCCAGGCCCCGGCTGAGCGTCTCGCCTACCTGAAGCGGCTGCAGGCCGAGAAGCGCCGGCAGGAAGCCGAGCGATTCAAGAGCCTCGACGTGTTCTCGCTGATCGGGTACGAGCCGAACTGCCTGCCCCGGCACGAGGTCCGCAAGCGCATCGCGGCCGGGCTGGGCATAGCCGACCCGTTCGACCCGAGGGCCGCCGAAGCTGCCGCTCCGGATCTCCCCGAGCCGTGCGGCGAGTGCCCGCAGGAGCGTTTCCACGCGGCCACCGAAGACGCGGTGCTATATGGGGGGGCCAGCGGCGGGGGCAAGTCGTACGCGATCACGGCCGAGGGGATCCGCTGCTGCGTCAGGCACCCCGGCCTGCGCGTCCTGCTCGTCCGCCGGTCTTACGACGAGCTGGAAGAGTCGATCTTCCCGGCGCTGCGCAAGTTCGGCATGGCCGAGGCCGTCGGCGGGAAATGGAACGGCACGACCCGCGAGCTGAACTTCAGCAACGGCAGCGTGTTCCGGTTCCGCTACCTGGAGACCATCGAGGACGCCTCCCGCCGCCAGGGCGGCGAGTACCAGCTCCTGCTCGTCGATGAGATGACCCTGATGGCGCCCGGCGTGGTGGATATCCTGCGCTTCGAGCGGCTGCGGGCGTCCGGTGGCCTGCCCGTGATCGGCCTGCGCGCGACCACCAATCCCGGCGGCGCCTCGCACGGCCAGGTCCGCGGCGAGTTCATCGACGCCACCGACCACGGCCGCAAAGTAGTCACCGACAAGCACGGGCTGACGGTCAAGTTCATCCAGGCCAAGGCGACCGACAACCCGCACCTGGACGCAGGCCACCGGGCCCGCCTCGACGCGATCCCCGACCCGGCCCGCCGCGCGGCGATGCGGGACGGCGACTGGGACCAGTGGTCGGGGATGATCTTCAAGCAGTACCGCTGGGAACGCCACACCATGGACCCAGTCGCCGTCCCGGCGACCTGGCGACGGTACAACGGCGTCGACTGGGGCCACCGCAGCCCGTGGGCGGTCCTGTGGGGCGCGGTCGACGCGGACGGCCGGGTGTGGATCTACCGGGAGATCTACGAGACCCGGGTCGGCGAGTCCGAGCAGGCCCGGCGCATCCTCGAGGCCGAGGCGGAAGACGAGCACGTCGCCGTCCGGTACGCCGACGATTCGATGTGGGCCCTTGAAGGCGACGCCCTCCCGAAGGCCCAGGTCTACGCGGAGAACGGCGTCCACCTGACCAGGGCCGGCAAGGGTCCCGGTTCCAGGGTCACCGGCTGGCAGCGGATCCACTCCTACATGGCCGAGGCCCCGGCGTGCCCGCACCACAGGGCGAACGGCTGGGAAACCTGCCCGATGATCCACATCTTCCGCACCTGCGAGAAGACGATCTTCGAGCTGAAGAACCTCCCCTACGCCCGCACGGGAAATCCGGAAGACAGTGACTCGGCAGCGCCTGACCATGCGATGGACGCGCTCCGTTACCTGCTGGTGAACCTCGGCGGCGGCCCCGATTTCACCGTCTTCCCCGAGGACGGGACCTCCGCTATCGCCGAGGAGATCGGCCAGCCCCTGCAGCCGCTCGGCCCGTTCGCCATCCGCCCCTACGCCGACGACGACCTGGCCTACAGCGGGGACTACGAGGAGCAGGCGCAGCGGATCGTCCGCACTGTCAGGACCGCCGGATAGGGAGGTCACGCGTGGCCTTCCGGAACTGGTTCCGCCGCGACCGCGCCGCCCTTGACGTCGAAGAGGCCTTCACCAGGGCCCTGACCCCCGGCCAGGTCCCCGAGCGCGCCGGCTACGTCTACGGCATCCCGCGCGGCGGCCTCAACGAGGTCAACGCGGGCATCGGGGCGTCTACCCAGACCGACCGGCGCAGCGAACTGCAGCAGCTGTACGAGTCGTTCCTGGCCTGCCCGTGGGCGTGGGCGTGCGTCCAGGCCATCGCGCGGACGATCACGGCCGGCGGCCTGGTCATGGACTGGGATTCCGACACGGGCGAGGGCGACCAGGAGGTCCCGGACAAGCCCGAGGGCGTCCTGGCCGTCGAGCGGCTGGTCAAGTTCACCAACGCCCGGCAGAACATCCGCCAGCTGATGCGCAACGTCGTCATCGACCTGCTGGTCTTCGGCGACGCGCTCGTCGAGGTCACGTGGTGGGGCGGAACCCCGGTCGCGCTGTACAACCTCGACGTCCCGACGACGACGCCGATCACCGATGAGCACGGCAACGTCACCGCGTACAAGCAGGTCACGGACTACGGGCAGACGGCCGACTTCGGCCCGGACGACGTGATCCACATCTCCCTCGACGCGCCCCGCTCCGGCGTGTTCGGGGTCAGCCCGACGCAGGCCGCGCTGCTGCCGATCACGAGCTGGCTGTTCGCCGCGGCGTGCGGCAAGGAGATGGCCCGCAAAGGCCTCCCGGCCACCGTGCACGCGGATTTCCCGGCCAGCGCGAGCGAGCCCGAGCAGAACAAGTGGGTCGCCCAGGCGATGGCCCGGAACGTCGGCCCGCGGAACATCGGCCGGCCGTGGGTCACCAAGGGCGGCGCGAAGCTGACCGAGCTGCAGACCGGCAAGATCGCCGACGTCCTGGCCTACCTGAACCAGAAGCGGGACGAGATCCTGGCCACGTACGGCGTCCCGCCGGCCAAGGCGACCGTCATCGAGTCGGGGAACCTCGGCGGCGGCACGGGCGAGGAGCAGGACAAGTCGTTCAAGATCGACGTGTGCGCGCCGATCGGGGAGCTGATCCTGGAGGCGTTCAACTACGCCATCGTCCAGAAGGGCTTCGGGGTCACGGACTGGCAGGCCAAGTTCCGTGAGGTCGACTACCGGGCAAGCAAGACGATCGAGGACATCCGGGACACCCGGATCCGCAACGGCACCTACACGATCAACAAGGGGCGCACCGAGATCGGCGAGCCGCCGGTCGAGGGCGGTGATGACGCGGTGATCATCGACCGCCAGAACCTGGTGCTGGTGAAGGATCTCGCGGCGATGAGCAAGGCGACGATCGAGGGCAAGGCCGGCGCCGCTGCGGCCGCGGCTGCGAGTTTGGGCGGGGCGCCTCCTGGCGGTGAGACGCCGGACGGCAGCCAGCCTCCGGGCGCCGGGCAGGATGACACGTCAGGCTCCGGCGGGGACGACGGCCGGGAGTCGGTGTCCCCGGTGATGCTGGCCCGGTACCGGCAGCGGCTCGCCGAGGCGCAGCAGGCGATGGGCCTGGCCGAGGCCACCTCGCAGGACCCCGGCGACGCCGTGTATTCGCAGCTCACCGATGACTTCCCGCCGGATGCCATCGCCTGGGTCAAGGACTCCGCATGGACCGGGCCCGGCCGGGTGCCGCTCGGCGACATCGACACCAGCGACCGGAGCCAGTGGGACGCCAGCCGGCCCCAGGACAAGCCGAAGGTCGAAAAGCTCCGCAAGAAGCTGCGCGCCAAGCTCGCCCGCGGCGCCCGGCCGAAGCCGGTCATCCTGATCAAGTGGCCCGGCGCGGCCAAGTGGGTCATCGCGGACGGGCACCACCGGTTCGTCGCTGCCGAGGCTGAGAAGCAGGCGTGGGTGTGGGCGTACACCGGGCACGTGCCGCAGGAGCATGGCGACTGGGACGTCATGGCCGCCTCCGAGGAGGACCGGGATGGCAAGGCTGCATAGCGCGGGAGGTCTTGTGCGCGGTCGCGGTCGCGTGGTCGACGGTCGCTATATCGGCGACACTGCGCCGTCAAGCCGCGTAGCACTCGGCGGCATGTTCGTAGATCCGGCCCAGCTGCCGTCCGACCTCAAAGAACCCTCAATGGAGGCGGGACAGCCGCCCCGGATCTCGCGGCCTGGCGCCGGCCCCCTCCTGTCCTCCCTCGCCGCTGCTCTTACCGCGTGCGAGCAGGCCGGCCTCAAGCCGAAGCTCCGCCACGGCGGGATCATCGAAACCCGGCACGGCTACGTCGTCCGGGCCGGGCGGGCGTGGGTAGCAAGGACGGCGGCGTGGACCGAATTCACCCCGGAAGGCGATGACCATGACGACGGCTGACCTGGCCGAGCCCGCGACGGCCTCCGAGCACGGCCCCGGTGCGGTACTCGCCTTCGAGGGCATGGTCGTCATCCAGTGGGCAGCAGCCCGTCCGTCTGCCCGGTTCGGCGTCCAGCCGCTGCACTGGCCGCTGACTTCCGTCTACGACGCGCTCACCGGCAAGCTGATCACGACCGTGACCCGTATCCAGGTCCACGCCACAGCCGACAGCTTCGTGACCGCTGACCTGACCATGCACACCGGCGAGGACGGCCGGCCGGTGTACGACATCGGGCAGGTCCGCGTCGCAGACGGCAAGCCGGCGACCGGCACGTTCCCGTTCTGGGTGACGGAGATGCGCGTCGGCGAGCCCGGCGCGACCACCGCGCCCGAGGTGCTGTCGTGAGCGAACAGCCCGGCGACGGCGACGGGGACCGGGACGACGGCAACCCGTACGCCGCGCTGGAACCCGAAGACCTGCCGGACCAGCCGCTCACCGCCGCAAAGGCGAGCGCCCTACTTTGGAAAGAGATCGGATGATCCACGTTCCCGCTGACCGTCACGTGGCCACCAAGCAAATCGCCCGCTGGTTCGACTGGGAACACCTCCCGGTCGGCCTCGCCCGAGGCGTCTCCCAGTCGTGCGCCCAGCTCGCCGAGGGCGTGATCGAGGAACTGCCGGATAGCCCGGAGCTGACGACCGGGCTGCGCAAGCTGCTCGAAGCCAAGGACTGCTTTGTCCGGGCCGCGATCGGCGCGCAAGGTGCCGCTGTCACCGAGCCAGGGCCGCGCGCGGAGATCACCGAGTAGCACCGGGGGGCGGGTGAGCCGTGGCCAAGCCCCAGCCTCACCTGTTCTGCGACGTTGACGGGGTCCTGGCCTGGCAGCCCGAAGGCGACATCATCGCGGTGAACGCCCGGTTCGGCTCGTCCTGGCTGATCTCAGATGCGACCGTGTACCCGTTCCGGTCGATGCTCCCCGGCAAGCAGGCGGCGTGGCTGGCCGCGAACTGGCCGGTGATCGCCGCGAACCTCGCCCCGGACACTCATGCGATCCGCGTGCTGAAGAAAGCCGCCAAAGCCAGCATCCAGGTCACGGTCTGCACTGAGCGGCCCGCCGGGCTGGCCGCGCTAACGCGGGCGTGGCTGGCGCTGTGGGACGTGCCGGGCGCCGCTGATGCTCAGGTGGTGGGGCCGGGCGGGAAAGAGGCACTGCTGGCCCCGTACGGGCCTGACTCGCCTGCCGTGCTGATCGACGACTCGCCGGCGAACGAGGCCCTGGCCCGGCCTGGCGTGCAGGTGTGGGTGCCGCCGCGGCCGTGGACCCCGCAGGACGACCCGCCTGACGGGGTGTGGCGGTTCCCTGACTGGCGCGCGGTCAAGAAGAAGCTCGGGCTGTGACCGGACTGGCCGCTGCTGCCGCGAACGCGTACCTGTCCGGCTGGGCGCTCACGGAGGCCCCGTGGACTGAGCGCGTCGAGGCCGGGTGTTACGCGGCCGTCCAGACCGCGCTCGACCACCGGCACGATCCCGGCATCCTCGAGGCGGCGCTGATCCTGGGGTCGCTCGAGGGCATCTGGGCCACCATCTACCAGCGCAGGGCACGGCTGCAGCGCAAGCACGAGCGGGCGATCCGCGCCGCCTGGGACGCCTGCATCAAGGACCTGGACCCAGCCGACGTGGCCCGCTGGTTCCGCCGCGACACCTACCAGGCCGCCGAGACCGTCACCAGGGACCCGACTAAGAAGTGGTGGCAGGACGTCGCGATCACCACCGCACTGGCCTGGCTGCGGGCCGTCTACCACGCGGACGGGTTCGAGGCCCTGGTAACGGCACTGGCCGACGCGATCCGCGCGGGCATGGCCGAGGGCGAGGCCGGCGCGCTGGCTCTCGCCGCCAGCCGACAGGGACAGGCCGGGTTCAGCATCGCCAAGGCGTTCAAGGCCGCCTACGGCCGGCTCGCCACCGATCACACCATCACCCAGCGCGCGGCCGCCGCGGCGGCCGGCCTGATCGACGCCACCGCGGGCGACGTCGGCCGCAGGCTCGCCTCGCAGGCCGGAGACGGTGCCAGCCAGGACGACATGGCCGCTGGCGTGTCGGATGTCATGAACGGCGGCCAGTCGGTCGACCGCGGCTCGGACACGGCGCTGTGGGCAGGGATCGGGCTCGGGGCGCTGGCGCTGTACCAGGCCATCGGCACCGCGGCAGGCGGCGGTCAGGCCGCGGATGTCGCGTACTTGCTCTGGCAATCGGCGGGGGACGGCAGAGTCTGTGTCCAGTGTCAGGACAACGAGGACAACAGCCCTTACACGCTCGCAAACGCGCCGGAGATGCCAGCTCACCCGCGCTGCCGGTGCTCCTGGGACTACACGGGCAACGTCCCCTCCGCGTTGCTAGACGGCTAGGCACGCTGCTCGGCAGCTTCACCAACTGACAGGAGGCCCGGCATGGGCAGTGCCCTCGGCGACCGCGCAGTCCTGATCTGGTCCCTGGCCCAGTCCGGTCTCGGCACCACCCTCACCGCATCCGGCAACTCCGGCGCGTTCTCGACCGCGAGCCAGAACAAGATGAGCCCGGTCGACCTGCGCTGGACCGACGACCTCACCATCGCCGTCTACGTCGCCGGCGCCGTCACCGGCACGACCCCGTCGCTGACCGTCCAGCTCGGGTTCTTCGACGACCAGGGGAACCTGTACCAGCCCGCGGCGCTCAAGCTGACGGCGATCACCGCCGCGTCCACGCCGGCGACGGCCCCGTTCCTGGCCGTCGGCCGGCACGCCGGATCGGCCGGGACGTACATCGCGCTGCCCGAATGGGGGCAGGTGGCGTGGACGATCACCGGGACCACGCCGTCATTCAGCGGCGTGGAGATCGCCCTGTACGCCCGCTAGCCCGTGTCACCCGGCCGCTGACGGCCGCCCTTCCGTAACCACCAGCCCGAAAGGGGCGTGCCGTCATGGCCAAAAATCAGATCGTCACCGACTACGACGACGCCGGCTACCCGCAGGTCGCCTCGCTGACCCAGTTCCCCACCGGGAGCCAGTCGGTCAAGACCGCTCCCGGCCGGCTGATCAAGATCGTCGTCACCACGACCACCTCGGCGGCGGTCACGTTCTACGACAACGCGACGACGAACAGCGGCACCATCCTGTTCGTCGTTCCCTCCGCAGCGCCGGTCGGCGCGGTATACGACGTGAACCTGCCGGCCGCGAACGGCATCTACGCCTCGTTCGCCGGCACCGGCACGCTCGCGGTCGGCTACTCCTGACCCGCCCCGTTCCGCCCGAGACCTCCTGATACCCGGAAAGGGGCACGATCATGGCCCAGAACGGCATCGTCGCAGCCTACGACGACATCGGCCACCCGTCAGTGGCCCGCCTGGCGGTCAGCTGGGCCTTCGGCACCGGCGCGCTCGCCATTGCGGCAGCACCGGGACGGCTGTGCCGCGTCCACGTGACGACGGCGCTCACCTCGGGCACCAGCGCGACCGTCCTGCTGTACGACAACGCCTCCGCGGCGTCCGGGAACGTGCTATGGGAGCTGGTCACCTCGTCGTCGCTGAACGTCGCCGGGGGAGTGTTCGCCATCGACCTGCCGGCGTTCAACGGCATCTACCTGGGCATCAGCGGCGCGCTCACAGCAGGCGCGCTGACCATCGGCTACTGCTAGGGGAGTTGTCATGAGCTACTGGGACACCGGACTGCTTGCATCCGGCCAGGATTTCGTCGCCAATCTCGACGGCACGTGGGCCTACGTCAACTTCTGCTGGTCATGGTCCGCCAGCGACTCGACCGCCCTGGCGGCCTGGTACGGGTCGCCAGACGAGGGCGTGACCTGGTTCACCATCCAGGAATCCGCTGGCACTAGCGGGACGGGTCAATGGTGCGCATTCCCGGGCGTCACCGGCGACTACGGGTTCGGTCCAGTGAATGCCATCAAGATTGCCGTCCTGAGCGGCCTTTCAACTACGACCCACAAGGTCGTCTTCACGGGCTGCTAGCCGTGAGCAAGGTCCTGGCCACGATCAGCGGGACGGCCCTGGCCCCCGGCGTGTCCAAGAACGGCCGCCTTTACTCGCGCGAGGCCATCGCCAAGGCAGTCGCGCGGGCGCAGGACCAGCTCGCCGAGGGCAAGACGCTCTCCGTCCTGACGCATCACGAGGCCGGGGATGACAGCGAGAAGATCATCGGCCGGATCACCGGCATGTCCGTCGCCGAGGACGGGTCGGCGCGCTTCACCGCCGACCTGGCCGACACGCCGCACGCCCGCACGATCGCCAGCCTGGTCGACAACAGCAGCGGCCGGCCGTTCCTGTCCGGCATGAGCATCCGGGGCGCGTGGGTCGGCAAGGTGCAGCGCGTCAAGGGGCCCGATAACCAGCCCGTGGAAACTGCTGCCGACCTGGAATTCTACGGGATCGACCCGACGCATAAGCCCGGCGTTGAGGCGGCAGGGGTCGATGCGTTCGCCTGGGCTAAGGGCGGGGCTACCGAGACGACGGAGCGCGTCCTGATCACCGAGAGCGTCCAGGAGGCGCGCGTGACCGCCATCACCGAAGAGACGACACCCGCAGCCCCGGCCGCTGAAACCGTCCCGGCGGAGGTCCGCGAGGCGCTGAGCGTCCTGCTCGCCGGTGCCCCGGAAATCGAGGAGGCCGGCACGCCGCCGATGTCCAAGCGGGACAGCGGCACAACCGGCAGCGGGAGGGTGTGGGCCGACCCCGGCTATCAGCCTGACAAGAAGCAGCGGTATGACATCACCACGAAGGCCGTGGCCAAAACCGCCTGGTCGTTCATCAACCAGCAGTCCAAGGCCGCAAAGTACACGCCCGCGCAGCTGAAGCGGATCAAGGGCCGGATCAAGGCCGCGCTCAAGAAGTTCGGCGTCACCGTCGCCGCAGAGGGCTGGACGATCGAGCCCGCGTTCCAGGTGACCGAGGCCATCGCCGAGTACCTGAACCGCCCGGACATGGCCGGGTCGTTCAGCCTGAACGCCTGCAACGGCCCGATCTCGATCTGCATCTCCTCGTACTGCCTCGACCCGGCCGACCTCGCCGTCATCCTCACCGCCGCGTGCGGGGCGGCGGTCCAGGCGCTGGCCGCGCTCGACCCGGACATGGACGGCGACATCGACGTCCCCGGCGCCGATTCTGAGGACACCGACGGCGACGCCGCCGACACGACGGACCAGTTCGACAACGGCGACGGCACCGCAGACCTGGCCCGCCGGATCCTCGCCGCCGTCAAGGGCGAGTCCGATGAGTCCCTGGACGCCCTGGTCGCCGAAGCCAGCGCCGCGCAGACCCGCGCCGAGGTCACCGAGACCTCACCCACCAATGAAGACCCGGCGCCGGAAGTGGCCGCCGCTACCCAGGAAACGGAGGTTCCCGCCGTGAGCGAGACCACCACCACCGAAGCGGCCCCGCCCGCGGCTGCCGCAGCGTTCACCCAGGACCAGCTCAACGCCGCCGTCGCCGCGGCGCTGGACGAGGACCGCAAGGCCCGCAAGGCCGCCAGGAAGGCCGCGAAGGCCAAGACCGGCGAGTCGGCCGGCGGCGGCAAGGCCCCGGTCACCGAAACAGCCCCGGCCGCTGCGGCAGCCGCCGCGCCGGACCTCCAGAAGCTGGTCGACGCCGGCATCGCCGCCCAGCTCGCCGCCCAGGGCCTCGTCGAGACCCAGGAGCAGAAGATCGAGCGGATGATCGCCGAGGGCGTCACCAAGGTCAAGCAGGAACTCGTCGCCGCGGGCGGCGGGCCCGGCCGCAAGGGCCTGGTCACCGAGCACACGGCGACCCGCCCCGCCGGCCTGGAAGGCGTCCCCGCCGACTTTCCGATCGACGGCAGCGGCAACATGATCCCCTCGGAGAAGTGGTCTGAGGCCCAGCGGCGCGCTGCTGGCGCTGTCCTGCAGACCCACGTCCTCGGCGACCGCGCCGTCTTCGACTGACCCGCTGAGCGTTCCCGGCGCGGTACCCCTGCACCGCGCCGGGACCCGGCTTCACCCCCCGTACCTACCCCTGGCCGCCAGCAACCCCGCTGGTGCCGCTCTGGCAGCGATGGCCGACCTCACTCACTCACCTGAGAGGAGGCGGCCCCCATGCCGTCCGAGCTCCGTGAGGCGCTGACCGCCGCTGGCGCGTCTGCCCTCATCCCCAAGATCATCGACCCGCTCCTGCTGGAGTACATGAGGCGCTTCTCACCGCTGGTGCGGGCGATCCCCATGACCAAGTGGGACGCGGACGTCTACTACTGGAACCAGCGCACCCAGCTGGCCACCGGCGGGTTCACCACCGACGGAGGCGCCGTCCCGGTCTCCACCAGCACGTACGTGCAGAACTCGTTCCAGATCAAGCACCTGCAGATCGTCGGCGCCGTCACGGGCTACGCCCAGCAGGTCACACGCCAGGTCATCGGCGACCTGCGGCAGACGGAAATCGAGGGTGCCATCCAGGGCATGCTCTGGGACATCGAGACCGGCATCGTCTGGGGCAACTCCGCGTCCACGCTGAACGGCGCCCGGCCCCAGTTCGACGGCCTGGACACCCAGACCTCCACCTTCTCCGGCGGCAGCCAGAACGCCCAGGACAAGGGCGGCAACACGCTCACCACCGCGATGCTCGACGAGCTGATCGACATGGTGCAGCAGAACGTCGCCATGCCGGTCCTCGGCGCGTCCTGGATGTTCGTCACCAGCTCCACCGCCGAGTCGAAGATCGCGCAGCTGATGCAGAACCAGCAGCGGTACAACGACCGCGTCGAGGTCGCCCCCGGCCTGATGGTCGACTCGTACCGCAACATCCCGATCGTGCTGACCTCGTTCCTGTCGCCGCGGTCGTTCCAGATGGGCACCGTCACCGCGACCGGCGGCACCGGCGCGCTGCCCGGCGGCCTGTCCGGCATCACCGGCACGCTGGGCAACGCCACCTACCGGTACGTGATCGCCCCGGTGATCGCCCGGCAGGGCGAGATCCTGCCCGCCGCCGAAGCGTCCGGGTCGACTGGCGGCACCAGCGGGTTCGTCGGCCTCGGCTTCTCCGGGCCTACGGGTGCCGACGGCGGCCAGCCGATCCTGTACAAGGTATACAGGACGGCGAGCGGCGGCGCGTCGGGCTCTGAGACGTTCCTCGGCTATGTCGACGCGACGGTCGGACTGGCCGCGGACGGGGTGACCCCGGTCTACGCCAACGCGATCTACGACACCGGCGCCGCGCTGATCCCGGTCGTCGGCTCGGCCACGACCGCCACCACGGTCCCCGGCAACCTGGCCCCGTACAGCGTGTACTGGGGCACCAACACCGGCATGTACCCGCTGTCCGCGGGGCTGGAGAACATCTACCTCATCAACAGGGACCGGAACTACGTGATCCGGCCGTACGTGAGGGA